ACCAACATCTAAAAGCCAACGATAATAAAACCAATTAAAAATTCTCGATTGCGCTTGTGTTGTAAGACTTATTACGTCAACAAGTGCATCCTCTGGTCCGCGTTTTTTCCAAAGCACAACAGAAATAGAAATCAACCGGCGCAATACATCAAAGTCGAGTACTTCGGTAATCCTAGTTAAATTTCCAGTCCAACCAACAATTGATCGATATATCCCAAAAATCTTGTATTTGAAAAATTTGCCTTTGTGTTGTTTCCCAAATTGCTTGTGGACCTTCCAAAAAGCGTTTAAGCGGAAATCCCTTTTTTCGGTCTTCATCTCTAATAGAAGCAATGATAAACCGATACATATCGAGATTTAATTCTTCGGCAGTAGGAAGATCCGACCACCCGATCCCTTGGTTTTCCCAATTTGGGATATTTAAAACGTTATATGCGAAATCTACAACTTGAGTTTGTGGTATTGGCATTTTTTATCCTATGGCGGCCCCATTGCATGAATGCGCAAAGTGTAAAGTTTTCCCGGTTCTTGATCATCTGTTACCAAAAGCACCTTGTCGGCTGCAATATATGAAACAGAACGAACTTGCAACGGCGGACTAGGATCCCCCTTTTCAACCAAAAATTCATAATAATCAGTATCGTTTATCGCAGCGTTATCTAACATCCCTTCACTAAAAGTAACAACCCAACTGTTTTTACTTGAAGCGATAACAGAATTGACAATCGGATTTCCAAAAGCTGGAAAAAGACTTGTTGGTGCCTGAGTATCATCCATCGGAGCATGATCCAAAAAACCGATCGGCCCTAATACAGAAAGTGTATATAATTTAAACCCTGTCATTTCGGTTGTGAGTAAAGTAACGAACGTTGGATCAACTTCGTTTTCTGGTTCTACCAACAAAACATTAACACCAACACCGTCCACAGGTGGTGTAATAGTGTAATTTGACGAGTCAATTAGAGCCGAATTGTATTTCATCCTTCTGTCAAAGTAAACAACTACAGAAACAGGTTGGTTGTCAATATTGACAACACCGGTTGGTGAAACAACTTGGACTTTAGTTGTAAAAACAGCAATTGCGGTTTGCTCTTGATCAACCCTACCTCTCACCATATGAGTGATGCCACCGCCGCCCAATGATTCGGTTTCGACTTGTGGATCTGTAATTCCGCCCGCTTGTATAACTTGACCAGTCATTTTTCGCCTATGTGTTTTTAAACCTGAAAATCAATTTATCAGGGTCAAAAGAGAAAATGTCTTCTGTGCCAATTGTTTTTGGTTCTGGCGCACCGGTTAGTCTGTTTGTTATTAACCCATAATCATACAACTCGAAAACGCTGGGCGAAATCTCTACTTCTAAAGTCCAATGTGAAACCGTGCCCCAAGGGGTAGATGGACCCGATTCGATAAAATCAATAGCATCATCGTTTTTGACATAAACGTCTGTCAATGGACTTCCGATCTCCACCATTGAAAAGTCATCGGTTGTCAAACTGACCGGCGCATAATTTCCGCCCGGATTTGTGATATTTCCACCTTCTATATTTGGTGGGGTTGAACTTAACCCGATTTTAATATTAACGGTTGGAGCCGATCCGCCCCACAATGTATCGAAAATCACCCATTGGTTGTATAGCGTAAACATTACGACGCCCCTATTCTACTGGTGGAAATTGTATCTTTAATTCATTTACAATAAACCAAAAATAGTCACCAGTTAAAACGTTTTTTGTAGTCGAGTCACCGGCCGCGTTTGTTATCGGTCCAAAAAACTTTGGTGTTCCCGATTGATATAAAACGAACCACCCAATAACACCCCAACCCGCTGTTGCTTGTGGAAATTGAAGTTCATTGACATTTTCAACAGAATCACCCGCGACACTTAGATCCCATTCTGCGTCAGTGTTTGCAACAGAAATACGCGCATAACTTCCCCCAACCGGTTCTGTTATTCCCGTCCCATCACCGTTCGGTTCTGTTGTACTTAAACCAATTTCAATTGGGGTTCCCATTTTTGTTGCGGAACTGCCAAAATAATCGGCTAAGATTGCGCCTTTTATCGCGTTAAAAAATGTCATTTCTACCTCTTTACGGTGTTATAACCGTAATATTCAAAGTACCAGCGATCGGCAATTCTCTACCTTGTAAACCAACATCACCAAAAGGTGTTGTAATAACAACTTTTGTTATCGAACTATCGATCCCGAAAATCTCAGAATTCAATCTTGAAGGGTGAATAGTTTCACCAAAATCCCAAAGATAGTTTATCCCATCTTCATCTTTTGCTTCCGGTTGTAAAATTTGAGATAAACGATTTTCAACAACCGCTTGTGTCACATTACCATAAACCGTTGCTGTAACATCGATCGCTTTTTGTGCGTAATTCGTTGATGTTACTTCTTGATTTGCAACCAAGTGTTTTTCAACCGGTGGATTTGCAAATTGATCTCCATTAAAGTACAAATCAAGTGCCGCTAATTGAGCACTAGAAGCGAGCCCGCCGCCCGCTGCAACAACAACCAATTCAATCGTTTTTGGGCCAAAACCCTCTTCAATCGCTTTTGCCCTACTAAACGACGAAGCGCCCGCGCTATCGATAAAATTTTCTGCCAAATAAACAACATCATCAGGACTAATTGCAACGTCTTTAACTCTGATCGAAGCCGGGCCTTCAATTTTTACAATTTCTAGTGATTCTTCGGTTGCCCCTTCGGCTTCTTTCCAACCGGTTGCGCCCCGTGGATTCCAAATTTTGTTGATAAAACTCAAACCAGTTTTATCGATTGAAATTGCTTCATAACCAACATTGCCGTTTGTTTCGGCACCATAGCGATAAGTAATTGCGATATTCCCCGCGCCAACTGGGGGAATTAACCCTTTGCCATCACCACCAAAAACAACCGTTGCTTTGTCATTTTCGCCAAGTTTAATCACATAATGTTTCGAACCACTTTCACTAGCTAAAAAGTTGTCAACCCGCACCCAAATATCACCATCAACCGTTAAAGTTTCGCTATTCCAAAGAAAATGTTCTTTTGCAGTTAGAAAAGTTTGACCTTCCAAACCGATAGAAGAACCAAGCGGGTTTTCAATAATTGTTCTACCTTGTGTTGTAGATCTCAAAAGATATTGTTTTCCGCCGTCCATTCTAGTTTGTTGAAAAACCATCACCGTTGGCGCTGCAACCGAAATGATTCTATAACGAAACCAATAAGCGGTTTTTCCATCGATTGTTGCTAGTGCCCAATCTTGTGAAAGCGTTTGTGGTAGATCATAACTTATCTCTTGTGAAGGTGATTGGAATTCTGGACCTGTATCGGTAACGTCAAGCTCAGTCCAATCAGAGCCGATCGTATAGTCATCCACGTCCGTTGAAGGTGAAGACTGACCTAATAGCCCGGTTGTTGTAGCAATGTTGTATGAACCGTTCCAAGTACTATAAACGTCTTCGTAAGCTGTTGTTGTATTCAACTGAATTCTAACAAGTGTTGTTCTCCTGTCCGCTGTCCCTAACAAAGAATTCACGTTTAATTCAAGAGTTGCACCCAAATTCGTTACACTTGTTGGAGAAATTTTTCTAAAATTACCGTCGTAAAACTCATAAACGCCGTTTATACCAGAAAGCCCACTTGTCAAAGTTACTGACAATTTCGTCCACATAGCGTGCTTATGACCCCAATAAATAGCGTCTTTTGCTTCCGGTGTAACCCAGGGTTGCCAATCATCGCCGGGCGTCACAGCGCTATTTGCAAGCGTTGTGAAGTCTGTAAAAGCGCCCGCTTCTTCGGCCAAAACGTGACTGTGTTGATCTGTTCGATCAACGGTCAAACCTTCTAACGCTTCAAAATAAACCGGTTCCAAAGTTGTTGTTTTCTTTGTTGCTACTTGCGCCCGTTCAGTGATTATTTCGACGGCCGTTGTCAAAATCAAACTCAACTCATAAACAACATCAACTTGGGCAGGTGTTGCAGGAGACATTTCATAATCAATTAAACGCAACATGTTTCGAACGTTTTCAGCTATCTTTGCAGTTGGTAAAGTATTTTCATTTGCCAAAGTATCCATTAAGGTATTATTCAAATGTCCAACTAACGCCATCATACGCATTAATTGGATCGACGGTTCAACGTCAGACTCTTCTGTCAATTCTGGCAAATTGATCCGTTTATATACGATCAACGCTTCGAGAATTTGAGCGTAATAAAAAGACGCATAGTTAAAATCTGGGATCGTTATCGTGGTCATTTTTTACACTCCTGAACTAAATTTTTGTTCATAAGTTTGCGGTTGATCACTTTCTAAATTCAAATACCTAAAACTTAAAATCATGTTACCATTAGCAATATCTGTTTCATCCCATTGTACCGTATCTGACAAAAGCTTAAACCTTTTTTGAGTCTCCAAAAATTCAAACAGTCTTATAATCCGTGTAAAAACCCTTGATCGCATCAAAGGATCGGCAATATCAAAAATCATATCGATACCAAGAGTTATGTTTTGTTGAAACGCGTTTTCGTTATCACCGTCTGAAAGATATGCTGAAATCACTTGTCTATCGTTCTCGTCGCCTTCAATCGTTGAAATTCCGCCCGTTGCGCTGGCTTGAAATGGTATTTTTAAACCCTTTGGCATAATGTCAACCTCACAATATCGGAACGGGTGTCCCACTTGGCGGCGGTGGCCCTAATGTTGCTATTCCGCCCAACTGTATTGGATGTAAAGCGACTGCGATTTGAGCCGCCGCCGCTGGCAATCCAAGCGCCGCGTCTTTGTTGCTCACAAACACAGGATTAAGCGCCGCCGCTATTCCGCCAAGCCCGGTTGGCGGTACAACCGCGATCAAAACCGGCGCCGTTGTCCAAATTAGCACGAAATCAACCGCCACTTGCCCCCAGAACGCGATAATTCCCGCTTGAATAGCGGCGGCCGCGTCAACATTTGCGCCCGGCATAGCGGCTTTCAGGGCGCTTGTCGAGTTTGTCAAAGAATTTGGGTTTGCCGGTATCGCCGTTACCACGGAATCGGCAAAATAATTTTCAAAAGCTGTTGCAAAATTATCGATCCCTTCAACCTCGGTTGCCACTGGCGCCATAGCTTCGAGTTCAGTCGCTAATTTGTTTGCAAGTAAGACCATAACACCTCAATCAATAGGGCACGCTGGGAAGCCAGGCGAACCCGGTAAACTCGGGATCGATGGTAATCCTACCCCAGGGATAGGAAGGCCTAGAGACGGCAAATCCGGCGCCCCTGGGGGCAAAATTGGCGGAATCGGCAAGCTCGGGACCGATGGGATACCGATTCCGGGAATCGGCAAGCTCAAACTTGGCAAATCCGGCGCCCCTGGGGGCAAAATTGGCGGAATCGGCAAACTCGGAGGTGAAGGTATTCCGATCCCCGGAATCGGCAAGCTCAAACTTGGCAATGCTGGGAAATTGCATTTAGTCACCAATAAATCCGTTTTGACTCAAACAGTTTAAAATAATACTCATTAAATGAGTAGGAACACCCGTTGGGCCAAAAGCACTTGGGTGCATATGTAAATCATAAACCGAATCTCTAAACGTATCTCCTTTGATTATTTTTTCGGTTGCCCCTTGTAAAAGGTGAACGGTGCCCGTTTCAAGCGAAGCATCATTACCCATTACAACAACATTACCTTGGCTTATAATTTGGATAACACCGTCTTTTAGTTCAACGATATTTCCGCTTTTATCGACCATACTTAGGCCGTTTTCGCTCATTGTCAAATAATTGCCATGTTCTTCAACAAGTGTCGTTGCGCCGTTTTCAGCGTCAAGGTGTAACATCGATCCGTTTTTATTTGCGATCGTTATATTTCCCTTTTCGTCAAATGCAATATAACTATAACTGTCTTTTTGTTTCCAAGTCAGACTTATTTTTTGACTCCCATCCGTATCATCAAAAAGAAGAATGTGTCCGTTAGGCGTTGCAAATCCACGCCGTTTTCCGTAATTCGTTTTGAATTCTTCGTTTATCGGCCTTGGTTCGCCGCCCTCAACTTCTTCATCGGTCCAAGCCCGTTTTGACCAACGCAATTGCATGTTTTCGACCGAAGATTGACCAAAACTTTCGTCTTGTCCATCACCTGTTAAAACCTCGATTTGGACAATTTCGCCCGGATCTGGAACAATGAACCAACCCCACTCTAAATTTGGAGTTACCCATTGCGGAATCTCCGTTTCTTCATCGCCCAACAAATCAACACAAGCAACCTTTATCCGTCCCCTTTTTTCCGGATCGTTGTTGGTCATCACTGTTGCATCATATTTGTCAATTGTCATGGTACCAACCTTCGACAACTAAAATTGCACTTATATCCGTTTTCCCCAAAAATATGTTTAACTTTACTAAAATAATATTCACCGTCATAAGGTTTCGACGTGTTCTCGATCTTGTGTTTTTGACGCGCCATTAAAGTTTCGGTCCCAATACAACTACCAGAAGCCATGACAAAATTTTCTCTTGTTTTTCTAAACCATTGTTCAGCCCAAAATCTTGCTTCTTCTTCATCTTTAAACCGTTTACCCGAAATAACATCAAAAGAAAAGTTGCCGAAGAAAAGTTTTATGTCACTACCGCTTGTAAATTCGCCATTAACTTCAGAATCCGGATCACCTAAAACTTCAATATCCGGTGCCGCGTTATTTTCTTCTTCAACCTCAACCTTTATCACCTTGCCGTTTTTTCTGTCCTTGACAACAACTTTGATTTTTGTTTTTGAGCCTTTTATCAGTAATTCAGGTCTAAAACTCAATAAAGACGAGTTATCACCATCGTTATACCTAAATGTATATTTCTTATCTTGTTCAACCAATGTGTCAGGATCGCGAAAATGCAAAGTCCAAACGCCTTTTTCATCACCATCAACCCAAAAAGTATAACCAGTCGTATTAGCTAAACCTTGAACAAATTCATAATCTGAAACACCAACACGTTGTATAAAATCGTGCGGTTTATCCGGTGTAGGATTGATTTTAATTTCCATGCCATAGCGCGTTGCAATTTCGCGCACTGCATCACTGTATTTGTGATCTGCAAAACGACGCTGTTTTGATTTTTCTGGCGAATTGTCTCCCAAAACAGAATCTTTTGTATAACCGATAACTGACAAAGTTGGTTCGCCAGATTCAGGAAAAAATGGGATCGCTTTTTGTATTATTGTTCGTCCAATATGAGTCAACGGCTCTTTGTAACCGCCAAACAAAGAAGCTTCATTTCCAGGTTGAAAAATTTTCGCGTTTGAAATAACGCTTTCTGGATTTACACAACGAAGATGAAACACATCTGCCATTCCATCGGTACTTTCATAATCAACATAACGAACAAACGGTTTTATGTTGTCGTCAACTACCGTGCCAGCAACAGCTATTGAAAACTTCGGCGCAAAAGTGGCTTCATTAACACCGCCGCCGCCAAGATTTGGAACATCAACCATTATATTAAATGACTCACATAAGACTCGTTTCTTCGTTCAAACATGTATAACCGCAATGTTCTTTGTGGGGTTTCTCTTTTTCCAAAAGCGGTTTTAAAAGTTTCGCTCGTTTGTTCAATCCTTTCTGTTCTTATCGCTTCAATGGATGGTAATTTGACAATATCACCAACTTGCAAATTTGGTTTTTCAGGGTGTCTTTTGCGGATAATGTCACCCATTTCAGCCGATCTATATTCGCGCCAAGATAACATTTCATAATATTCTCGATCTTTCGCTCTATGGTAACGAGTCTCGCCCGCTTCTTCGCCTTCGAGACTGTAAGCTTGATACCTCGATAAAGTTATTGCACATGTTACATGGTGCATTTTACCCAAAAACGTTGGTTGTAAAAACGTTTCTTGGACTTTATCGATCGTACACGAACCCATTGAAATATGGCCGTCACCAACTGAAAAAGAACAAATGGGTGGCCGTGCTAAATCTTTATTGCGTTTAACCCAACTTTCCAACAATGCAACGGCCTTCTCAGGTTCACCAAAAAGCATATCGTGTTTAAAAAACACCGCGTTAAACGTGATTGTATCGATTTCTCCAGAAATATACTGTCTAAAAGGGATGTCTTGATTAAGAGCCGCGCCAGTTGAATATTTTGAACCAACCGTTTTTTGAACTTCTTGCGCTGGAAATTGACCTTGGATTTCCGCATTCGGCTCATCTTCGTTTTTGATAAAAAACGATCGTCCTGAAAATAAAGTGTCTAACAAGCCCATTTTCTACCCTCGTGAAACCGGCGCCGCACCATGTTCAAGTATCGCTCTTTTTTGCCACGGTGTTGATTTAAAACCGGCTCTTTCTTGTAATTCAACTTTGTGTCTACCAGAAGCTAAATTGACATCTTCGCCAGAAACACAAAGATTATTTTTAATGTCTAATGTTCGTTTATCTTCGAGTAAATTTTCAACTTTGACATCGATCGGCGCTTGTGCTGCGGCTTCTTTCTTTGCCATCATCGCCGCAAGTTCTTTTGCGATTGAAGTCGGGTTTAAATCCGCCCCGGCCGCTTCCCTTGCATTGACTATATCACGCCGCATTTGATCGATTTCTTCTTCTCGCCTTCTCTTTTCACCTTTAACCGTTTTCACTTCCCCGAAACGCCCGCCCAAATCAGCGCCCGGTTTAACAACCAACTCTGTTTCAACAATTCCAAAGCTTGCCATTTGTTCGGCACGTGTTTTAAAAGTTTTTTCTGTTTCTTTTGCTGGTATATCGAAAGCGAGCCCTGTCAAACCTTCTTCGGCAAATGTTCTAAGACTGTCAGGAACATCTATATTTAAAGCATCGCCCAAAGCTAAGGCAGATTCAAGAAGCAACCGAAATGGTTTCAAAACAAAATCTAAAAGACCAAGTCCGATCCGTTTTAAACCTTCTAAAATGTCACCTTCTATAACCTTTTCAATACCTAGCGCAAGTTTTGCCCAACCTTCGGCGATTTGAGTTATTGCCCATTTCCAAATACCCCAAATTGTATTTACTACCTTGTAAAAATATTTCCCGATTCCGGCCAACAATGGAATTATATAACGAACAAAAAATAGAAATGTAGTTCCGATCGCACCAATAACCGCGCCAATTACTTTCCCAACTTCAAGCCAACTGATTTTTGTGTTTTCGTTTCCACCAAATAACTCACGATAAAGTTCGGAAAAAACAGTTTTTATTTCGCCGACAATTTCCTGCCAAAGGCCGCCCCATTCTTCAATAGCCGGGATCAGGGCGCCTTTGATTCCAGCCCACATTGGTTTCAAAGCGTTTTCCCAAACATCTAAGATCCATATTTTTATATTGCCCCAAACTCGACTTGCAGTTTGTAAAAACGACTCGTTTTCTTTTTTTAGAAATTGAAAAGCTATGATAATGCCGCCGATAACAGCCAATAAAGGCCAAAACACAGCGCCGATAATTGTTGCAACACCGCCGATAACAGAAATCAAACCACCGATCACAAATTTGGCCATTGCCAAACTAAGGATCAAAGGTGCCAAAGCGGCCCCGGCTATTAAGATCAAGGTTCCGATTTTGATAATTTTTCTCATCGTGGCCCCGCCAAAAGTTGCCCCGAACCACTTACCAGCCGCTTTAACTTTTTTCGTAACCCAATCCCATGCATCACCGACAGCGTCGACCGCATCCCTTAAACCAAGCGCGATTTGTGAAACCGTTTTCCCGTATTTTTCTAAAGACTCTGTTGGAAATCCTGTTGCATCCGGGTTTTCCGCCCAAAAATCGTTTATATCATTCAAAGCCATTAAGACTTTATTAAAACCTTCAGTGAATTGTCTAACTGAAGTTGCAAGCGGTTTTAACATTGGTTGAAAAAGCCCGATCGAAAGCCCTTCTAACGAACTTTTCAACAAAGTCATTGAACCGGAAAAATTGTCTAATCGGCGTCTTGCCATTTCAAGCGCCGCGCCGCCTTTTTCTGAAGATGCGACAAGCCTATCCTCTAACTCTAACGTTGCCTCTCTACCAGCGTTTGCCAAAGCAGTGTAAGCGCGTGAACCCCTTCGACCAAAAACTTCTTGCGCAATTGCTTGTCGTCGTGTAACGGATTTTAACTTCGAAAGTTTTTCGCTAAAATCACCGACAATATCAGCGACCTTGCGCAATTTGCCTTTACTAGTCTCTAACTTGATATCCCATTTCTTCAGTAATTTGATTGATTTTGACGTTGGTTTGGCAAGCTTTGTCATCATATTTGCATAAGCAGTCCCACCCATTGATCCACGTAAACCAGCATCAGCCAATTTCGCAAAAATCGCCGTTGTTTGTTCTAATGAAACGCCCATCGCTTTTGAAGTGGAAACACCATAAATAAACGCTTCACCAAGTGCCAAAATATTTGTGTTAGCGCTTGCGCTGGCCAACGCTAAAGTGTCTGCAATGTGTCCCGCTTGGCTCCATTCCAGACCCATACCCTTGGTAACCCTTGCCACAATATCGGCGCTCTGGGACAGGGTGATACCGTCTGCGGCCGCTGCATTCATAACCCCACCCAAACCAGCAATTATTTGGTGTGGTTTGGCGCCCGCTCGGGCAAGATTTTCCATACCTTCGGCCGCTTGCGAAGCGGAAAAAACAGACACGATCCCCATACGCCGCGCTTCTTTACTCATCGCGGCCATATCTTCTTTGTTCGCTCGTGAGACGGCACCAACCCCGCTCATGCGCTTCTCAAATTTGGCCGCTTGTGCAACAGCGGCCCCTAACCCAAGGGAAAGAGGAGCCAACCCAAGCCCCATATCACGCATACCCGCGCCGATCATTCGACCGCCGCGTGCAACGCCTTGTGCCATACCCCTTAATTTAGCTGCAACCCTTGTTGCCGCTGCGCCAATTCTCCCAAGTGGAGGCGGAACCTTACCGGCGCCCGCGACAAAACGGCCGTTTGCATCGCGAGCCCGTCCCATAGCATCAACATACTGCTTCGTGTCAGATGTTACGATCGCGCCAAGTCCGACTTTTTCAAGTGCCATTTCTAACGTTTACCTTTTTTGGTTTTATTAGCTGCTTTTTTCATTTCTTCGTGTTCTTGTTTTAACTGTCTATTCAAACGCCTCAAAAACCACTCTCGATCGGCTCTAGTCATATTCTCAACAGCATCATAACCCATCGATTTAATACAATACGTTAAAGCAAACGCCTGTTCCCGTAAGTCATTAAGTGAACTTAACGGGAAGAAACGCCGAAAAAATCATCAAAACCCCATCGAATCGGATGTATAAATTCATATCTGCAACTGTGTTTAACAGATACTGACATATCTGGACCAAGCCTTTCATCTTCGATTCCTCTAACGCAAGTTTCGAGATCTAGTTTTCCAAGATCTTCAATTTCGCTTTCTGCCAAAGCGATTGGTTCCCCACTGTCAACTAAATTGTGGAAACTCCCAAGGATCATTTTTTCTTTGATAACGCCGATCCCGCCGAAATCAGCGTCATTCATTGTTTCGTAAGTGTTCCAACGGCTTGGCTGAAAAACAAAACCGTTGCACATATTACCACGAATTTCGAACGGATCCGAAAATTCATGTTTCCACAAAAACGCTTCGAGGGTATCAGAGCAATTCACCTCTAATGTTTCCATATCGGCGTTCCAAACAAACTCTTGATCGCAACGCCCACAAGTCAAATCCAACCCGAGATCTTTGCCAAGCGACTTATAACGCAACCAACAATAGGCGTAAAAAACATCGCCACTATGCATTTGCGAAATTTTCAAAAGTTTTTTGACATTGTCCATTCCATCGAAATTATACGGGCCAAGTCTTGTGCACATGTGCGCCAAAACCATAGACACATATTGACCCATTTTCGCTTGTGGGTTGTCTTCGCGAATTGCGCCCAACTCCTTTTCTTGTTTCATTGTCCAACGCTTTAACTCGATCGTTTTTTCAAAAACGCCAGATTCGGTTTTGATCCCTAGTGGCAAATTAGGGCCAAGCTCTTTCAACGTTTTAGTTTTGAAAGAACCTTTAACGCCAATTTCTTTCTTGGTGTCTTTGTCAGACATTGCGGTTCACCTCCATTTGCTTAGAGCTATGTTAAGCCCAACCGCCGGTTTTTGGTTTCTACACTAATGGCAAAATGTTATCGGCGCTCAATGTCCAGGTTGTTACCTGCATTTCGCCGTCATCCGACATATCACCTTCGGGCAAACTACGTTTGATGATAAAGCACCCTTCGAGCGCAAAGTTTCTCTCGAAAGCGCCCGAAATCGACTTGTATACCAACGTAGCCGGTTTTTTGTAGGTTGGTAATACCGGGCCTTTGCCTTCAAGATACCAAGCTTCACAAGCCGCTTCTTCTTTCCCATGATGCATGGGGATAGAAAAATCGAATTCAACTGGGTTGGTATCGCCGCCACTTGCTTTGGTGTTGTCCGGCAAATCAACCATTTTTAGTTCTTCTTCGATCGCCCCATGGGTCACAATGGTTAGATCAACTGGCAACCCGACCACTCTCAACGTAGAGTTGTTTTTTGCAATGTGATCGTTTTGCAATGAACCTTTCATAGTCATTTAGATAACTCCTTTCAAGCAATCACATTTATTCGATTTCGTAGGTTTGCGTTACAGCGGTAGCCGAACTTGTCGTGTGATCTGCTGCGGTTTCGGCGTTGTAATCCGTTAACAGCTGGTTGAGCGCAACGATCACAGCTTGCAAGTCCGTTGCAAGCGCTTTCACTGCATCGTAAAGTGTGTCCGCCCCGTGCGATTGGTCAACCCCGGCCCCGGCATCGCCAATACTCTTTTTTATTGTCGTGGTCATTGTCTTTTTTTCTCCTTTTTAAAAAACCACCTTGGCAATTTTATTAGCCAATGATCGGGTTAACCAACGCTATCAAAAATGCCCTGTTTGCCGATTGTGATAATGAACCTTTCGATCGTGTCTGCCAATCGCAACGCAACAGACGCGTTCAAATCACCCCCCGCCATTGTTGCGTCGGTGTTGATTTCGGAATCAACTTTGATGATCGCAGCATCGGCGAAAGTGTCACCCCGGATCGCTCTTTTTGGTCTCCACTCTTTCAGGAAAAGCGCGATCAAAGCCGTTCTGGCGTTTGTCCATTCGTCGGTATCGTTGATCGCGAACACAATCCAGTCAAAGTTTTCGGCCAAAATGTGTTCGTACCATGACATTTGTTCGCGTTGATGTTTCCATTTCCAAGTCGGATCAAGAAACAAAGTCCGATCGCCCCACAAGATGTAGTTGCCCTTCTTTTTCTTGATAATGCCAATCCCAACCGGGTTGAGCTGTTCTTCGTCAAGAATTGCTTCACCAGTTGGTAACGCCAAGATTTCGGGCAACGTCGCAGTGGTCCCGGCTTCGGCCTTGTGGTAACCGTCGAAGTCGCCCGCGATCCGCGCTTCTCTACCGTGAACCATTCCCGTGCTCGAAACCAATTTTCGCTTGCCTTCACCGTTGCCTAACGGATCGGCAACCCATGAAAAAGATGGAAAACTTACAACCGCGAAATCGTTTCGTCCGAGAATATCGTTGATATGCCCGATCGCGCCCGATTCTGTGACAACCGAATCCGGGATTTCGTAGCGGTATTGGTGATTTTTCGCTTCGGCATAAGCAACGCCCGCCTTTTCAACTGCGGTCGATATAACACCCGGCGTTGCCATTTTGACAATGCCCATACCGCGTCCAAACAACCGATTGAACGGACTCAAACCGGTATCCCACGCCTGTGTTGTGTAGCTTGCGTCTGCAACGTCTGCATTGCCGTCAATTCCGCCCGCCAATTCAAGCGCCGATTCAACCATGAATTCGTCTTCATCGTCGCCCGAAACCGTCAAATCCGAACCGGGTGCAACAGTGATTGTTTTGTGATCGTTGTCAACAATCCTGTATTTTTCAAGTTTTGAGTTTGCCTTGTCTGGATACAGATAGCCGCCGATCAAAGAATTGGCAACAAACGGCTTGTAAGCAATGACCAAGGTTTCAGCTGCTTCCAAAGGATTTGTGCCCACCGTAACGGTAAACGGTGGCGCCCATTTGTTATCTGGAATAAATTCTACCCCAAGGGTTAAAATCCCCGTGAAAGCGCCAAATCTGTCAGACACAACGTCCCCCGTTGTTGCATCTATCATTGTTACCGTGATAACTTGCGGTTTGAACACATCTGTTGTTGTGCCTAAAGCAAACGTTGGATCACCTCCAGCAGGCGAATTAATGGTGAAATCGCTAATGTGTGCCGTTAAAACCGTTATTGTCGGAACGCCGTCCGTTTTTCCGTAAATGTTCGCCGGTCGAATACTTGCGGTGTGTGCCCCGGTCCAAAGATCTTCAACTTCGATTTCGTCATTGCCGTCATCGTTGTTGATCACTGACACCCAATAACGGCCACTCGTTGGATCTGTTGAAAGGTTACCGTACTTTTTGACAAAGTCACCATCGACGAAAACCGAAAGTGAAAATTCTTCATCTGGTTTTTCTTCACCATCACCAATCAGAATTGAAACCGCTTTCGTCTCATTTTCCAAAGTGAGGTAATACCGCGTTTCCGTTCCCACGTCCAGATCGGTATCCATCGTTTGATCGGACGCAACCGTGATCACACCGGCCGATGTATTACCGACGATCGGATATTGTTTGTTTGCGACCCCTTCGAGTTCAACAATCCCACCTTTCCATTGATCGGTTTTCCAACCCGTTTCGCCGGTTGTGATTGTCGTTTCTGTGATGTCGGCAACATCGGCAACATCACCCGAAAAGACTTGTTCTTTTCCGCCCCACCGACCACCGTTGTGCGCTTTGCATTTTCCCATTGGCGTCAATGTTTCGAAATAACGAGCATAAAGCGTTACCTCGGCTTGCGCTTCATTCCCGTCTGTAACGCGAATTAGGAAAAGCCCTCCGGCGCCATTTGCTAACCTGTAGTAGCTGCGGCAAGAATCGGGAAGCAAGCTGTCATCAATATACGAACCGCATTTTTTGAAAAACGCTGTTGCATTTTGACACTCGATCAACTCACTAACCGGGCCTTTTTCGAGAAGTCCGGCGTAACCGGCCCAACCCAATGCAGCGGGTTCGATCGTTTTATCGCCCTCTTTCTCAATCACAGCTACGCCCGCGCCACGTGTCGGGCCATAACGTCGTTGAGTCATTTTTTTCTCCTTCTAGTTTACAGTTACGTCCAAATCACCAGTGATTAAAAACTGCCATATCGTCGAGTCATTTTTTTTCTCCTTCTAGTTTACAGTTACGTCCAAATCACCAGTGATTAAAAACTGTTGAACAGTGTATAAATCCTGTGTCTTTATATAGAATACAACGTCCTTGACGACAAACCTAAAAATGCCTGTGTAAGTCGCTAGATCTTTTATTCCTGTTTGGGTTGAAAAGTCGTCACTTATATACATTGTGTGTTCGACATCTAACCCACTAAAATTAATAGTAATATTGTTTTCAAAGAAGTCCCTTATTTTGTCTTGCAAACGCTGTTGATCTACCTGTGAAGAAGTTAAAACCGCAACCGTAAATTCAAAGGTTTTTTGCCTCAATCTGGTCAATTTTACCGCAGTTCCGGCCCCTTTGTTTCTGACCGCCGTTGTGTTTTTTACTAACATATTTCTAAGTGTATCAATGTTCAAAATATGGATCGCTGGAATTTCAGAAACTTCGGCATATTCTTGATCTGTCGCTACCGCAACAATTGGCTCGTAAATGAACTTAATCCAAACTGTTTTCCCACTATCAACCGCACCTGTTAACGTAATTACCTTTGTTCCTGTATTATAACTCGAAAAAATATCTGTTGCTTTTTCCGGATCGTCTGTGTAGTTAAAACAACTATCAACATCAACTATTTTATAAGGTGTCTGTAACGGAAAATCGTTTAAGTCGATTTGGTCGGTTGTCGAAGTCATCAAAATTGGAAAATCAGCGATCGGATTAATAGTTCTTAAAGCTGGTACTATTGAATTATAAATCAGATCATCTTGAAAATCGATAATCGATTTGTATAAAACTCGAATTTCGTTCACAACTGGCGTATAACTGGCGTTTATCGTCACAAGATTTATAACAATTTGTAATTTTTTAGATGTAGTTGGATAATCCGCAATATTCGCCGAAACTTCATCCTCGGTATTCCAATCAACAACATTTATTTCCCAGCTTGATCCATTCCAAAAAAATTCGTTTGCCCCATCACTTAAACGAAAACCCAAACTAGAATAAGGCGTTTTCTCGAAATCGACTTGGTGATCTGCATAAACGTCAAAACCGGTAAACGTAACAACGCTTTTCGGGTTGAACACCTCTGTTTTTACAAACAAGTCTGAGTCTGTTGAATAACCTCCACTAGTTAACAACAATTGCAAATTGTTTTCTTCCGGCGGTAAACGAGTGCCCGGGCCAAGGGTTATTTTTTCGCGATTTTTGTTTTCGAAGATAAACCGTTTTATGATCTTTTTCGTTCTCATTATCTCGCCATTTCTCTAAACGCCGCTTGTAACGCTTGTTGCCAATTTTTTATTGCTAATTTTTTTGCCGAACCATCTTTAAACACATCATCAATAAACTCTCTTGGTGGTATGACAATCCGTGTTGTGCTCTTTCTAAGAGGTTTCCAACCCTTATTCATGTAATCGAAAAGATCTCGCCCTCTTTTTGAAAGTTGAGACCTATCGATTTTACCTTGACTCGCTAACGAAAGCCCCAAAAACAACCCGCGCATTCTTTCTGTTACCGCGATCGTCTTTCCATCGTGAATTGTGCGAGCAACGTTATAAAATTCGTTTGATCGTAACACGCCAACAAAAACAGCGCTTTTAAACGGTGTATCACCTGACATTGCTTTTGACGTTATCGCTTTAAAAAGTTGAGCGCCAGTCTCGACACCTACCAAAGGTTTGTTATCTCGTTTAATCGCTTCGGTTAATGGCGCATTTGCTAAAAATTTTCCCTCTTGAATCAATTGTCTAATTTTCTTTTCTAAAATTTTTCCGTTTAAAAGGGTCGCACGCATCATATGTTTTTTGATAATTTTTCTAGATCTTCTGCCAAACGCCCTTTCAAACTTTTTCCAATCTTTTGTTTTTTTAAAAAACCACCCCATTAAAGATCAAATCCGCCCGCCGCCGGTTGTCGATCGTTAAAAAACGCTTTAACCATTGTCGCCCCGCCTTGATCGGAATAATGACCTATTGGTGCCAAATTAACGACATAGACTAAACCAGTTATATTCCCGATTTTTGTAAACCGACTATTGAATTTTAACGTTACGCTTCTTGCTGTTAAATCGAGATAACGAAACAACACATAACCGGTTGCCTTGACTTTGCGCCCGCCCGCGTCAATTTCCATTTCTTCGGCATACCATTTGACTTGTCCAGGCACACCTAATGTCGTGGTTGTTGTCGTTTGTTGAACTGCCTCTCTATGTTTGTCGTCTTGAATTGTGTTTGCTAAATCAAGTGAAACAACGTCAATTGGAACCGGGTGTTGTAAATTTGGAATTACCATTTTTCACCCTCTATTTGTGGCTAAAATTCGCCGGTGTTGCGATTCCAATTGGAGCCTTAAACAATTTGATAATCATTAAAATTTCCGGATCATTGGTGATACCCCTAAAACCGGCCGCTACAGGCTTTGTGTCGCCTCCTGGCGCAGTGTATTTCATTCTATGGCCATCAGTCCATTCTTCCAAAAGGTTGCCTAGAATTGGCGGTGTAGCGCTTCCGCCGCCAACTTCACCCGGTGGTACATAAATCGGTGCTGTCAATTTTTCGATGACCAATTTTGTTAAAGCTCGTTTGATTAATTTTGGCGTTGAACTGTCCGCCTCGACATAACCAAACGTTCCTTTTACGATTTGGTTTTTACGTCCTTTCTTGAAAATCAATCGCCCGCCCATCGGCGCTGTAAAAATATCCCGCCGATCGCGATTGTTCACAAGTTTGATTCTTGGATTTTGTCGATCCTGAAACATGTTCCGATCACTATAAACTTTGTAATATTCGACTTCGAGATCAACCCCGCGTTCATTGATTTGGAGATATTCAATCGTAATAATCGGAACACCAAAATGAATTGCGTCTGAATCAGTCCCATCAAACTCGATTATCATTGTTCGAGGGTTGAACCATTGACGACAAGCCCGATCGAGAAAACTTTGCCAAATCTCGATATAAGACAAAATTTGTGCATCTGAATAAGGTGGATCGGTTAACCCTTCGTTACGTATGTCTAAGATCGAACAATATGTATCAGTAGAACCGCCCGCCGATTCAACCAAAACCTCGAAGTCTTCGTGACCTGCCTGATATGCTGCGCCCGCTGAAATCTTCCAACGCCACTCAATCCGATGAGTCCCTACGCTCGCTGTAAGCTCTGGGGTGTACCCTGTGCCCGCTCCATTGTCATAGGCATAGTAAGACCCTACTCCGAATTTTCCGGGCGCGTTGGTGACATCCTCGTAACCCGCAACGGGAAACACTTGTGTGCCTGGCAAACCACCTACAATGTCGAAAATTCGAAAACCAATTTCAAACGCGTCTGTGTTAACGCCGCTCACTAGAATGAACCAATTTATTTTCGACGGTTGATTTTCTTCTCCCCTAGCAAGACCGGCCATAATTTACCTTCTACTTTCTTTCTAAATACAACAATACGGTTGACTTTATCCCCACAAAGTCTTTTTCAACACCTTTGTAACAACAACACTGGTTTTAACCGGGCGATATTGTGTAAATTGTTCAACTTCGATCGGCGATGAAAACGAAAAAGCCCCGGCTTTATCACGTGTAAACGTAACACCATAGAGCTTTGATCCTTCACCGCTTTTTGAAACGGTAAAAACAGCGCTATCGGAGTAAACTTCGCGCATATAGATCCACGAATCTTTTTTTGGTAAATTCAGATTCTGAAAAAGATAATCTTGACCAGCTCTGTTTATTTTCCTGGTATAATCAGAAACTGATTCGCTACCCATCAAATTTATAGTCGCTTTGTGAACAATTGCGTTTTCCATTTTTTTTACACCTTTCCGTTTTGAAGCCGGTTCAACGGCCGTTTTAAATTTGTTTTTTTTCAACCATTTTTTCGCTTCTTCGACGGTCCATTTGTTCGATTTAAAGCGAATTGATTGTATTTTTGACTTTCCGCTTTTGATCCCATAAATCGTAAAAACTCCACTTGGGAATCCTTTTGGTTGACCCCTTCGAAAAGAATCGTATTGTTTTGGATCGGTTTGTCTTGCTGCGTGTTCGTTTGGAAAAGGCATACCTTCACCTCATGGTAAAACGCCGCTTGGATCAAATGGAGTCCCAACAACATTTTGCAACGAAATACCTTCACTATCCAAATCTAGGTAAAACGCTTGTAAAACATCACCAACCCAAGGCGGATTTGTAAACTCGATAGATTGATCACTTGTTTCCGCCCAACCATAATTATCGTCACTTGGTTCATAAACTTGCCCATTAATCATAGCTTTGATAGAACCCGCAACAAACCTTGTTGGTGTAGAAAACCCTTTGTTGGCACTGTCAACCGTACCAATCAAAGGAACAAGTTTTGAATTATATAAAGCCAACAGATCACCTTTTTCGTTTTTTCTTTTTTTCTTTGGCCGCCGCTTCCTGAATTTTTACAAGCGACTTTAACGAAGTTTTTATTTCTTCTAAATCAGCCTTTTGTTGTCGTTGAACAGTGCCCTGGGTTTTTATCTGGTTTAAATCGTGTTTAAAAGAAACATAATTTCTTTTTTGTTCTTTTAGATCTTCTTTTGTTCTTTCAGTATCGGCTTGAACATTTGCAAAAGCGACAATTGCGGAAATGACAACTATTAAAATAGTACCAATCACCCCAATAAACAAATTACGAAAAAATTTCCACGAGCCAAGATCGCGTTGCATGCCCGGCATTTGCTCTAAAGCTTTCAATTGGTCCTCCTTTTTACACTTATGAACCTTGGCCTCATTGACAGCGGCCCATAAGTCCACAATTGATCTATCGATCGGTTCACACTTGGCTTTAACCCAATCAACAGAAGCCTTGTCTTTTCTAAGATCGCGAAACTCATGATCTATCTTTTTGTAGTTGTAGTCATTGTCAGACAATTTTTTACCACGTTTCTATCCCGCTTAATTGCCCCCCGCTTGAAAAATCAACCCACAACCGGCCAAATTGGGTAGACCTTAACCATACGTCTGTATCCGGGTTATCTACCTGAACGGACGGGTTTAACCAACTGCAATTTCCAAGGCCCGAAATAGACGGCCGATTCCACCATTTTGAATAAGGTTCTAAACCGGCGCCGTAAAGACTGTGACTAGTCCCGAAAGCTTCGAGCGAAAACATATAGGCCGCAACAAACCCAAAATTGAACAAATCCTGACCACTTACATGGTTGTCGTCAATGATGCCACAAGCCGCGACTCTTGGACCGTTGGCCGCCCTATGCTCGATCGCCTTTACGCCCCTTATGGCCCAATCTGAAGCGCTCTGGTAGCCTCCTGTACCTGTATAAGCGTCTGTGTTAATCGGCGCCGATTCTAACAAGTAATAATCGAGATGGGTCAAGCTTGAATCGAGTTCACTCGGGTTAAAAGTGACATTTGGGTAAGTAGGATCTTCGGCCAACCCATAAACGTTGTCTTGATTCCAACAATTAGCTATTACGTTCAAACCTTCACCGTGAACGTAATTGACCCGAGCATTAAAACCGGCCCTATCGATTCCAAAATCGTAACCAGCGCGATCCATAAAAATACCAGTTGCGCCCAAATCCACCCAATCATCAACATCATTTTCGAAATTCTCTTGTGTTTTCGTTGTATCAACATAACCGAAAATTTGTGTTGCTGGGTTGAGTTGTTTAATTCTCGCAACAATAATTTGAGCGTTTGCATAATCGGGATGAAGTGGACCTGCAACAGCATTGCCAAAAACTAAAATGTTATATTTTGAGAATTCTTTTGCAACTTTTTGGTTATCCCAGCCGTTATTTGTGTTAGTATCTGAATTGAACGCGTTCAAATAGCCGTAATAGATAAGCATACTTTCCGGTTTGCTATAACGCGCTTCGGTGATTTGTTGTTGGTGCCAACCAAGTTTTCCATGAATGTCAATCAAGTTTTGTACCGACCCACTGGCCCCGAGCAAAGGGGCAAAGCCCGGCTCGTACAACGGGCTATCAGAATCGTTGTGGAGCTCTTTGCGGTTGGCCATTATTTGCATGAGATCGAATGGCCCAACGAGTCCGGTATGCGGGTCCGTGACAATCGCATTAGCGTTCACAAAATCGGTAATCTCTGAACTCTTCAAGACTATCTTCTCACCCTTAGCATACTTAACCGCGTCAGTATCCCAGTACACAATCCAATTTTTCAAATCCCACGGAATAATCTGTGGAGTCTCAACCACTTCGACCAACTCAGGATCCCAATCATTGATCCCGGCATTGGTGTAGCCGCCTGCAATAACCTGCTTTAAATTGGTAACACTTTTTAGAACCAAAATTTGATACGGTATTTTGACCATCTCATCACCTCTTATGCATCATTTCGCTTTTGAATTGCGTGGTAGTAATCCACGTCAAGAGACTTCGACGATGTCGTTTTTGCTTGACACCTAATATAACCAAACCCGTATTGTGTTGTTGGCAGTCGGCTCAAATTGGTAATCGAGGCAACCAAAGATCCGTCTAAATAACAATAAACCCCAGACGCATACACACAACGGATCTCAACATCGTGCCAAACCGTATCCAATGCGATGCTTGTACTGACCGAATCATTTGTCCCCGCCGATATGCTCGTCTGCAAATGGAAATTTGCATTAGCTGAATCGGCCGTAAATCGAATAAAAATATCTGTTCCGAAGAGCACACCACAATGAGCCAATATCGATGATGTGCTCGAACACTTAATCCGAAACTTCATAACGAGATTCCGCCGCATACTGAAATTGCGCCCCTCGTCACTCAATCCGGTGTTATAGAAATCCATCTCCGAATACCGTCCGCTCGATGGACCCGCCGTTAAATACACAACGCCATTTTCCCCCGTAGGTGTGCGAATATTAATCGAACTACCAGTCCCGGATGAATACGGTGACCAAACATGATCGTTAAGCCGAGCACCGATGAAATCCTCTTTGAAAACAACCCATTTTTTCGGATCTGCTCCAAACGATGGCTGCCAACTCGGCAAACCGGAGACCAACGACAGAACCTCGCCAGCGTTACCAACTGCCAGCCTCTTTGTAGTCGTGTCCCTGATGATAATATCACCGTTTGTCGTCAATGGGTCTATAAAAAGTCCCGTATGTTCGCTCTCAGTCAGATGGTAGTATTCCCCGCCCTGACCACCCTGCAAACCACTCAAGTTATTATGATCTGATGTCACCGACCCCGCCGATGAAAACTCGGATACTCGCCAATCAACATAATCAACACCGCTCTCAACTTCCCTGGTTCTGGTCTGTACATCATTACCATATGAATCGCTCGTCTGTATGAGAACCGTAGCAATTGGCTTGAACTCCACAAACGGCATCCCAGACGTAACCAGCGTATCAATTTCTACTCGTGCTCCCGCTTGCGCTCCTATCTTAGTTGAGTACTCCTCTTGTCCCATAATTACTATATAGGGGTATGTTATATCGTTAACCGCAAACACATGAAGACATGCAAATTTAGTATTTGTTATCTCAGTTTTCTGCCATGTACTACCAGTCCACTCATTGTACGCCGCCCGGCCCGTCCCAGCCGTAATAATACTAAAACCAGAATTGAAATCACGTCTCCAATATCCTGACGCCCCGGACTTGTAGTACACCGGAAGCCCCGTTGTCGATGTCACAGCCGCCAATGTGATTACAAGGTCCTCATCGGCTATTATCCCGGCATCAACACCAAACTGTGCGTGTGTATTTGAACTACCGTTGCCCTCTGTTACAAGCGAATTCAACGCTGCCCCTGACCGATACTGTGTACCCATTATGGCATGCAAAAAATAATGCGTCTCGCCATCCATCACACAGCCGTGTCGCTCCTCACCAAAAAGAATCTGTTCATCGTTGTCTGCATCCCAATAAAGAATCGTACAAAGCGCCTTGATCTTGTAGATAATTTCAATCTGCGAATCTGTAGGATTCGCTACCGCCGTCAACGTCGCACCGTCGAAATAGATGAAGTGTATCCCCTCCGTGTCGTCTATAACAACATTCTGCGCTGTTGTTTTAGTGTATTTCGTCCCGGACTCGTAATACGAAAAACTAGATACTGCCGGTTGTATCGTGAAAGTTCGTGTTCCATTCACAAATGAAATGGTGCTATCGCTATTATCAATATGCCCCGTTGGCTCATTAGTATCAGTAACAAAACTCACCCCTGCATCTGTTAAATCGATAATCTCTGTTGATGATTGGAGATAATAATGCCCGTTGGTGGATAAAACGTACAAATTGTAGTCACCGGTCGGTGGTGAAGATGGATGAGCACCCACTATAGACATATTATGCAGAAATGTCATTAAATCAACACCCTATACCCGGCTAAATCCAAAATAAGGCTTCCTCCGCCTGTATCATACTCAATCGTTTGGTCATCTATTCCAAGCTCAACAGTATTTTCATTTCCTGCAAAAACAAATGAAACTCCTCCGGTCAAACTACTCATACCATTTGGACGAACATAACCCAAACTAGATGTCGAATGTTGCATGTGTAAATTAACCGAAACAGCATTAATCGGTACCAAAGTACTACAATCGACATCAGTCCAACTAGTTGCAGTTCCACCATTTAAAAGGCGTAATACCGTTTGTCTCGGTTCATTGTAATGCACAAACCGAACGCAGCCATCACCGAACATTTTGAAGTCAAGAAGATTGCTCGATGAATCATTGAAGGTATATCCGACAAGCCTCTTCTTGTCGTAGTTGCCCGGCATTGTTGGGGAGGTAGCGCTCTCACTCAGCATGGCTGCATAGGTCTCACCCGTTGTATCGTAGATGAGCCACAAGTAATATCCGGTAGAACTACTTTCCGAACCCGTATCGAGCCCACCGGCCCCAGATGCTGTAATCACAGCGTCTCGATTACTACCTAAGACCATATTGAAAGTATCATCATCACTGCGACACTTCCCTGGTACGATTCTCAGCGTTGTGTCCGATATCCACGTGGCCAGCAGCCCCACAACACAGTCCATAGAAAACGCACTCTCGGCGGCTGCATCCTCCCACGAAGGTAATCCACTCGCAAGCGTCAATATCTGGTCATCTGACCCTTTAGCCAGCCGTTTCGTAATTGTATCCCGAATGAGAATATCACCATCGGTAGTCAAAGGATCGGCATAATCGGATTTCCCGTCAAACGCCGACCAATCAGCCTGACTCAACAACCCATCCTGAGACCCAGAAGCGTTCTGTGTGGCCTTGGCGTGTTGTGCTGTCGTCATATGCTGACGTTCGCTCGCTCCACCTCCTTGAATGTTTGAAAGATCATTGTGGGCTAACCCAACTGCGGTCGTTAAATCGAAAGTGCCAAAAGTGTTTTTGACATACAGGTGCCCGTTAGTGCTTAATGTATATATGAGATCCACACCTGTAGCGGGCGTTACTGGGTGACTTGTTAATCGACTCAAATATTTATGGTGTGTCAAAATTACACCTCATCATTTTCTACATTCACGAAATCTCGATAAACATCCGTAACGATATGCCTATCTGTGCCGTAGGTGCTCGGAATGTTCCCACTCCGCACCTTCCCTTGGCCATTCGTCACAATATCGCTAAAACGCCACCTTCCTCGATGACTAAAGTGCCACCTTCCTCAATCGTTATATCGGATACAGTATGAGTAAAATTAGCTGGAACTGTTCTCGTTTGTCCGGATTCCACCAAATGCCACCCCATCAAGTCAGAAATTCGCTGAGCACCCATCTCAACATCCTTAACGCGCAAATGATCTCCAACGCGATCGATCCCGTATTCAGCACCATCCCCAACCTCAAAGTTGTCTTTTAACGTACCTTTGAGATTGCCCGCTTTGTAATCACCCATTTAAAACACCTTCTTCAGTTTACGGTAACGCGTATTCGATCAACGCCCGCGCCGTCCCTTGTGTTGGTGTACCTCCGACTGTTACTGTTATGTCAACATCGGTTGCAGCACCATACAGGTACATGTTTTCTGTGACATATAACCCAACAACTTCCAAATCGTTTTCGGTTTCTTCCATATGGCGATCGTCGTCCGAAGTATCGCCGATTTTTGCAACTGGCGTTGTTCCATCGAAAGTTTGTGTCACATTGAGTTTTGTTTTTGTCAACGTACAACCGTTGGGAACGTTTTTGATCAAATTGACGCCCGTATCTTGATAGTCAAACGCCAAAGCCGCCGCTTTAATAATTTCAGAAGACGACGGTGCCGGTCCCAGATCGATCCATACTGAACCATCATCATCCCACATGTACAAGTGATCGGCTTCATACTCGTCTGTACCGCCCGTCAATGCGTCTGTTACACTGATACGCATACCTTCAACAGGAACGATTTCAACCCATGCTGCGCCCGTGTCACGGTACAGATATTTGAGAGTGAACGCGCCGCCCGTTGTGGTACAAATGAAGATCCGCCCCAAGGTCGTGGGTGAAGGTGGAGAACCGCCATCAATTTGTCCGGTAACGATGACATCCGCCCGCGTTTCCAAATAATATTTGGTGACAAAGTCGTTATCACCAATTGGGTGTGCGCCACGAGCAATAACAAAGTCATCATCGGCAGTATTTCTGTGTTCGAAAATACCCGAGTTGTTTTTTAGTTTCGGTCCGACTTTACCATATTGGACTATTGATCCAACGCCGATTAGACCATAATTCTTTGATGTCATTTTCTATTACCTCCGTTTTTACGCCGCAAGCTTTATGGTCACGGCACGATACCTTAGTTTTGGGTGTTCCCCAACGCCGTTTGTTGTTACGGTTAATCGAATATCGTTTCCGACTATCGATGCGTTGAAAGTTACACCTGTGATTTCTGGCGGTATGTACGAATAGTGATTATCTAAATCAACATTTGTGCCATTGTGATTAAAAACGAAACATCCGGTTAAAGCTTTATCACCAATCGGTAGTTCAAAAGAATAATTCCAGATTATTTTTCGGAAAACTGTTTTGTCGCCAACAACAATTATTTCAATGTTGTTGTCTTGTAAATCGACTTGTATTTCCGGGCTTGCCGATTGGAATAATGAAAATAACGAAGCATCGCCGCCAAAAACAGAAGTTGGATCGTCAAACCAGTTGCCCGATTGATTCCCATGGATGATCCGTTTAAACTGTGACAATAGCGCTTCGGCAAATTCTGCCAAATCTACAGAATTGTTTTCTGAATTTGCAATTTGCGCAGCGCTTTTTTGATCGTCAAAGCTATCCGGCTTTGCTATCTGTTTTAACCTTTGTAAACTAGTTGCCAAAATTAACCTTTATCAACTGGATTATATCTCAGAGCGCCAGTTTTTGCCACTGTAACCCGTAAAGCCGGTTGATTATTGTGCGCCATTAAATCGATTTTAAACCCATCGACAAAAACAGTTACCCGCTCACCCCCTTTGTTCCCCGCATTTTGATCTGGTTTAACAACAGTTGGAGCAAAATGAATTCGTCTACAATCTTTTGGCCTTGAAATTGAATATTGAACACCGGTCGAACACTTGTGATTACTAAACGAATTACCACAACTATTACAGACCAAATTTGACCGTTTACAAATCGGGCAACGAGCTTGCCCACCACATTCTCTAAGAAGAGAAATACCAGTTACTGTATTTTGATAAAATTGACTTTCGAACTGTTTCAACAGCTCTTTTGCACCGTGATCTTTTTTTGGGTCGACAATCACGGTTCTACCATCTTTGGTGTGAATCTTAAACACGGCACCCCATTGGGAAACACCAAGCAAGGTTTTTGCCGCTTGGTTGAATTAACTTTTCTTCTTCGCCTTTTTCGGCTCTTGTGCTTTTGGCGTTGTTGGCGTTGTTGGTGTTGGCCATTTCGCTTTTTTCGGCTCTTTCACCTCGCCTTGAAATATGAATTTTCTGTTTTGAGATATGTCTTTTTGCAGAAAATCATACTCGTCATCAGTCAAAATCACAACCGTCCCCGGACGAAAATGTAGGGCACCGTCTTTTGTTCTTTCGAACTTTACCGGATCTTTTTTATCCTTAACTTTTTTCGTCTTCGGGAATTCGATTTGAAAAGGCGAAACTTGACGCGTTGTCACTTGTTTCATTTTTTTAATCCTCGAAGTCTTGAGCGGCTAAAATCGCTTCGACCAATTCGGGTTTCTTTTCCCTACCGGTCAAAAGAACTTGGTGTTTTTCAGCCATGGTAACCAACTTGGTTTTTTTCTTCGCAAACAACTCTTCTTCGGTGAAGATTCGCTTTTTCGTTTTCTTCGCGGTCTTTTCCTTCTTGTCCCCTTCCAACATTGTGACCGTGAATCCGTAGGTTGATCTGTAGTAATTGATTTCGTGATCGGTTGTGAGGGTTTGCGATTCGCCTCGTTTAAATGTCCTGTTTTTAACAGTGTGGGTTCTCGGCCCTCTTGTTAATACACATTTTGCCCTTGGCATTTTTTCGCCTTTCTTGCGCCGCCCTTGTAATCAATCAGCGGCTTGTTTTCTCTGTTTATCTATCCTTCTGTTAAAGCTTGGCAATGGCGCCGGTTACTTAAACGCCCGTGCCAATGTTGTACACCTTCACGATCGCGTCGACTTCTTCGATTTGGACCGCTACTTTCGCCGTGATCGCGTATTGATCGACCGTTTTGTAGATGTCGCGGTCTTTCTCGATCCGAACATCACGCCCGATCCCGACAATGAAGTTGTTCATGTGGGTGAGCATTATTTGCGGGCTCGCCCCGTAGGTCACCTTGACCGTGTCCCCGTCGCCGATAGAACCCCCACCGTCACGCGCAATCGTCCCGGCCGCCGCATCTAGGGTGTAATCAGTTCCCGAGATGAAAGGCGTTGTGGGGGTATCGTCGAGTGTTTCAGGCAACACAACAACATCAACGATGTTCTTGTATTTCAGCGCCACAACCGTTGTGCCCGGCAATGCGACATGTTCGACCTGTTTTGGTTGGAAATCCCACAACGGAACTTCGACGATCGGCACACCGAAAGGTGTGATAATCATTCCAGCCATTGCATCGTCGCCGCCTTTGGTCGCACGGGTCGAAAGCTTTTCAGCGTAGAGTTGAGCCAGATCCGGGCTCATGAAGAAGCGTAGATTTTTTCTGTTTCTGCGGAACTTGGTCGGCATTGCTCGCAGCGCTTGCGAAAACACGCTTGCACCAATGTTCAAACCGAGTGCGTCAACGAGGTGTCCGCCGTCTGCGAGTTTTTGCCAACCGTTCTGCAACGCCAGATAAGAATCTTTGATGTACAACGTTGTTGAACCGCTGTCGACAATGTCACCTTCGAGCACTGCCGGACCGACCGTATCACCGATCAAATAGAGTTCTTCGAGATCGTTGGCCAGTTGGGTGGCGAATAAACGGATGATGGTATCCGTTACGTTGTCGCCTTCGATGTTCAACTCCCGGAAATTATCCGAGATCTCAATTGGCACCATCACCTCTGAAGGGGTCAAAGGAACTTGCGAAGTTGTGATCCCGCGTCGAACACCCGGATCCTTTGCTTCGACCTTTGGAACGGCCGCTCGTCTGCCGATTCCGATTTTGTCGATGTTTAGCGTTTCGTTGCGGAATCGCACGGTCCGCGCGTTTTGTTTCAAAACCGTTTCATCGATCACATAATCGATGAAACGATCGCTTTGCGCGGCGTTGAGTTTACCACCCGTTGCGAGATCATCAGCGGCGGTAATAGCTTTTTGCACTTCTTCGTGCACTAATTCCTCATTTACGATATTGCCCATTTTGTGTTTTCTCCTATTACGTTAAAAGGTGTCTAGGACGATTCTTTTACAGAACGTTGTCCCAAAGATCTTTATCCGCCTTTTTTGTTGTTACAGTGCCGCTTTCGCCAAGGCTTTTCGATCCTTGACGGGTGTTTTCGATCTGTTCGATTCGACCAGTTAGCGTTTTCAGCGCCGTCGATATGGTTTCGAAGCTTTTTGTGATCGTGCTTAGACCGCTTGCGCCGAAACTTGCGTTTTTCGGAACCTTGGTTTTCGGTGATTTGGAATGAGGGATTCCTTCCATTTCACCGATCATCTTGGCCAACTGTTCTTGCAACGCTTTTAACGCCGCAAGCCGTTTCGGGGTCAACACCTTGGCTTTAGTAACCGCCGCCGCAAGATTCCCCATGAAATCGTTGTCCCCTTCGGTTTCGGTTTCGGCGCCTTCGGTTTCGGTTTTGGTTTCGGTCTTTTGAACCGTCGCCGAACCACAAGCACAAACTTTTTCGTACTTTTTGAGCGCGGTTTTGAGCGCTTCGCCTTTAACGCCGGTTGCCTTCAACGCGTTGGCAAAGATCGTTGCCGGTGTTTCTTTTTTGGCGGCCTTTTCCGCCTCTGTTTCGGTTTCGGTTTTGCCGCCTTCTTCGTCTTCGACTTGAGCGGCTAACCCCGCAATCGATTTCGAAATAGTGTCGAGGTTTTCAAGCGCCTGCTCCATGGCCGAGTCATCATCGTTCTTGGCCACTTCGACAGGAACCACTTCGACATTAGCAGCCTCTTCTGTAGATTTCGCTACTTGATCGGCCATTGGTTCCACTCCTTTTTGTGTTGCGCTGTTTCCAACGCATTTGATTACAGCAAATTCTTTTTGATTTGCTGGCCTATCTACCACTGAAATTTCGTTAACTTCCAAATCGGTGTATTCATGTTCAACACCAACACTTTCCGCCTTTTCTAAAGCCACTTCTTCGGTCATTTTATGCAGCCTCTTTTTTGAGTTTTTTGATTTTGGCTTTTCCGCCGATTGAAAAACCGGTGATTTCGCCCTTTTTAATCCTGTCCCAAATTTTCTTGCTTAGAATTTTTAGGATTACAACCCATGATCCTTTTTTGATCGTTTTATCACCTAACGCAAAATCGATCGGCGCAATATATGATTCGCAAAGTTCAAACGGTTTTTTGAAATCTTTATGTTGGACACCAAGTTTGGTTGTTATATTGAAGCCAGCTAAAAAGCCATGTGCCGCTTTTCGGATTACTTCATCACTAATAGTCGTTTTTTGCGTGTCAAAAACATTCGGCTCTAAAACAACGCCGGTAACTTTTTGTTCTTCTTTTGCTAACTTTACAAGTTTGACATATGCCTTAATTACTGAAACCGCTTCTTCTGTATTTTTGGCGATTGCAACCGGCTCTTTCGGTTCATCACTTTCAACCGGAATGATCTGTTTTTCAGCTTTTAATTGTTCGTATTTTTGTGCTGTCATCGCTCTACGTGGCATGTTTCAACCTCGAAAAATACACTCTAATTTAGATATTAGTATAAAAGTTGTGAGAAATGAAAAGAAGCCTGTAAAATAGATCTATTCTGCTACTTGTAAATTGTATCTAAAATGGTATCTATCTTCTTAACATCTTTAGACTTTAAGTGTTTTTTGGGGTTGTTTTCTAGGTCATTCCAAAGGGTTTTTGTCTTCTTTTTGGTTAAAAGTTTGGGCTTATCGATTACCAATTTCGCCCGTAAAAGTGTTAATCTTGCGGCTTTTTTAGAAATGCCCTCTTGTTCTAAGATTTCGGCAATTCTTTTCAAACCGATTTTCTTCAATTTTTTTACATCGGTTGCGCTCAAATCTTTCAATTTATCCGAAGTTGGGTAGTAATATTTTTTTGGAGTTACCGATTTAAAACCACCGTCGTTATTCACAACAGCTATACCAGCGCCAGTTTTTAAGATATTCCCTTTTCTTCTTTGGCTGTTACCAGAAACAAAATCTAGTAAACGAATTCTTTGTTTCTGGGCGTCTGTAATTTTATCGGTAACCTTCCAACGTTTTTCAAAATGTTGAAGTGTACCAACACCAGATCCCAAGCCGGGATCCCTGGCTATTGTTGGCGGGACAATTGTTTTTCCACCCAATTCTCGATCTAAACGATAAAACGAAGATTCGGCTTTTTCAGTTCCCGCTGTTTTCCAAAGAGCAGTTATTGCTTTTTTGCCCCCCGGTTGTATCGATTGCATTTCTAAAAACGCAAACTTTTCACCTTCAACATGGGTAAAAGATGTTTTGCGAATTATCGAAGTTCGCAATAGTTGGCCGATCCGATCTCTCAATGTTGCGATTCTCGCTTTTGGTGGTTTAAGCTCAAGGGGTCTAGAAGGCTTCCTAGCGGTCGGTGGTGTTAACGGTACTAGATTACTGTATGACATCGAGTCGATCGCTATATCGACCGTACAACGGCATTTAAAGTGAAATGGCGGCAAAGCTTGCCCGGCTTCGGACAAAGCCTTTGCATCTTTGACGCCCGCCGCACCCCCAACAAAACCTGGCTTTGGTGAAATTTTTTGAATTTCACCCAACGAAAGCCAAGGGTGAACCGCTTTAACACCGGCTTTCGACTTTGCCGAAAGTTCCGCGTGCATAGCGTCAACACCTTGTTTTGTAGTGAAGCGTTTATCGTTTAAGTGAGCACAACGTTTACAGGTGCGCTTATCGACCGGGTTACTGATTGTATAAGTCTTGATACCTATCTCAGCAAAAGAACGCATTTGACCGTGAACACGGCCCACAGTGAAAGCGTTTGCTGTCAACCCGCTGAAATATTGTTTTGGAGTCCCCACAAAACCGCTTGGTAAACGAACATGGGCAAAATTTTCACTGATTTTCTGCCCCATCCGGCGCCCGGCAATTGTAGCGCCTTCACCCCACCTTGCCATCACATCTTTGGTTGTTGCCGCTATTTGTTGGGAAACGCCTTTTTTGTAAAAATCGCCGATCCAAAAAACTTGGTGATTAGTGAGCGCCTTTAAATTTTCTCGATCGATAATGTCAAAGGATGGTAATAACTCAACCGGCGCCTTTGCTTTTGTAACGGGTGTTTCTTTTGGCAATCCGTAACGAAGCGAACCTTTGATCTGCCTTGTTGCTTTTTTGTAACCGACTTCACGCCCCAAACGATAGGCAAGCGAAAACTCGGATATAAATACTGGTAAAACATCTGTTTTCCATTGCTCCATTATTGCGTCAATTGCCGCCGCAATTTTTTCAGGTTTCTCTAATTTTTTGGCAAGTTGAATAGCTTTTTCAGTGGCTTCTTTGGCTCTTTTCTGCCAAGCGCTCTGCATAAAAGAACGGGTTCGTTTTTCACCGCGCCCAATTTGGGTGACTTCTGAAATTTTCGCGACCTTGGCAATAACAGAATCGACTTTTACCAAGCGCGTATATGTTTGAAGCGCCGTCAATTTATTCGTTGTCTTCGTCTTCTTCGTCGTGATCGTGATCTTCATCTAAATCAGCGGACCACTGTTTTTCAATTTCAGATTGAAGAGATGTTAAATGCTCAATTAACGGATCCTTCGGGCCCAAAACCTTTTTTAAAAGCGTTATCAAAACGTCACCGTCAACCGTACCGTCGCTTTTGATCGCGGTTACTTGTTGCCCGGGTTCGGTCGGATCGGCTTTGTTTTTTACAGCTTCGGCCATTAACAAAGAAAACGGCATATGTTGATCGAATTTTTCCGTGAAAGGTGGTAAATCTTGGCCCAAAATACCTTCTAATATAAACCGTGCAATAAACGGGGTCATACCGCCCGTCTTTTCTGAAGTAGCAAGCATTTTAACAAGCTGTTCATTATCGGTTGTGTTTGGTGAATTTGACTTGTATTTGTGATAAAGGATCCCCAACACTGGAAAAATCAGCCGGTTCATCAACGTGTCAAATTCGTCGCGCTCGGGCGCAAAAATCTGTTCATCTGCTAGCCGTCTACTTGTATCCGCTGTTGCTTTGTTATAATCCGCAGTATGACCAACCAAAATTGGAGGTAAACGGAAAGAGCGCCGAACATTATCTTTGCTATTTTTCGAATAAGTTTGAAACAACGCGTCTGTATGTTGATCTTCAGTTAACGGTTTGATTTCGAGTTTTATTTGATTCCCGTCTTCACCTTCTAAATCACCCTCAGCTTCGACGATCAAAAATTTGCTGTAGTTATCAGATCCTTGAACTTGGCTTTCAACAAAACTTTCGATTCTTTCAACTGAACCTTGCGTCAATTGTCCATTTGAGCATAAAATAACCATCGAAGGTATATTGTTGTTTTTGAAAGTGACATAGTTGATTTCTTCGGCCGCTCGATCTCCAAAAATTGAAAGCAAATTTCCAATGTAACGCGGTAAACCATACGGACTTCTGGCCGAGTATAAATCAACATGGATCATTTCGTTTGCTTGTTTTTCCCACGGAATTGTTTCGTCCACTTCGCTTTGTGGATGACCGGTTTCAGCCTCGTAAACCCTTTCATCACCAAATTCTTTAAACCATCGAATCCGATCGCCCGGTATAATGTCTAAATTCTGGCGCCTTGATAATCTCGATTGAACATATGTTCTAAACCTTCTCCATTCTGTCAACTTCACAATTTCAACAGAACCATCTAATTGCAATTGATAAGCTGGCCTTATAGTTTTTACTAAATCTTTATCTTGTCTACCAAGTCGAACTTGATAAGCCGGTATATGTACAAAACTCTGTATGTCGCCAGAAGCGCCGCGCACAACTTCAAAAAAACAATTTCCAGTCGATTCAAGATCTTTTCTCCGCCTTCGTCTAAAATTGACAAAAGACTCAAACGTGCAATTTGCAAAAAAGTTTTCAAGACGAACGCGCTCTTTTTTCATTTCTTCTTTGAGTGAATCGGGTAATTTAACATCAAGATTGTTTTTCGTTCTGGGAATAAACCTGTGGCCAAAACTTTCAATATTGATCTCCATTGCCTCAATACATTGAGACAATTCGCCACTATGTTCAAGCAACAAGGTTAAACTAAGCGCGTCAAAAGGCATTTCCAGAATTCTGCCACTTTCGCCCAATTGATAAAGTGGATCATCGTCTGCTTTTTTCGATTTACCATCTTTAACATCATTGGTCGACTTTCTCACTTCGACAACACGAGCTCTAATTGCTCTTAATGCGCTTTTGTTTACTTCGTTACTATCAACCGTTCGATCGCTTGTTTCTTCTGTCTTCTTTGTTGTATTCTTTTCCATTTTTTCACCTTAAATTAAACTCGGTTCTTTGGGTCTGCGTCTTTTCTTTTTGGTGTTTGCCGCTTTAAATGCAAGATCTAATGCATCAAAAAAATCTCTTGAACCCTTTGCATCTGGGAAAAGCACAAGTCTTTCAACTGCAATGTGTGATTTCCCAGTTTTCTTGAAAAATACGCGTTTATCGTCGAAATCGGCCGATCGTTTCCAAGCCCGTGTTATTTTGTCTTTCGTTTGTTTTTTCGGTTTTATCCTAAGTGTTTTATCTTCGTCTTTTAAATTTTGGTATTGCGCATCTTGATAGGCATTTGTTTCAATAAGTGTTTTTATTGGATCCCATTTTTTATAATACTTTCTGATTTTTTTCGTTTGAACGCTAAATCTGATTTTACCTTCATAGAAATCCAAGATATAATAGTTATAGTTTGTATCAATACCAATAACCACAATTACAAAATTATCATGTTCTTCTTTTTCGCCAATCGCCAAATCAATACCCATATAAATTTGTAATTCTTTCGGTATTTCTTCGTCTTCGATTACTTGACAATCATCATATTGAAAAACCTTGCCTTTCATCGCTTCGGTATCGCAAAGGTATTGCGCCCCGAAAATTATCAAACCGGATTTTTTAAGCTTTTCTAAAAACCACTCCGGTGGGTGTTTTTCTGGCCACGGACTTTGGCCTTTTTCGTTTAAAGCTTTAATAATTTGGTGATGGTTTTTAAGCTCGTTTGCTATAAGATGACCATAAAGATCATCATAGTGAAAACGTGTCCCTTGTTTATGGTGTTCGCCTCTATGAGGGACTGAAGGATCGGGCGCCTCTAAAGTTGGTTCTAATGTCTGATAATAAAACGTCTGTGTTTTTCTTCTCATATGATCGGTTCGTGAATTCGATTCGTCAACCAAGTCGTCGGAGATCAACACGTCATAATGTTTAGAAACAATTGTACCATCAACGCCAACACACGTTACAGAAGCTTCTTTTGTAAATTTAGTTCTAGGTAAAACTTCGATCTCTTTTTCATCCCATTTTGTTGTAAGTTTTTGGTCATAATACGGGCCAAAAACTTCAGTCAGTTTTTCATTTTGTGCAAAATGGGTTTTAATTTCTTTTAAAAACGCCATTGCGTTAGTGGTAGTTTTTGAAGCGATTAAGATTCTAAGATTTGAGTTTTTCAACAACAAGTGAATCGCTTTTGTAACGGTACACATCGTGCTTTTGCCGCTGCCTCTGTATACCAATTGTAAATTTTCGGGATGTAAAAACTGAAATTGTAACAAAGCAAGATGTAAAGGTTTTACTTCATATCCCAAAATCTCGGTTGCAAGTAAGTCAATCCGATCATTATCAACTATTTGTTTTTTCAACCAAGCGTTTTCAGTCGTGATCGATTGTTCATAAATCTCGATCAATTCCGATTTTTCAGCCCTCTTTAAACGCTTTTTTCCAACGACTGGTAAACTCTCGTCAGACCTACCTTGATCCAACGAAGTTGTGGAGTCTAATAACAACATTTTTTGTTAATAGGTGTTTGGTAAGAATTCAGATCCGCAAACGTAGATTTTCGCCGAACCGGCCGCAAGAACATTGACAGCTACCATCATGATCCGCCCGTGACAAGAGACCGTGAATTCATACGGAATACCAGCACCAATCCCCGCTTTAACGATCGCGGTATGTTCTTTTACAAACAAGCTTGCACCTGCCGACCACCAACGAACTTCAACAGTTGGGTTAGCTGTTGCGGTTGGCACAACTTGAATCAGCGCCGTTTGATAGTGGCTCGTGTGAATGCCCTTGTCGATTTTGTCAAAGACAGCATCAACCGCCGCAAGGCCCTCTCTGTACAAAACATAATTCGGCGTTTTGTCGATAGATATAGGCATTTCTCACCGCCTTTCGCGAACCGGTTTTTACTCGTATGCCACGTAACGGATCAACTCACCATCGACATTCAGATCAGTGTCTGCGCCGATTGTGAAGCCGTCTGACAACGGGGTGATACCGTCCGAAGTGACCAATGATATGGTCCCGGCCGTGACCGCTTTGAGCGCGCTATCATCGGCCATACCTTTGACCCATTTTCCGGTCGCAAGCCCGCCAATGTTGAGCAATTCAACAACCTTTGGTTTGAACGTTACCGTTCTCACGTTCAAATCCGCGCCTGTCCCTTTGATAGAACCTACCGCTACTCTTGATACTCCACTGCTCATTTTACACCTTCCTTTGTGTAATTGCCCTTGACAGTTGGACGCCCGAACAGTGACGCCAACCTGCAACCTTTTTGGCCACTGGGGCAGGTTGAAAAACAAATGACAATAAAATTCTATACGATTTTTTGTGAAAGATCTAGTTTTAGATGAAAAACAGATTATATCTCGTCTTTACGTGCCCCAAACCTTTGAGCCCAACGACGAATTTTTGCCGCATACCACGGCGTTGCGCTACCCCGCCAAAATAACCACGGCTCTTTTGACGGCCCGTTTTTAGATCGCGTCCAAAACGCCCGGTTTCGAAGTTCGCGCGCTGTTTCATTACATCCGTAAACCAATTCAATTTGTTTTTCATACGATTGTTCTTCGCTGTAAAAACGAGACAACATTTGACCAACACCAAGATCGAAACCAGTTCTATAAAAATATTTTCTCATTTTTGGGTGATTAACCGCCGTCAAAATCTCCTTTTCAGTATGAGAAATACACGCTTTCCGCTTTTTGATAATACCAAGTTCATAAGCTTTTTTTCTTGGATATAAACCAAGCGCACAACGATCAAAAAACGACTCATTTGCAACAAGCCCTAACATTCCCCACGGATTCAATTTAAAGCTTTCGTCACTAATGTTTTTTACACTTCTAAAAATTTGAACAACATATAAAAGAGCCAAGTTCTCAATTTCTTCGTCTGTCTCGTAAGCTTTTCCACATTCCCACCAAACACCATACCTCTTTTTCCACTTCGAAACACCGGCAACCGCGCGCCCAATTACTTTTATTTCATCCAAAGTGAATTCTGCTTTTTGGTTTTTTGCCTTCTGAGTTTTGTTAAAAGTTTCTTCAAAACAAACTTCTTCAAATAAACTTGAATTGGTTTCTTGTTCGGTGTCCAACCATTCAAACGAAAAATCAAAATCTTCTTCTACTTTTAAATTTGATTTGTAAGTAATTGGTTTTTCGTTTTCGCAACTTGGCAAAATCAAAAAACATAGAACCGCAATAAACGTTCTTAACATTTTGTCCACCTTCCCTTTTTGTGGTTTTAGTAACGTAACAACGAACGGGGCAAACCTTGACGAAAAGAATTGTAATAATCTGCAACTAGATTTTCAAATTTTTCATGATCAAGCCCACCCGGGTCCCATTTGTTCTTTGAACATTGGCGATGAGTGATCAACCCAACCCAATTTTTAGATTCTTTGATAACTCCAAGCGGGATATGGCCATACTTACCCCGAGGAAACACCGGAGCACGCCCATAAGCCCCCTCGAAGCCGCCTTTTCGTTGATGCCCTATGGCAACCCAACATCCCGCATAAAGGCGCGCCAAAGCGTCTGTGACACCTTCTGTAAAGGCAAACACCTTGCGGTATTTTGAATATACCAGTTGTTCGATAATTTCATGAGGCATGTTGTTTTTTTTGAGGTTGTTTTTTGGTGAATAATAGCCCGGATCGCCATTTTTGCCCTTCCAAGCGCAAGGGAAGTGGCACACCTCGATCCCGATCGAAGTTGGGTCCATTCCGCCCGCGTGTTTTGTGAGCCAATCACAATCAACAAATTGCCAAATAATCGGCCCCGCTTCGAGGCTTCCCACAGACCTTGCAAACTCGTCTAATCCAAAGTGGACCGATAGCCTACGTTGGTCCCATAAAACGCCGTACATAGTGCCTGGGTCGCGTCTGTCTTGGCCTGCGTGATGAATCAACAGCTGTTTGATGTTATCTACCCCGTTTGGTCGCGTTTTAATTCGCAGCGGCCGCTTATAACCGTCATAACCTTGTTTTTCATCCCAAGTAACAACCCGTGTCCCGATGTCATAGGCACAACGCCCAAAAATAAAAGCCATTGTTGGATCAAAAGAATCGCCCGACAGGTTGAAAGCCTCACACTTCATCTTGATCACCCTTTCGTTTTTTCTTCTTCTTTTTTTTCTTTTTTAACACAGCTTTGCGCTTTGGGTTTATCTCTTCTTCTTCGCCTTCTTTATCGTCTGATATTTCAACCGTAGGCCCATAATGCAAGTTTTTTGGAACCCTTAATTGGGCCATAGTTTCAGTTTTTCCCGTTGTATATTTCGCAAGTTTTCGATACTGTTTAACAATGGTTTCACGTAAATCGTCGGCTGTTAACTCGGCAATAACCAAACCGTGTAAAGATTCTTTCCGTTCAGGAACTTTTCGGATCACTCCACAAGCTTGACCTTTTTCCATAATACGATCGTGAATATCGGAGCGCAACCGAACCGCCGCAACAACCGCCGCAAGATTTCTCGAATTGCCGTCAAATTTTTCTATCAAGCTGTTTAAAGTGTGAACATTTTTCAATTGTTCAATCATGTATTCAACATATACATGTTCAACCGGTTTGCCTTGTAACTCGAAGGTTTTCATTTCGAGCAAACGACTTTGTAAAAACGAAAGCTCAGAAATATCGTAACCCATTTCATCTGAAATGTCTTCAATCGACTTGCCCTGAATGACCAATTCAAGAAAAGTCGAAACGGTCTCGATTGCCTCTTTCTTTTTCAGTTTCATTTTTTTGGTGGTATGGGGGTAGTATCCCAGCTTTTAGCGGTCATTATTTCCCCGGGTTTGAGAATTAACACCGCTTGAAGATCAGAATTTGGAAGGTAACAACTTTGAGTAACAACGCCGGTCCCTGCCGTGATAACAATACCATCTTCGGGATATACACCACCGGTAAAGGCAGAAAGCGAAAGACACTTCGAACCTTTCTCGCCCGCCAAAACACGCTTTAACGTTATTTTAATTTTGTGATGATCTTGCACCATTAGCAACAACCGATTTCTTCAAAACTTTTGATCATTAAGAAAGCTTTAGGCTCTATTTTCTTCAATATTTCCCAAGCTCCTTTTTTGTTTTTAGCTTTGATCTCGATTCTACCCCCGCCAACTTCGAGCGCAAAAATGGCTCGGAAAGTCATTAAATCAGTATCTTTTTCTTTTTCAGAACGCATTTCGCGCCTCCTTTCTACTACTAAAGATAACAGTTTTATTTCAAAAGTAAAGAAAAAACTGTTTTCGTAATTTAATTTAGTAGAAAAAACGTTACAAAAATGCAAAAAACGTACAACAATTTCAACACTTTACCAATTCAGATGATTAGAAATTGCTTCGAGACCAGAAATAAATGTCTAATGGGTCAAGATTTCACGTAAACGAGCTATTTTAAATTCATCGTTTGTAAGCTCATTATCAAGATAATCGAGCCATTCATCAACAGAATCTATCGCCTTCAACTCAACAACCGGGCCGATGGTTGCTTTGAAATTTTTGAACTTATAGCGCTTCAATTCAGTGTGAAAATTTGGTGGTTTTCCAAACTGTTTTTGAAGGTCTAATTTGCCGTTTATTTGATCGATTGTATAACGAGAAATCACAACGCGTATTCTACAGTCAATATGTTTTGTGAAAATTGAGCCTTTCAGACAATAGTACCAGATACCATTTTTCTTGTCGTATTCTCCAAGAATATATTTTGGTGGTAAAGTTGTTTCTACAATATCACCACCAAGCAATATTCTACGTGTTTTACTTTTCTTTTTTTTCACAGCGATCAAACCCAAACCAAAAACGATTCTGATTTTTTAACCACTTTGTATTTAGCGTTTAATTTGCTTTCCTGTTTTTCTCATCAACTACAAGGCCAAGATCGTTAAAACTGGAGCCGATGGTTGAGAAAATTATCGCAACTTCGTCCGATATTGACTGGAATTTATCGGCTAACAAAGTGAATCCGGTACAAAAAAAATCGCAAACTTGCAAGATTTCACCATCGGTTAATTCTCGCCCGGTTTTGTGTCTGATTCCATAATCGCGCAAACTTTCACGCAAACGCGCCAACATCATTTCTTTTGTATCGATTACCACGGTTTTACCTCCAACCTGATTCACAAGTTATAAAATTTTTTTATGCTTGGATCCAATTTTCGTTAAAAAAACTATTTGGTAAAAGATCAAAAATATCTTTTAACACATCTGGTTTTTTCAATATATAGGTGAAAAAGAGACCAATTAAGCCAGGGCTGTCTGTATTCATAATCGAGATCAAAGCTTCATTTGTTACAGCGACACTTTCAAACGTTAACGTTTTTTCAGTGGTCCACATATCCTCATTTCGGTAATACTGCCAACCTTTCTGTATCAAAACAGATTTGATTCGTTCAAATAGATCAATTTGCATTTTCCCCTCGATTTCAGAAGTCAATAAAAATCACGAAACCTCTTGATAGTGCCCGGCGTTAACCGGGCTAGTAGGAGGTTTTTTCACAAAATGGCTTTCTGTAACAGATCCAATATAGATCGGTTTCGATTACAAGTCAATAAAATTTCTAATTCAGAAGTCAACAAATTACTTTTATCTTCTTTTTGGTTTTTTCTTCGGCGGTTTGGGTTCAACCCATTCGGGCTTAATCTCAGTTTCCTCGACAACCTTTGTTGAATTTGTTGCTTTTCGCAAAGTGTCAAATTCACCGATCGTTGTCTTTTTCTCTTTGTCGTAAACTTTAAATTTGCCATTTGCGGTTTTTGTAATTCTGTGTTTTTCGTTATCACAAAATATTTTTGAATTAGTTTCCAAAACAAACCTCTAACTTTCTCCACCGTGTAAAAGTGGACAAGGGTTTTTCAAACCTTCAACATGGCACATTGTACAAACTCGTTGTTTGAATTGCGTACACGTATCCCAAGGATCAACACATTTATCGTATTTCTCGCTTTCTCGGCAACGGCAAGTATAAATAACTTGCTTTTTTCCCTGTTCGACAAGACAAAAAGCACAGTCAACACAGTAAATTCTCTTAATGTTTTTAGACATTGGAAGGGATTTTATCAGATTCTATTTCACAAGTCAAGAAAAAAGTTCTTTAGTCACTGCCCACGTTTTAGCCTTTACGGAAATAAGACTTTCTTCGGCGTCAATCATCTCGGAATTATATCTATACCTAGAAAACAAAGCACGATAAAGATCAACAACTATCTTTTGATAACCATCGTTTTCATAAATCTCTTTTACTTCATTTCGATTTTCACGCCTATCTCGCAAAGTGTCAATTCTACAATCCAAAAGCAAAGATAAATCCGGCTCTATATGCCCCCGCATTAAAGGAGATAAACCCTCTAACTCTTTCCATGAACTTGAAAAATCGTCTTTGACAGATTGATAAACCAGAGTTGAAAAGTAATAACGATCACAAACAACCATTTTGCCAGCTTCGAGCGCTGGAATAATTCGGCGTTTTGTGTGATCGATACGATCCGCAATAAACAGATAAGCCATTGCCAAACCTTGCGAAACCGTTTTTTCACTTCGTAAAATTTCACGAATAAAAACACCAGTATCAAAATCTGATGGTTCATGAGTTAACACAACAGACCTTTTGCCAAATTTAGTTTCTAGTTTATCCGTTAAATAATTCGCAATCGTCGTTGTCCCCGCCCCGTCTGCCCCCTCTAAAACAATAAATTTCCCCCTTACCATTTTTCACCCCTTTTATAAAAAACGACGGCCCTTTTAGAGCCGTCGTCCCTCACTGTCAGTTTTCGAAAAAAATATTTTTTTGAACAGTGCTCGAAACACGTCACTGTTTTTATAACGGGTTTTGTTTCATACGCTTCTCAGGTGTCTGGCAAGGGGATAGCACGCCACATATAAAAGGTTGAAGTCAAGTGTACATTTGTGAAAAACGTCTCTTGAGCGCCCGTATGAGAGCGCGTAAAGACAACTAGCGATTGACCTTGGACTCTGGTCATGATTTGATGTTATCCGACCCTAAAACAAAAGTCAAAAAAGTTATATTTTTTACTTGAAAATTGGCGACACCTGCGGTATATTTCCTACTGTATCTTTGGTGTGTCTGAAATGTACCCGCCAATTCAAAAGCCTTGGGTGTTGTGTCACCCAAGGCTTTTGTGCTTTTGGGCTATTCATTTTTCTATTGACAAAATAGAGTATCTGATACACCATTGTTTTGTAAAAGACAGCTTGGGTGCGTCCCGGGCACGATACAAGTAAGGGGAGGCGTTTAGCCTCCCCTTTTTATATTGATGGAGGGTGTCATTCGTTGTGTAGTGAATGTAAAAGATTAAACGACGCAGGGAAATAACAATTACGATTCCATTTTAATACAATGGTCTCGAATTAGCTCACCCAGAAAGCTAACGGATATTCCCCATTTTGCTGCTAGCTCAGTAAAAGTTAGTCCTGTAGTATATCCGTCATTGAATGACTTAGCTCTCATTCTGGAGTTAACGGGTTGATCGTGTATTTCGAAACATAGGATCTCTCCGAAAGAACCACCACAACCCGTTGGTTGGCGTTTATACGTATTCTCGACGTGTTTTCTGAATTTTTCAATCTCGATATTCTTTTTCATTTTTGTTTTATCTCCCTAATTTACAAGATACAATTTTTTCAACTTTCTTCTTTTGTTTTACCGTCTAACACTTTCTCTAAAACCAATGAATAAGAATCGCTCAAACCCCTTGAAAAATGGAGTTGACGATCCCAACCAAAAAGATTTCGATCTTTACGTTGTTGCTCTTTCGTTTTTTCTTTTTTGGTTTTTACCCTCGCTCGTTCAACTTTTATACCCTCGTTTTCCATCCAATTATCTGCAACTTTGTTAGAGCAAATAGCCAACGCAGTACATTTTGAATTTTGTCTAATTTTCAAAATTTCCAAACGTTGATCCAAACCGTATAAAATGCCCTGGCGATATACGCTTTTTGCGTAATGACCTTTACCATGGTAATTTTTTGTCATTGTTTCAATTTGTCTCAATAAAGATAAAAAAATACCGATCGCGATTTCGGTGTTTAACACCAAACCATAAAACAAAAAACTAACATCTCTTTTACGCACATATTTTCTAGTAACAACTTTTATATCTAAATATTCGGCAACAACAGCGGCAACAGATTTTTTCCATTGGGCGATCTTTTCTCCAACCGTCGCTGTTTCGCTGTAACCGCCCTGAGCCCCTTTGTGATCCTCGACAGACTCAACATCAATCATTGTAAGGTTGTGCTTTTGCAACAGCGCCCTGGCTTGCTCTAGGGCGCTTTGTGCCTCTTCTGGGCTCGGGTTGTTATCGGATAAGGCGAACAGTGCCGCAACCCGTTTCAAAAGCTTCTCACTCATCGGCCGTCTTCCTTGCTTAGTTTGGTTTTTCTTTTTTCTCGTCAAGTAAAGCCTGTGTTGCAACATAGAGTTTTGCCGATTGTGACAAAAAGGTTACAATGGCTTTAAAGATTATGGCAAACTTATTTCTGTTTTCGTAGTCTAAAATAATGTCATAAGACCCGATATGAACATCACAAACGTCAATAAATACCGTAATCTCAAAATCAAAAACTAAAAGATAAGTCCCATTTTCGTCAAATCCAGCTGTTACAGACGCGTCAAGATCGATTTTTCGCGGTTTTTCGTACAGTGTTAATTGAAAAAAAGCGAGCAAATTACTCTGATCATCGGTCAATTGTTGTTCAACAAACCCAAGCGGTTCCAAAATTTCGTTTGGTGTAAACGATGGTTCTTCTTTTTTGAGCTCATTTTCGACCTGTTCGGGCGCCCCGCTATCTTCTGACTTTTCTTTTGTTTTTCTGTTTTCGTTCATTGATACCTCCATTTTGTGAGCTTTACACAATCCAATTTATAAATCAAGAAATGTTTCACGTGAAATGTGAAACATATGTTAAGAAAATACAGATATATGAAAATAAAAACTGTTAAATATCATCTAAATCGTTAACAGCTAAAGCACAATCGGAGCAAATATCCGCTACGTTTGGAGATAAAACAAGGCTTGTATCAACAATCGAGACTCCACAAAACGCCTTGCCACGGTGCCCAGTCAAAAGAAATAGGTGTGTTTTGCCCCGCTTTGATTGACGATAAACAGCGCCTTTCACAATCGCAAATTCTGGTTGTGGGGTTTTTTCGTGCTGGACAACAATACAGATTTCCATTTCTTCGCCGGTCAAACGGTTCAATACCATTTCTGAATTTTTAACAAGCTTGTTTAAATCACCCCCATTTTCGGCAAATTCGAGCAACCCCGCTTTGAAATCTTCGATCGCGCTGCGCAACGCGTCAAAGTCGATTATTTTAACCCTTGCCATTTAAACACCTCCATTTAGTCGAACACCTCTTGTTTGATTGTATACCTGTTTAATTCAGAAGTCAACCGAAAAACGACATTTAAATTAGAAGAATTTTAACCCTCTGATTTAGCTTCGCCGAAACTAAAAAAATTAACGAGTTGGTTTTTCCCCTTTTTCCGCTTGCTTGCGCGCCCTTTCAGCAACCCTCGAAGCTTCTTCAACCGTCTTATATGAGCCCAAATAAACGATTTCACCACCGAAATAAACTCGAACAATATAACTATTTCGATTTCGAAATTTTGAAACATTCAAAGGCAGATCGCGCTTACGTCGAGAGGAATTAAAGCGATGAGTTACCCAGCGAAGATTTTTGAAAAAATTATTCTGCTTATTCTCGTCGATATGATCAACAATTGCGCCCTCAAACCAGCCGGAAACGAAAGCTTTTGCAACAAGTTTGTGAATAGGCACTTTCTTTTGCTCCCCAGATTCGCTTTTTAAATTGGCAATTTGATAACCATTATTGATATGAGGAAATATCCTCGTTTCCTTAATCCCGTACAATTTATAAACTTCTCTCCTAACTGTTCCAAAGTTTGAAATTTGATAACCCGGAAAGCTTTTTATGTTTTTTCGTCTTAGAATTTTCATGAACAGGTTTTAACACTCTTTAACTAAAAAGTCAAAACGCAATTTATATCGAAGGTTGAAGCGGATGTACAGATTCTAAATGTAAACAAGCGCGCGTTGCAATATTCATTCCAAACTATTTATCAACATGTGAATTAAACACAAGATATCCACAAGGCGTTTTAACGACCGTTTTTTTAACTCAACCCCTGGTATAGGTTGACCCGTTAAAACGCCTTGAGAAGGCGCACAAGGCCCTTGAACTCGTTTTCAAACACAAAGCCTAACGCCAACAAAAATAAGCGGTTAATTCGGACGCCGAAACGGATGGACAGATTCTAAAGGATAATATTTACAACACGCGTAGCAATTTACGTGCCAAAGATTATCCTGACTTGTGAATTACACAGAAATAAAAAAAGGCGCCCCTTTCGAAACACCTTTAAACCGGGATGAAATACGATTTTAAACGGACAAAACGCCAATCAAGGCCCAACATTTTTCGACGTATTTTGTACCATGCAACTCGATTTCGATATACTCGGCGGGGTAGTTATTACCCAAAAAAGATCCCAATTCAAGCGCTGCGCCCAAACATTCTTTGACCGTTTCAACGATAGAAGTAATCGAAACACCTTCCCAACAACGCGCAAGTTGCGCTCTTTGGAGTGACAAAAGATCGATCGCGTTTCGTAATTTCGAAACCTTGAGGCAAAGCGCTTTATCCTCGTGTAACGATTTGCGCCCTTGTTGGATACCAGCCAAAGTGAAATCGGCCGACAATTCGAACAGTATTTTTTTTATTTTGTCGTTCATCGGACACCCTTTCGGGGAGTGTTACCCCCCCCGTTTGCAGTTTTGGTTTACAGGCTAGCTATGGTTTTTTTCGCCTTCAGCTCTTCTTCGACCACGAAAGCTCTTTCGTACAAATTCTCCAAGGCAACCTTCGGCCTGCGAGCTATTCGCTGGACATGGATGTGATCTCGGGCAGGTACGTGGTCCAACTGATACAAGACCTCAACAATATACTGAGCCATTTCGATTTTTGTCATTTTGTTTTCTCCCGTGTTTTGTGTTGCGCTCATACTATAAAGCTTAATCATTCTAATTTAGATGTCAACCGAAAAACGACATTTAAATTAAACAGAAGTGGTTTTTTTCTTGGCACGTGAATTGCAATTTAGATATTATCCTTTAGGATCTGTTTATTTTGGCAGGTTCATTGAAGCTGTTGAACGGGTTCAACACCCTTGTGCGCGCTCCTGTTCGACTCAAATCCCCATGGTTAGCGCAACACAGGAGACAAACAAAAGTTACCACAGGGGCGCGCACAAGGGCGTTGAACGCTATTCGTTCGAAGGAATAGAACCTTTGATCGAGAGAATCCAATCGCGTCCATGACCCATATCATCATAAACCAACACATGACCGGGAAATTTTCTCTCGACATCGCGCAAAAAATTAGGGTGCGGTACTGTTTCGGCCCATAGACTATCCCTATAAATCGGATCGTGAGCGAGCGCCATACCGGAAGCTTGTCCAAGAAAAGCAAAATTGTTGATCGGTTGAAACCACCTTTGGTTGTGATCGAATTTTTTAGGGTCGAAAACCTCGATTGTTGTTCTTTTTTCTTCGACAGTATTTTTATTATTGTTAGTGGTGTTCATTTTACTTGCTCCTTTGTGCATTATGCTTTTTTAGCTGCTTTTTTATAACCTTCGAGATAAACAAACTCATCGAAAAGCCCACCGTAAAGAACTTCTTCTTTTCCGGTGAATTGTATTTTGTCACCCTTGAAATAACCTGTTTCTCCTTTTTTCATTTTAACGTTCATTGTCTTGCTCCTTATTGTTGCGCTCATATTATAAACTTAACACAGCTAATTCAGATGTCAAGAAAATTCTCACTTTTATTTTAAAAAAAATTATTTTTCCTTTGGCACGCAGATTGCAATTTAGATATTATCCTTTAGGATCTGTTTATCTCACTTCCTTCTCAGAACCTTTGTGCGCCGTTCTAACGGCCGTTGTGTTTAACCCTTGCCCGAGTATGCGCCCGCGCGCGGGCGCGCGCACAAGGGCGCCCTGGACATTCTGCAAAGACAAAGAGCGCGGTTTCCCGCACCCTTTGTTTGCTTTTCGAAATTGTTTAGATTGTGCGGATTTCAACTTTTTTGAATTTGATGTGCGAAGCAAAAGCAATTTCACTTTTGCTTCGGGTCAATTTGCCACGAACATCGATCCAGATCTCTTGATCTTGGTTAACCCCATCACCCGAGACAACTTGATCATAAGCTTTATTTGCAACGCTATTCTCGCCAACCTTGAACCAAAGTTTTTGTGAATCGGCGTTCAAACAAGTGAAACAAAAATCAGTGTTACCAGTGTAATCATTCTCCTTTGCTCTAACGTTTACCACTTTGAACCAACCGAAATCTGACATTTTTTTGATCGGTGCACCGTCGAAGCCGGCAACTTTCTGATCGGTCCGGTCCGATTCTTTGGCGCCTTCGAGGTTGACAAAAGCGAGGTAAGCAGCGACACCAAGCGGAACGTCTTCTTTACAAGACAACCAAACAACCATGTTGCTGTTGAATTCAGACCAACGGCGCTCGTTAGCGCGCTCGAAATGAGCCCTAAGCGCCTTCAGACCGCCGTTTGTAAGCTCTTTAATGCGCTGAGCAAGGTCTAACCTTGAGCGGTCCATAACGGCTTTGATGGATTTGTAAGACTTACCCTTGCTCGCGAAATAATCGGCGATCAAATCTGAAGTAGCATAAGTCATTCCTATATCTGCTTTTTTTCTTGAGGTGTACCCGAGTCGAGAGATCAACAATTCGCCAACCGCGATCGACTCAACCAAATCCAAAATTCTACGACCGCCGCCGCCAAAACCGCCCAATTCATCAGGGTCCATACAGCCAAAGTTGCTTGAGAAAATTGTCATTTTGCGGACCAAGTCTTCAAGATTGACGTTGCGAAAATTCTTTGCGCAGCTGCCACCCACGATCACAAGCTCTTTGGTATCGGTGTTTTCGAGAATCATCAAACGAACCCGGTCTCTTTTGTGTCCGCACATATCACAACGTTGTGGATCCAAAGAGTCAACAACCTCTTTGGTGAATTTGAAATCGTCAGTGAAGTTGGTAACGATCCAACCCGGTCCTTTGTTTACGGCGATTCCAACAAAGCGGTGTCCAGGGATTTCGATATGATCGTTGATGTCGCAAACAACTTCAAAACCGTATTCTGTGATGTTGGGTGAATATTCGGTCCGACCCCTAACAACGCGGGTTTCGCCGTTGAAAACCAAGCGCGCATTGTTGAAAGCGCTCTTTTTGATAGTGGCCCAAAAAAGAATTGCTACCGCCAAAAAATCGAAACGATTGTACCAAAAAATTTTTCTTTCTTGTGTTACGTTTTTCATTTTATTCACCGTCGATCAAGTCAACAAGAAGAGTCATAACCATCTCAGCCAATTCAACCATGTTTTCGGCAAAGCTACTCGAAACTGTGATAATGAGGTTTCCACCCTTGTTGACCGCCGACACTTGCAAATTAAAAGACGTTTTTCCTTGTAGTGCCTTTTTGATCCGATCGGCCTTTTTTTTGTTTTTCTCGTTTGCGTATAAACTAGCGATTTGGATTTTCATTTTGCTTGCCTCTTTCATTTATTTTTTCAACAGTTTTAAGGCAAACTCTAATCCAGACAACTTGCCTTTTAAACGGCTTATCACCCTGATTGTCAAATTATTTGGTGTAGTTTGCGCCAGATCGTAATCCTTAAGGCGCCGATTAACTTCCCTCTTTTCACTTTCAATTTTGGCTATCATTTCTTCGCTTTTCATTGTCTTGGCTCCTTTGTGTGTTGCGCTGTTCATACTATAAACTTAACACCCCTTAATTCAGATGTCAAGAAAAAAACGACATTTATTTTAAAATAATTTTTACAACCTGGTTTTGATCGGTTCTTTTATGACATCCAACGCCCAACCGGGCAAGAACTGCACGGATCGTCTTCGTGTTGCTGTTTCCATTGCGTTGTAGCTTGCTCACAAGCCAGCTGTGCCCTTTCAAGGTCAACATCCGGGCCCAAGGATTGCTTTGAGGTTTTCGGGCTCGAAATAGCCTTGTAGTGTGTCTAACGTTGAGAAGCGTTCAACGCCCGAAGCGCCAAGCCAAGGTTCAAGATCGATTTCTGTGTATGTTGGAATCATTAAAAACTCCTTTCAGGAAAATTTGCGGGGTTCTCCGGTTGTAGGATCAACAAACAAGCGACCCAAGAAAAAACAATGTTCGCAGCGGTACAAACCTTTTGCTTGTTCGATTAAAATATTATTCGATCCGCAATGTCTGCAACTAGTAACCGGAGAAAAAAGGGTGGGAACTTGTTTTTTGTCTTTCGGTTTGAAAGACAAAGACAACGAAGCAAAACCGCTTTTCGTTTTAAGCCAAAGCGCGGTCAAACAAACTCCAAAAAATCCACCCATAAAAAATCCTGCAATCAAAGTTGCAATCGATTCACTATCCATTTACAACCCCTTTCTAAAATGGGCTTTCTAAAACATTTTTGCAGGCTTTAAACGCTCGCTCAAGTTCATTTCTAAAATCGGTAAATTCAAACTCGCAAAGAACACCGAAGAAAGCAGCGAGATCGTGATCGTTGGTTATCTGATCGAGTTTGTCGAGGATTGTTTTGCATTCTGCCATCCAAGCAATGATGTTATCGCGCCCGGTTATCTTTGTCCCACCGTTTGCAGCACTACCTTTAAAGCTCAATGTTATGTCAAGTTTTTTCGGATCCATTTTTTTACCTAAGTGCGGCGGCAATAGATCCAAAAAACCTGTCCCACGATGGAATACTTAAAAAAGCATATTGAGCAAGATCCCAAATCCGTTGATCGATAAACCCAGCTTCAACCAAAACTTTGCCGCTTTGTGGGTTTGTTATCCCGTTCAAAACATCAACATCAATAAAATTCTTATTTTTTTTCTTCTTTTGTAAAGTGAACTGACTTTTGATTGGATCGAGTTTCCAACCTTTATTTGACATTGCAGCTTTCAAACAATCAGAGTAACACCGCTTCACCCTTGCAACCTCTTTTGCAAAATCGATTTCTTCCCGTGTCAATTTTTGTGAAAGGTGTAGTTTTTCGATTGCTTCTATAGTCATTTTTTTGCTCCTCTGTTTATTCGTCGTTATCGTTACAACGACAACGCTCAACAAAAATCACAAACTCCGGTTCTTCGCCTTTTAAAAAATAGACGGTACCAGATAATGGATCATTACATTCACCACACTTTAGAGCAACCGGCAAATTAACAGAACCTGGTTTTTGTGGCTTTGGGATATTACGCCAAATTCGATCCAATTGTCTTTGGGCCAATTTACGTTTTTCGTTTGGCAATACCAAAAAGTTGCAACTGCTCAATACCAAATCGTCACAATCGTCAAGTTCATCATCACAATACGCCATTGGCAAACTATCTTTAACCCAAGATTTCCAATTATGATCACAGATCGAAAATTCACCAACGGTTTTTAACCAAACGCGATTTGCAATAATTACAAAACAATCAACCCCAGATAGCAAAGCGATTGTTTCAGGCCTCTCTATTTTTGGTGACTTTTCGAAAGCGCTTTTCAAAGTTGTAAAAATCATTTTCTCAAAAACTCCATTTCTTCTTTTGATTTAGGTTTAAATGATTCAACGATTTTCTTCAAATCGATAATTGTTCTTTCGTCGTCTTGTGGGATAATTTGAGCTAAAATAAAAATTTTGTCATTTTTATCAACCCCCCAAACTTGTATCACTGTAAAATCTTTTAACTTCATCTCTTTATCGCTCCTATTTATCCACCAAATTTGATTTTGGATCGCTATAAAAGTAACTTTTCTCATCAACAAAGCTTTTATAAAATGTTATTCGACCACTTTCATTCATTTGACCACTTTCATATCTAAACTCTAACGCAATATCAAAACCACAAAGCGGATTGTGTATAATTACTTGTGTGGAGTCCGGTAGAATCTTTTTGAGCGCCGTTAACATTTGGATCGGTATCGTCCACCCGTTTAATAATACCGCGTGTTTAATAGCTCTCAAATCGCCCCTATAATGTGAATTCGAACGATAAATTCTTTCTCTGGTGACAAACACTTTTAGAAAATCAATTTTGGTCATTTGGGAGATAACCCCATTAACCCTTTTGCAGTTTTCCAACCATCGAGCCAACTAGCATAACATACCAAACGACTCTTTTTACATTTTATCATCAAAAGTTTTTCGGTGTTATTTTTTATCGGGTGAACCAAAAGTAGATCGCCTTTGTGTTTTTGATCGCAAAAAGCGGCAACAAATTCAGGTAAAAACTCATTTGGCAAAACACCTAGATCGTAAATTCGATAACCCATTTAGTTTGTGTCCTTTAAATACTGTTTTTTTGCTTTTTCGATCGCGATTCTTACACTTTCACGCGCCACACGTTCAAACGTTTTTCCATAGAGATCAATCAAACCATTTTCGTCTAAACCGCGCTCAATATGTTGTTTTGTGCTCGGATCGTATAACGCCCAACCATCTTTTTCTAAACAGATTCTGAGATCTAAAATACTAGCCATTTTTCACCCTGTCTCAATTATGAACCAAGCCATTTTACATGTCAAGAAAAAAGTTAGACAATCGAGACGCCCCTGGGCGCCCCGTAAGGCGCCCAAAATTGGGGGTTAAGGTTTACCTTAGCGCGGTACATTCGGCGACATGCGCCCACAGCTGCGCCCGGCCAAAGCTATCATCTTGTTCGGCTACCAACACAGGAACTTTTGTCCCGCTCGGGATCTCGAAGTAAAGAACCAACTGACAAGATCGGCGCCCGGCTTCATTAGTCCAACGCTCGGGATTAACCGAGTAAAACGCTGAATCGGTCAAACGTTCAAAAGCGCCGGTTCCATCATCACGGGTCTCTTTGACTATTTCAATTCTGTTTTGTCCAAACATTTTGCTTGCTCCTTTGTGTGTTGCGCTCATATTATAAGTTTAACACGCTTAATTCAGAAGTCAAGAAAAAAGTGACATTTATTTTTCCTGTATCGCGCGCCACGCATCCGGTCCAGCGACAACAGCTTGGTGCTCAGCGTCTGTCAATTTGGTTTTAATACCACAACGCAAACCCATATTGCGTGTTTGGTTTCCGCCCCACCACCAAACACGATAACCGCGAGATTTCGCATGCAACCATTTGCGATCGTCGTTTTCCATAATCCACTTAACCGCTTTCGCTTTGACGATTGCCATTTCTTCGCGATCTTCTTTTCTGTTGTCCCAAATCGAAAAATAAATACTCCCTTGTGCGATAGTAATTGAAACAGTGCTGGTCTCAAAAAGACTTTTGATTTCGCGACTTTTTTTCTCGATTTGACTTTTCATTGCCTTGTCCCCTGTGTTTTGTGTTGCGCTCATATTATAAGTTTAACACGCTTAATTCAGAAGTCAAGAAAAAAGTGACATTTATTTTTGAAGATCACCCTAAAAAGACAAATGTTGTTCTAATCCGTGTATTTCCTCTAACAATGCCCGCTCTTTGCGCCAAAGTTTTTCGCGTTCAGGACCGTTTTGCATCTTCGTGTACTTCTTGTATAGTTCGGCCATTTCTTCGCGCAACCTTGCAACCTTCTTCTTGTTGATTTCTTTATCGGTTTCAGTTTTCATTTTACACCTTGTTGAACGATTTTGATAAGTCCTTCGTCGATCTCACTTTGAATTTCGATCGCGCGCTTGCGTGCAACCGGACGACTCCAAAGATGACCAATGTTGTGTTTGCGCGAACCTATAACGTGAGCATACCACTTGCCCGCGCAAGGTATGATTTCAACGTCTTTGGTGACTTTTACGCTTTCGTTTTTCATCGTTTTAGCTCCAAACCAATTCGAGCCCGAGCCCGATTTTTTTGCCTTTTTCGATCCATTGGCCGTTACTGCGGATCGTGAATTGAACAAAGCGCCCGGCAACTTTGGCCACTACAAAACGGGGGGTTTGGGCACAAATTTCATTTTTGATTTCGCTGTGTGTTACCGTGTTCATTTTGCTTGCTCCCGTGTTTTGTGTTGCGCTGTTCATATTATAAGCTTAACACCTCTTAATTCAGATGTCAAGAAAATTCTCACTTTTATTTTAAAAAAATTATTTAGGGGATTCGTTACCGCTTCAAACGGTCTAGTAGCAAAACCACATCAAGATCGTCTCTTAATTTCTTGACTTCTAACAAGTGATTTTTCCAAAACTTACAAAGTAAATTAAGTTGATCGAGATTACGTTGATTAGGAACCGCTTCGCCCCCAATCCAGCGTCCAACTTGCGACCGTTGAACGACCATAACCCGGGCAAGGGTAGCAGGATTGGGCTTGCCACCTACAAAAAGCGCTGCGCCATACAAGGCACTCATGATTAAGTCTCGATTTTGATAAATCATTTTTTCGTCTCATAGGTGTTTACCACAATCAACTCAGGCGCCCCCACAAGGCGCCAGTCTGGCCGATGTTTCTCATATTCGACTACACCCTTGTCTTGGATTTGCCCGCGCGCACCGCGCGCATCAAACGCCTCTACTTCGATTTCAAGCCTTTGCCTTTGTTCGACAACAACGGTGAACAATTTTTTTTGGTATTGACTCATTATTTCGTCTTTCTATTTTTCGTTAACAACGCCCAATTGTCAAACCCAAACATGTTAGCTATCCAATCAAGGGTTACAGTATGTTGTAATCCTTGTTCGTGTCTTTTCGTTTTCACAACTTGAGCGGCGCGCATAATGAAGATCTCCCATGAAAGATCGTCGCTTAGTTCAATAAACCTTCCACGCGTTATGTGGATTTTGACTTTCATCGTTTTTCTTCGGCAAATTTTTGTTGACAAGTAACAGAACAAAAAAACAAAGGAGCGTGGACAGGGGAACGAAAAATAACCGGTTCACCGTCGATTGATTTCCCGCAATGTTCGCAAGTATCAGAATCGCGGGATTGTTCCGAACATTTCGCCGAACAAAAATCAAAACCATCACGCGATACGCGATTAGCGCCGATCGGCTTTTCGCAGTATTCACATAACCCGTTCAACTTACCCTCATGCCGGGCGGGCTCAAATCTGGACACTTCATTTTTTCACCTTTTTGGGATCTTGTTTCGCTTGGATTAGGGTTTTTTTTAGTGTGTATTTCGCAACAACCGCGCCCTTTGCTATCTATCTGAAGCCAAATCCGATTGGCTTTACACCAACCCAAATCGCTTTCTTCTTCTTCTTCGTCTTCTTCGATTTCAAAACAAAGGCAATTTGAACAACATCTTTCGGTATAACCCATTTCTCCTAACATCATTGTTACAGAATCGCCTTTATAAAGTCGTCTTCTTTTTTCACTTTTCATTCTGTCTCCTTTTTAAAATTACCACCATTTTTGATCCCAATCATTAAGGCGCAATTCCATTTGAAGTTCGGACTCCGGCATTAAGTGTAATTCCTCTATTCCTCGTTTGTAAAAGTCATTCCACCGATTTTTGAATCGTATGTCAGGGTGTTTATATCCAAGTATTTCAACTCCATATAAAAGATGCATATAATAATGATGGGGAAGACTGTCGACAAATGGAAAAAACCGATTGCAAACTTGAGACCATTTTTTATCGTCGCTAAAAAGATCTAAACTTATAAAACCATCACCACATTCACCCCAATGTAACAACCTACCCTGTTTGGCTCCAATCAATACCGTAGCTCTATACGCGCGCTGAACATCTTTACAGGGGTGAGCCTTGTCAATTCCATCCGGCCCCCTAGAAGCCAAAAACAAAACGGATTGTTGTTGAAGAGGTAATTGTAAACACCATAATGGTTGTATGGATTTCATTATCCCCGTCTTTCGTCTGTAGTGCGGTTCTTTAAAGCGTCAAAGTGCAATCGGGATAGTTGAACAGCTCCCCTAACCGGCAAGTGAATAACCAACCAGGTAAAACAACCGATTTCGTCAACAAATAGCGATCCGTATTGATAAAACTGGACAACGTCGCCGATTCTCAAATCGCCAATATCAACAAACCCGCGTGCTATCCGCTTCTCTTTGTCTTTGAGGTTGCCTAGTACATCGTATTTTTGTGGAGCTGCAACTAACTGTTCGCGCTGCAAATCAGTGGCGTTTTGCAGACTCATCGCCCGTTCTCTATATTTAGTTTTGATCGTTTGGATCGACACTTCGATCCCGTCTTTATACCCTTGAAACCATTCGGCCGTTTTGCCAAGCTCGGGCCAAACTCTTTCGACAGTTCTTAACATATCGAGCAACGTTTCCACTAAACGTGTCATTTCTTACCATCCTTTTTTGACGTAGAGTCTTTTACGCTTTCGTCAATTTTACTCATTATCCCTCACTTCACCGATAAGTGAAAAGAAGATATATCCTTTCGGTAATTTTGGTTTAACCGGATTGTCACTCATTACGGTTGATGTTTTACCGCGCAACTTGAACAAACGACGAAAAAAACCCGGCTTTTTTGCTATCAAATAAACGTAATACTTGCTCATTTTTATCCTCTGAACTTTCGACAACAACCGATTGACGAAACCTCAAAACTCTGATGATGATAAAACGCGCAAACGAGTTTGACAATTGAGCAACCTTTTTCGATAAACTCCTTATCACGCGAATAATCGCAAAACACGCAAGCGTCTAATGTGTCACCACCTTCAATGTATCCGGTCACTTCAATAAACTGCTTTTGGTTAAATGGTAATTCTCTCATTTCAAACCCAAGTCTCACTCGTTTTGGAATGAAAACGAGGTTTTTATTATCCTTTAACGGAAATTTAATTCCATCAACTCTCAAATCGTCAATTGCACATCTAAACCAAGATTCTGCATAAATCCAAGGTTCGCAAGATGGTATTTTTTCGGCCTTATCTTCACCGTAAGTTTCTTCTAATTTGTTTTTAATTTTACTTAAAAGATCATATGCTCTTTTCAAAACTTTTGTTTCGGCTTTAGACAAAACTAATTTAGATTCAATTGGTTCATCCAACAAAGATATATTTTCCCATCTCATTCTTACCACCCCTTTTTGACATAGAATCCGGCGCATTCTGGGCACTCGGTTGGGCCTGGTTTTTCTTTCCACTTGTGCCCACACCCCAAACACAAGCAAACCATTAACCCCTTTTTTAAGCACGCCCAGCAAACGCCGTTCACCTTAACGCTGTGATCGTGCTTACAACCCTTTTTTCGTTTTCGGGTCAATTAGTTTTTACACCTTTCTTTTTACCATTTGATCATACCATTCGATCAACACCTGGTTTTTGTCAGGTGAGATTATCCAATTTCTTCGTCCATCGTGGTACTTAATCATCATTTTCCCGCGCTGTGTACGATGACGTTGAACCGTACCTATTAGGTAAGGACCATCAATGAGGATTGCCACTTGTTGACCCGGAGTGAGTCGAGCTCGTGAACCTGTAGCATCACCCAAGAACAAAGTTCCCGGATTCCCGTACAATTCTTTTAAACGTTGAAGTCCTTGTTCAATGTTCATCCCTTCCACCTTTCGTTTTCAGGTCAACTATTTTTCACTTTTCAACAACCCTAAAGCAAAACGCAACCCTCTTAATTCACCTTTCCCAAACCCAACCAACTTGATTTTGTTTTCGTGTTCTCTTAAGTTTCTTGTTCCGTTGTTTTGAGTGATTAACAAACTTTCCTCAATACCAATTATCTCTTCTTCGATTTTGGTGATTGTTTTTTTGTTTTTACTAACTGCTTTAACTAGACATTCTCCACAAAACCACTGGTCATCAACCCACGTCCCCCAAACGCTAGTGTGTATCATTTCCCCACATAAACACTCTACCTTTTTATATTCAACCATCAGTCACTCTTTCCTTCCTTCTTTTTGTGGTCTTATCTTCGGACGATTAAATTTTGGTGGATCGCGCGTTTGCCTTCGTTCTTTCCCTTCTGTCAACAGCTTTTCTCTTGCGACTTTCACCAACCTATCACGCTTTTCTTTCCACTTCGAGTATCCAATAATAAACTCCGGAGTCATGAACTTTAAAAGCATATTTTCGCAGTCATTCACACCATCCATTCCACCAATTGACATCGAGCTTTCTTCTGCTAACCTTCTGAATTCTTCACATTGCTTATCGTTCATCCCCTTTTCCTTTCAACAAATCTAACGTAAAACGTAACCCGTTCAACTTACCCTTTAAACGAGCAACGATGCGCCATGATGAAAAGGCAAAATTGTCACTTTGTTTTTTCTCAACACGTTTGATCTCGGTCTCGATTTCCTCGATTTTTCCTTGTAGCAAACCCAACGCAAAACGCAACCCGTTCAACTCACCAATTAAATGCGCCGCAGTAATACGCCATGATATACGCCATGATGACTCGGATCTATTCCAAGCAGAAAGAATAGAATGCGTATCCTGCCTTTCCTCAACACGTTTGATCTCAGCTTTGATTTCCTCGTTCATCAGTCACCTCTATTTTTCGGAACTGTAAACGTTTTCGGGTCAACCTCTTTCTTCCCTTCCAACAAGTCCAACGCAAAACGCAATCCGTTCAACTTACCAACCAAACGAGCATTAACGCGCCGTGATAACTCAGTCTTGTTCCAAGTGGGTAACGCCGCTTTCTCCTTCTCACTACGTTTGATTTCAGCTTTGATTTTCTCGATCATCTCTTTAACGTTGTTCATTGGCTTGCTCCTTTTTCTCGTCTTCTTCTATAAGTTTTTCGATTGCGAGTTCATCGTCTTCGTCTATGAACTTCTCACCATCGATATATAACTTTTCGTTTTTTGTAAACTCTGGGTTACAACGACTCATTTTGGCGTTACACAAAAGTATGGGTTCCTTCTTCGCCTCTTCGGATCGTTCAATAACCGCTTTTACATATTCTACGGCCGACAACACGACCCAATTAAAACACACCGGACACTTTATGCGCCAAGTTGTAGGGTATGAATCGAGAACTTGCGCTTCCCCAAATTCGGCACACAACAAAGAACTGCAAACCTTACAAACGACTTTGAGTTTTCCTTTTGAAATTACTTCAACCATTATTTCACTCCACCATCTTCTTAAGTATCCACACCAAACCATCTAAACGCCCATTATACCAAGCCAGTTCCTTAAACGTCCATAGGCTCATTCCTTTCAACCCCCCTCGCTTTCTCAAGTATGGACACACCGAATTCATATGTCAACATTTTTCTCACTTTTCTTCGCCCCCTCCCGGCACCTCCGGAAGCTTTTTTGTTTCCCTTTCTTCGTTTCCCACGCGCGCGCCCGAGCGCGTAGGTAGGCCGAAGGCCTGGAGTCGCATTAGGGCTTTGTGTGTGCCTTTCTAACATCTGGGTATAGGGTTGGTTGTCTTAGGGTGTTAAAGCGGCTTGTGGGTTATTCTGTGGTTTTGTAGGTGGGCATTGGTTAAAAGGGGGGTGGCGGTTGGGTCGCTAGGTCGTTAAGTCGTTAAGTCGTTAGGTAGTGTCTAACTCAGATGTTGGGAAAGTTTGGCTTTGCGAGTTAAAAATTTTTTGTGAAATAGTTAGGTCTCTAACTCGATTATATGGGTTAAAAACGGCTTTTGGTGAAAAAGTTGAGCGTTGGGCGCGGCAGTAAGACATGGGTCCAGACCGCCCCCCGGCCCACATCGGATTGCCAGTGGGGGTAGGATCGATTGTGATGCCGTTATACGCCCTTCTGTGCTCCTTTCTAACCCTAGTTAATACCCACGGGTTGAGTTAAAGAGTTAGAGCGTTAGAACGGGTTTAAGACGGCTTTAACTCGAACTAAAGAAGTAGGGCGCGGTTTAACCCGCGCCCCGTTGGGGATTAGTCGAGCAGGTGTCTCCACTTATCTATATCGACACCTTGTGATTCAGCATCAATTAAGATTTCGCGAATTTGCTCTTTGTGCTGTGCATTGCTGCACCGTTGACACAACCAAACGATTTGACCCAAACACCCCACAGTCCGATCCATCTCGTCAGTGTTGCGCATGACCCGACACTTACAGCAGACGGCCCTTTTCATTCCCGTTACTCCTTTCGATTCGATTGCTGTTGTTCTTGCCATACTACTAATATAACCACCTCTAACTCATATGTCAAGATAAAAGCGACAAATGATTTGTATTATATGTGTGTATGTGCGTATGAGGACAAACGCGTTTAAACCGTTTAAAGGTTTCTGGGGTCGTGGCTTTAACTCCCCTCGGATTGGTACGTTTCTTGTTTAGGTGTGCTGCTGATTTTGAGTTTTCCCAGGTCGGGAGCGCGCCGCCTTTCGAAACTATCACGGGTCGTTATATCGGTCGTTATATCGGTCGCTATATCTATTCTTCAACTCTAACTCCCTTAATCCGTTTAACTAATCCCCTCTAACACGCTCTAACTCATTCCCTCTTAAACATCTAAATTACGTTAAACGCTATATCACGTGTATGTCCTCTCATCTGCTTTCTGTTACGCTTCTACACGTGCCTACGTGTATGCGTGTATATCGGCATATACCGAATTCTAGGGGTGTTCTGGGGACGATTAGAGGTATATGTGGCTGTTACTATCTCTGTTGTTATCGTTATGGCTCTTGTGACCCCTATGGTGCTCTTGGTGTGGTTTTTTGTTTGGGGGATTTTTGGGGGATTGTGGCGACATCTGAATTAAGTACTCGAACGAGAAACAGATCCTTTTTTTCAGTCTATTTGGAGGTTTTTGGGTTTTTTGAGTGTTTTAAAGATTTTCTGATATATGAATTAGCGTGTTAAAGTATTCCTTTAAGGCGCTGTCTATATAGGGGGAATTTCAACATGCCTGTACTCAAAAGACTAGAATAATCACCCTCATAAATTAAAGACAAGTCGTTATATCGTTAAACATGTCTGTAAGTGTCTGTAAGCGTGTTGGAGCGTTAGGTAGGCTAGGGTATACCTTAGCGTGTAATCGAGCGTTTTAGGGGATGTGTTGGTGTTCTGGGGGTGTTTTGCTGCGTGTTCGTGTGTGTTCGAATAACCGACCGCGTGTTAAGCGTGTTTAAGGAGTGCTGTCGCGCCAATCAGCGGATTATAATGCTTGTTGTATTTAACGGATACTAATATCCTTTCGTGTTTCTCATCTTCCAATACAGCAATACTACCTCTCAAACACAAAGCCGGATTTTCTTCTTTTGCGAGCTTTAGTGCGTTTTCTTCTGTTTTTGCCAAAATGATTATGTGATCGTCTCTTGAACTATTGAACTGTTCTTTCGGTTTGTCCGATACTAAAAAAAGCTTCATTTTACTTTCGTTCATCGTTTTTCTCCTTTTTTTGTTTCTGTGGTTGTTAAAACACGTTAAAGAAGACTTTGAACTTCTTTTATTCCGGATAAAGTCGCACTCGAACCGGTATCTTCTTTGATAAATTCGTAATCGAAGTCATCAGTCATGCAACGTATACAATCTGTTAATGCAGTTGTATCACAATCGTCATCAACTTCAAAAGTTAACAAAATATTGACTTTTTTCATCGTTTTTTCTCCTTTTTGCGTTAAAACGTGTTAAAGGATAGTTCGGCCGTTATACGCGTGTTCGTTGTTTTCCATATCGATGTATGTTCGTGTGTATTCATTCACACACGGAACCCCGTCCGATACGACACCGGCAACACCCTTTTTTATTTCTGCGTCTTTAAGAGCGATAAACGTTCTAATGCTCTTAAAGGCACCGTCGCCCCAAACTGGTGTTTTGTTCGCTTCTAGTGATCGGAATATATCGCCCTTTTTTATATCCTTCATTTCTATATTGACCCAACACCATTTATCGTTTAAAACTATCGTTGAACGTTCACCCATTTTACAATTCCTTTCTGAGTATAACTCGATCGTTATACATGTGTTAAAGAGTGTCACGCATCATTACGCATCCATGATACCATGATCGACATTTGGCCGTTTCGTCGATAACCGTTTATCAATCTTGCAGCATCGTACAGACACAAACCCGCCCGAGCTCGGGCCAGTCTTATCGCTTCCATTTGTGGTTTGTCTAAACCGTCATTTTGAAGCGCTTCTACCTCTTTCTTGGATATTCTTACCTGTCTTTTCATTGTTTTTTTCCCTTGTGAGGCTCCGGACCGGTCGGGGATACTTTGTAACGAGCTCGGGCCGCATTGGCCCACATTACCGCTTCTTCGACCTTCCCAAAGGCTATTGATAGTTCTCGCGAGTCTGGACAAAGCTTTTCAATGAGCTCTGCAAACTCTTTTGCCTTGTCTCGGATCTTTTGATAAACTTCAATGTCCCATTTTCCTGGGGGGTGGTAAGTAAAGTTGTTTTCAATGTTAAATCCCATTTTTTTCTCCTTTTCTTGCGTTAAAGAGTGTTAAAAAGCTCTTGTTCAGTTAAAGCGTGTTTTTTGTGCGCTATATAAGCCCTGGTCATGTTAACCAGACCGGCATAAAACGCTTCAAACGCAACAAACTCATCTTCGATTATCTCTAACAGTTGCCGTTCGGTGCAAGCGATCGGACCGTCATATTCAAGCGGCTTGTCCCAATCCTTTTCGTTTGGGTTTGGTTTGGGAAGTTTGTTTGCTTCTTCTAAGCTAGTTGGAGCTATTTTGTAAGTGGTAAACACCCGATCCGTCACAAGACTCCTTGTTTCCTCTTCTAAACGGTCGCAAACAATCACTCCCATAACCGTCAGTTTGTCCAACTGGACAAGTTTGCCCGCTTCTATGTCGTACGGGTCTATACTTTCTATCAACACATATGCCTTTGTTCCAACCAACAGTTTTTCTTTCAAATCTGTTTCGCTCAAGTCCTTCATTTTGTTTTTTCCTTTCTAGGGGTTTTTGGTCATTCTTTGTCATATTCTGATAACAACTGGCTTCGGACCTCGCTTATTTTATCACACATGTTCCTAAGTCCATTTAGCGCTTTGGCAACAACTTCTGTTTTAGTTTTATCAACATATCTCGCATAAATTTGCGTGGTACCGATAATAAACGTTACGTGAAGGTTCCATTCGTTATCAGTTTTTTGAGTTATTTTGAAAGAAGGCATTGTTTTTCATCCTTTTGAGTGTCGTAATCAATATAAACTAGCTTGATAGTTCCATTTACACCGCCGTCTTCTGTTTCTGACACTTCAAACTTGATAACCAAGCTTTTTTTAACTTTTATTTTCTTGTTTTTTGTCTTTTTTTTCATTTTCGTGTTTTTGGTCCCGATAGCGAGGCACCCCCGCCCAATTATTTCCATCGGTCGCTCTAGCAAGTCGATCAATTGCTAATTCGAGCTCTAAAACGCGCTTTTCAAGGCTCGCGATCTTCAATTTGTCTTTTTTTTCATCTTCGTATGCTATTAATTGTCTTTGCAACCGTTCATAATATCGATCTTCTATTGCCGCCCAGTCTTCACCGAATTTTTTCACTATCTCCTTACACAACGTTTCTTCAAATTGGTCTTTTTTCGGTTCTTTTGTCATTTTTGAGCTCTTTTTGTTCAAAACGTTTAGTGAAAGTGGTAAAAATGTAAAATAAACAACAAAAAGTTAACTATCGTTAAAATCCAAACCGTTCTTTGACCTTTGGCGAGCATTATTATCAAATCTGCCAAGGACTGCAAACCGCCTGCCAACATTTCATGTTGTTTTATCGATCCTATCGGCCTTTTTGCTCTTATCAGATCAATTTTTTTCATTTTTTCGACCTGTTTTTTCGTTTCGATTGCTTTTTTTGCTTGCGCTTGGCCTTTTTGTGTTTTTTCGTTTTTAGCTCGTGTTTGGCCCAAGTTATAAGGTCTCTACCGCCTTGTGTTGCTCGTGTAGCGGTTACCCGGGTGAAACCATCCAAAACCTGTTTTGCAGCGTCAGAAAGGCGCTCTGGTACCGGCTCGAACCCCTCAATCACTTTGTCTGACACTTCCTTTGTTTCTAAATGCATAAATCAACCCCTTATTTCTTTTTTGTTTTTACCTTTTGAGCTCTTGTGGACCAATACCACAGGTCTTTTTCTGGACCAATACCATAATCGTCTTCAGAATCGCTACCCATTTTAGCTTTATAACCGGCTTGACAGTCTAAATAAATTTGACCACAAAGCGCAAAATCGTCAACCGCGCAACCGCATTGTGAATCAACATTATAAAGCCCGTCAAAGCCGTGTTCTTTCAACCAATCTTTCACAATCTCTGTTACTGATGGATTACTTTTTTGTGTTTTGTCCATTTTTCGCCTTTTTTCGTCTAAGTTCGATAAAAACAACAATAATCAGCACGATCAAGTAACCAGCAACTATTGGACCTTGTTTCTTGTCCGCCAACGCCTTCAAAATGGTTGGTATCGTGCTCGGCTTCATCTTTGATCACAATCTTCGTTTGGACATTCAGCATTAATCCCGATACGCAACGATCCACACGTGCAATGTTTTTCATCCCATATGCGATTTGAAAATTTACATTCGCAAGGGTGTTTTTTACAACCTAGACAAACTTGTTTTGGTTGCGTTTTGGCCAGGGGATTCAATGTGAAATTGCGCCAATCGAGCCCGGTTTCCCCTCTATAGTCTAAAAACAGCTCTTCATTTCTTTTCATAGACCGTCCCGGGCTCGACTGTAAGGCCATATAACGCGACAAAGCCGTATTTGCCCACATCAACGCCTCTTCAACCTTTTTAAGCGCCTCAGTCCGTTCTGGGGAGCTTGGCACGGTATCCTCAATCAATTGATAGAACGCCCTTGCGCCTTCCCTCAGTGTGATGTAGCTTTCTTCTTTTAATTTTAGTGGTTTTATGGTGTCTTCATCGCTGATAATCCTCGATCTGATTTCGGCGCCTTTGGTTGCGCCCACAATGTCAAAAATCAAGCCTTTTTTAGAACTATAGTAATAAACTTGAAGGTGTTTAGCAAATTCTACCAATTGGTCTTTTTCCCAAGTCGATAAGAATTTGCGACATTCTTCTTCTGTTTCGAAAGCCATCATTTCTTGATACAATTCTTCGAAATTCGTCATTTTGTTTTTTCTCCTTTGGGTGTTCCCTCAACCTTGGTTTGATACCAGCAAACCGCTTCTGTTGGTGTCTTTATCCAAATCGGCGCTTTTCGAGTTTTTACGACTTGGGCAACGAGCTCGTCTGTTTCGTATTCCAACATTTGACCGACTATAAACAACCCATCAGGCGCCTTCTTCAATATGTATTTTCTACCGTCTTGGTCCGTTACTTCCCAAACCCTATTTTCTTGTATTATGAATGACATTTTTACCACGAAATTCGTTGTAATCGCCTAAACATACTTGCATAACCCGAAACCATCGGCTCGATTTCAGCACAAGCGTTTTTTATCGCTTCTTCGGGTGTTTCACCGATTGACGGTTCGTTATACTCATATGGTCGATCCCAATTCGGATCACCATCCCTATTTGGCATTAAACGATCCGCGTCTTCTTTCCGCGCAAAACAGATTTTATAGGAATAAAAATAATAATCTCTAACCCAACTATCGTTAAACTTAAGATCCCTTGAATAGATTTTGACTTCAATAATTTCGAATTCTACGCCAAAATCGTATTTGTGTTTATAAATGTCTCTTATATTAAGATCTGGCCAAACAATAAAAGCCGTTTGCCCGTTTCTGAGTCTTTTTACTTTTGTTTCTTCCGTTGTTTTTTCCATTGTTTTTTATCCCTTTTAATGAAAAATTGTTTTACCACCAATTATTATTTTAAATTCGTCAACAATTGTATTCGTATCTTACCACCAAACGCAAAATTTGGGTCTCAACTCCGCAAGGTTTAACCAAACCACTATAACCGGCGTCACTCTCGTTATATGGTACCTTTAAGCGCTCGTTGAGCGCCCTTAGAACGGTATCCGCCTCTTTGGGTGTCACCCTGTGGTCACCGCGCAATATCTCAGCTCTGAGCCGTGTCAGACACACCTTTTCATTAAAATCACCGATACAATGATTGACAGAACCGCAATTAGTCAAAAGTTGTAGGCCGTAAAGAATTCTCCCTCGTTTGTCGTAAAAGCGCTCTAACCATAGCGACAGTTTTCTCATTTTTTATCCTTTTTTTGTTCGCAAGTAATCGCCCTTTTTGCCGCTGTTACCCCTTTCCTATAATCTGCTATGTCTTCTTCTATTTCGGCGGTTTCTTCGGCCGTCAAAGCGTGTTCAAGGTGTTTTTCGTGTTCGGTCAACATCTCTTTTTCAAACTTGAGACAAGCTCGGGCCGCTTGCAACCGGGTTGTGTATGGCAAGTGCCAACCATCGATTGTCCCGTCTTCATTCAAATAGAATTCTAACCGATAAATCGATGGTATGTTTTTGGACCAACCCCAATCAAAATGCTTTTTTGAGATTTTAATCCAAGTGTCGTTTTTCACCTTGCGAACAAGATAAACGACAACGGCTTTTCGAGGTGCGCCAAGCAATCGAAGAATCATAGGTTTAAATGTTCTGTTTTGAATCGACCTAACGATCCACTCTTCAAACTCAATCTTCCCATCAAAGACTGAGCACAACCAAAGCACTTGGCCCTTTTTTGGTTTAATTCTTCTTACTTTCATCTTTTTTTCTTTGTACGTTTTTTAACCATTCCTAAGCAGTCCGAACACAACCCGTCCCCATTGAGCTGTGTATCTTTGTGGAATACACAGTATTTGGTATGTTGAAGTACCAAATCCCTGCTGTGATATGGTGATGGTAGTGGCAGGCAATTTGGTTTTCTGAACCAATCTTTGAGCGCTTCGCGCCGTTTTTTAAAGTCGTCTTGGTCTGTATCTTCTAATGGATCGTCAACAATGATAATTGTCTTTTTCATTCCCCTTATTCCTTTAAATACTTGTTCAGTTTGGTCTGTAATGCCTTTAAAGCCTCTAAATCGAAATAGTGACTTAACCGCTTGCGCTTGCGCTCGTCATAAGGCGCAATCTGAAAGATGTAACAATCTATTCCAACAACTTCGGCCAAAAAGGCGCTTTGGCTCGAATATCTATCCGCTTCATTTCTCCAAATTATTTTATAGGTCATTTACCTATCTCCTACTAACGCCATTTTCAAAACAATACCGCTTTTTTACCGATTCGCCACCAAAACTTTTCTCCATTCTTTCAATACGCGTTTCTAACTCGCCAATCTGTTTTTTCAAATGCTGAAATTCTTCGTCTTGCTTATCAAGAATCGCGCAAAGCCTTTCGATATGTGCAATTGACACATTAACCTTGCTCAAATATACAACATTGTCGAACAACGCTTTGTAGGTTTTACCCTCCCCGCTCATTTAAGTGCTGCCTTCCTCTTTATTTTTTTTTGCCGTTTTTGTGGTATCAATTTGACCAATTTATATTTATAATTCAAATCGTCTTTTTCAATACAGACATGTTTGGTTCTATTTATCAATATCACTTCGCCGATTTCTAACCTGTCAATTTCAACAGATAAAGAAATCGATGGTTTTTTCATTTCTTTTTTTACTTCTTCTTTTACTTCTTCGCACATTTTTTCCTCCAAAATAAAATGGTAAAAGCCGTCTGCTTTTAGAATTCTTTTGATCAATTTTATTTTTTTGCCGTACTTACTAACACCAATCATTTTTGCTATTTTGACAATGGCTTGCATTTTCAACTTATTGAGTAGTAACGTTGTTTCTTTAATATCGTTTTCATCCCTATGTATAAGACGCAAAACAACTTCTCTAATAGCATCTGGGCTGTTTTCGGTTCCAACTTCGAAATCTAGCCATTTTTGAAGGTATTCTTCAAAACCAGGTTTGTCTTTGGAAGAAACCCTTTTGAAAAAGTCCTTTAAAGTAACTTTTCTCATCCCAAGTTCTTCGGCTAAAACCTTGATCCTTTCATCGCCACTTTTCCATTTTATATATGCGTCGTATTTTTCACGCCTAGTTGCCATCTTCGCCCCCTTTTTCGGGAAAATTTTCACGATAGTGACAATCAATAGAACAATAGTGTTTCCCCTCATAAACAATATGACACGGTCTGGCCTGTTTTAGGCAATAGTGACATGGTTCAACAATCAGCGGGTTTTTAAACTCATATCGATCTTTTAAGAATTCAAGAAACAGCTCTTTTTTCCTTTCGGGTTTGAGTCGCCGATCGTGATAAATCCCGCCCGATACCGCAGTAACCAACCCGATAAAGAATTTTCCACCACATTCAAACCTTTTACAAAGGTTTGGCCGATCGTTGTAGACTGTACACCCTTCATTTTGGTCATAGAATGAGCAGACACCGTCTCTGAACCACTCGGACAACCAGTCCCGGGCTAGCTTTATGATCTGTCTATCAGAGCCTACAGACGGTTTGCAGAGCTTTGTAGGGTCAAGGCGTTCTGCTTCTTTATCTTTCACCGTGGACAACTCGAAAGCGCTACAACAATCACCGCAACGTCGACACACAAAATCACTCATGTTCTAACCCCTAACAGCTCCAATTCTTCGATCGTTACAATCGTGTTTCGCTTTCTTAAAATGATCTTGAACCACAAAACCGCTTCTTCCGGCGTTGTAATCGTGTTGGGTACTCTAATACAGTTACAGCCGTATTCACCAATATAAAAAACACTTTTATTTTTGTGTTTTTTTTCTTCAATTGTGTAACAATTTTTGCCTTGTTTGGCTTTATAGATAATCCGAGTTACTTTGATTTCGATTGCCATTTTTCACCCCTTGATAAACAGTTTTGCCGATCGGGTTTGGTTATTCTTTTACTCTTTCGCTATCCATTAAAGTAACAATTTGATTTATAGCGGTTCGCTTTCGTTTTTGGCTCAGTTTTCGGCTCATTTCTTTGACAACGCGCCGTTTTTTACCGGCCGCTATCGTTAATTGTTCTTTCAATTCTGTCAAGTATTGTAATTCTTCGTTAGTGTTTTTCAATGCGGCTTCGAGCGCCGTTTTTCTGTCTGCGCCGCAACCGATACAAACACCGCCTTTTTCAACACTTTCAAAAACAGAGTTGAATCCAGCTTTTCTTTCTTCTGAAAATAGCTTTTTCATTCGGATCAACCTTTCATTTTTTTTACATATGCCTTTTTGCCATATTCGATCAAGTAGAGGTTCCAACAAACTTCAATCTGTTGATCCGTCGCCGTTTTTCTGTCTACACCGTAACCGATACAAACGCCGCCTTTTTCAATTCCGCCGTCTTTTCCACATTGACGATCGCAAGTGTTCGGGTGACTCCATTCAAAAACGTCAAGAGGGCAAGAACCAAACCGTTCACCCAAAAGTTGACCGGCTCGGATCATAGACTCTCTTAATTTAAGGTTTATTGTGCGTTCGTCTAAATGGCTTCTAAGCGCTTCTTTTCTTCGTTGGGCCAACACCTTGTTTTCTTCAATCAAAGAGGCACAGCGCTTTATTAGACGGTCTGTGTCTGTATTCTGCTCACTAGTCACTATGCATCAACCTCTTTTATTGTTTGTTCTGAAGTTTTTTCTTCGTCGTCATCGGTTTCAAAGTTGATACCGACAAAATCAACATGTTCGATCGGCAACCTCATTTCGTAACCATTTTCGAAAGCAAACTCTAAAATAGGATCGCCCTCTTTCGTTGAAACGTCTCTTTCGACCCGAAACACTTTTTTCAGTTGAATGTTGACAATCATCATTACTCCTTTGTTGTGTCAGACAGTTTGATTTTAAGGGGGTTGAATTCAGAAGTCAACAAAAAAGGCGAGAATTAACCAAGAATCTGATCGGCGGCTTTTTGGGCTTGTGCAGCGGCGAAAACAATCATCTTTTTGTCATTTTTCAGGGTTCTCAGCCAACCGGCAATGTAGTTTGCGCTATTGTCGATCGTACGCTCAACGATCCCAACCTGGTTACAAAGAAACGCTGCGCCCAGTTCGGCTACCAATTCTTCTTGGCTGTAATTCTGTGAGCCAAAGTTGATGTTTTTGAGCCCGTCACGATTCAAGCGGCTTTCGTGACCGGTGCTGTGTACCATCTCGTGAAACAACGTCGAAGCGTGTTCCGCGTCACTATCGAAATTGCCGCGCGGTGGCATGCCGATCGAATCGGTAGACGGTCTGTAATAAGCTTTTTCACCACCGTAATTGATGACCGGGCAGTGTTCATAACCGTCTACAATCGAATCAACATTAACTATTTCAGTGTCAACTTTGGGCTCAGTCAAATTAGCGGTTTGCTCGAAGTTGAAAACCTTGAACGTTTTGAGAATTGGGAAGCGGCGAACCACTTCTTTTTCGCCGGTCTCTTCGTCAATTTCTTCTTTTTCGACCCAACCCCAATAAATGATTGTTTGGGCCTTCGAGCCCTTTTTGACGTATCCGCCTAACGCTTTGATTTGGTTGTAAGTCCCCCAGAATTTGGACTCATGACCGGCCATACCGAGCACCAAGCTATTGATCCCTGTATATGACTTACCCGATTTCAAGTTAACGGCCATTCCCCAAGGGCAATGCCAAGGCACCGTACCTTCTTCGAGTTTGGCAATGATTTTGTCCGTGATTTCTGCGAAATTTCTGTCTTTGGCGTTCATTTTGTTTTCTCCTTTGTGTGTTGCGCTGCTCATACTATAAGCTTAATCATTCTAATTCAGTTGTCAACAAAAAAAACGACCATTCGCAAGAAAAAGTAAAAAAAACTCGGTCGCCGTTAAACGACCGAGCCCAGAGAAGCAAAAACAGAGAAATTGCCAAGCTTCAACCAAAATCGTACCAAGTGAAGCCGTGATAACCTACGATTGCCTGAAAAATAAATTTTGCTCTGAAAGGGGCCAGAACGGCTCTGAACGGTCGCTTTTATTCGTCAAACCAATCTACCTTTGGATCTGGCCAAACGTCCAGAAATGCCTGTGGAGCCGCGCCAAAGTGGATCCTATCCTGAAACAGAAAGCGGTGAGTTTCTGGGATACAAGCGGCCATTGAAAAACAAAGCTGTTGATATTCTTCGAGCGCCCGAGGACTTGTGCGCAGTGCGAACAAGTGTCGAAGACTTCTGATATTCATCGTGACAACGCCCGTTGTCATAAAACACTCAGGCAAGCCATATTTAGCAACGTCGTTTTTAACTTCGCGCTCTTTGTATCCTGCAACATTTGAAATTTGTCTAGCCGCTTCGGTGTCAATTTCGTCATCGCCCGTATTATGAATCAACATTTTAATTTTGTCTAAATCTTCGGGACCAAGCCCTTCGAGTAGTTTTTTCAACGCGGCCCTTGTTGATTCTATACTGAGCGAAATTCCGATCCTTGTCCTAGACAGTTCTTGTAAAACAGTGCGCGAAAAAAACATCTCAAAAGTATAACTGATGTGTTCTAAAACACTCTCATGAGGTGGATCAAGTGGATCAAACGGACGCCCAAGCTTCAAACACCTCTTTGCGATCATGCGTTTGTCTTTCGGGCCAAAATCTTTGGCATCATCACTTGTATCTCTTTTTTCAACCGTACTTGTACACTTTCGGATCGCATGGGGCAAAATCCAAATCGGCGTATGATGCAAAAGCTTTGCATACGTTTTGTGCCTTATCGGCTCTTTGAAGACTTCGCCAATGTCTTCAACCGGCTCTTTTCCTTTTTTGTCATCCCTTTTATGGCGCCCCGGTATATCGTCAAAAATTGATATATTATTCATTTTTGATCTTTCTCCTTTTTGTTAAAACAAAAAAAGCAAAAAACAACAACCAACCAAACACAAGTAAGACTAGCGAATTGACATATTCTTTGTTCTGTAGTTTTAAAATTGTGCAACAGACGTTAAACGCAAAAAGACAAAAGGCAAGTACTAGGGCGAAACCTTCCAAGATCAACCGGTGAGATAATCAACACAAAGCAGTGACCACGACTCAAGTTGTTCTCGTTTTCCGCCGCCCGTTTGGGTTGCACTGTGTCGATCAAGTTCGGTTAACGGCAAAAACCCACTTTCGGAAATCTGTTCTTCTTTTCTTCTGACACATTTCGAAGGTAATTCGCAAAGATGAACAATACCAAGATGAACGCGCCCAACCGGGTTGGTGTTGTCGTTGATAAAAGCGATCGGCTTTGGTTGATCGTAAGTGCCAACCGCGAAAAACTCGACTTCTTCGTTGATCTCCCGCGTAAGCGCTCGTCGATAAGCATTAAAATCGAGGCTTACATCAACGCCAACTGTATCAATCGGGTTGATGTGTCCACCTATACCAATTGACCTATTACCTTTCAAGCGCTTCTCATCGGTGCCCTTGCCACGTACATATGAAAACACCGTGTGATCGTGTTTAAAAATCGCGTATGGTATAATCTGTTTTAGGTTTTCGTTTTTTTCAGCCAAAGCCCGATCACAAAAGAAAGCGTTACCAAAATCAAATATCACCTTCAACTTCTCAGTTGACGACAATCCGTTAACACCCTCTTTAAGGCCCATTTGATCCAAAAAGTTAGCATGCACAACCAAAACTTTTTCACCCCTGTGTTTGCCAATCATTTCAATCCGCCTTTATTTGTATAAGGTTAGAATATCCGCTGTTTGATGGGTTTTACTTCTTTTTGCCAGGTAGTTTCTTTTTCAGCGGTGTCGGCGATGTCGGCGATGTCGGCGGCTTTGACGATCCTTCGGAATTGGTGGTTTCTTCGTCCTTTGCCGTGCGCGGTTTGGGTCTCCTTATCCACGCCTGGCAAGAACCATCTTCGTCAACTCCGAAGATAACCAATTCTTTGAACTTTGTGCAGGCGAGATCGAAACCCTTGAACAGTTCTGGCACATCTTCTGTGTGGAGTTTGCAGTTTTCGCAAGTGTGCGGGTCTGTGCTATACCCGACTTTTTTCTTGATTTGGTTCGCAAGTTTGACTTCTTGTGGTTTCCGTGGTTTCTTTTCTTTTTCTTTTGTCATTTTCTCTGTTTCCTTTTGGTTTGTTGAAACTCAAAACTAGAAAGGTATATCATCCTTTTTTCGTTTTTTGTTTCTTTTTTTTAGGTTTGGCAAAAGTTTTTCAAATCTTTCTAAAAGTTGCACTTTCACCGTTTTCAGTTTTTCAACCCTTTTGGCAAGCCTCCTATTCGCTTTATAAGCCGCACAAAGTGGACAATTTTCATTCAAACCATTCCAAATAATAATTAAATTTGGAGCATGGTTTGGGCATTTATTCACTTTGCACGTTTTCATCTTAAACCAAAACTAACCCACACTAATTTAGAAGTCAAGATTTTTTTTGATTATTGGTCTTTTTTGAAAATCCGTTCATCAATCCTGTTTTCTTGTTCATCATAAAACCCAACAACCAACGTTTTGACCATTAACAGGTTATTAAAGGTGTGACGACTTAACAAATCACTGTCTTTCTGCGAAGCGGCCAAAGTGTATTCACCTTTACCGTATCGAACTTTAACCGTTACGGTGTCGTTTGTGGGCTCATATCCGTAATGTGTTACTTTACCAACGATCTTGATATTTGCAGTTCTGAACATAACACCGTTGATCTCTTCTTTGTAGATCAAAACCTTGGTCAAGATCGTGTCAATTTGCTCCGTTGTTCTAAACCATTTTACAGCAACCGTCTCAACGACCGAACTTTCTTCGATTCCTGGGTTTTCGTTGAGAATCCCCCAAGCTTCATCGAAAATCTTGAATTCTACAAGATTCGGAACCGCCGCTTTGATTTCGATTGTCATTTTTTTTACTCCTTTACGTATGCCAGCTGTTAACAACTGGCCCACATTTTGAAAGTTTTAAAATCTCTTTTTGCTTCAATTGTCGCCCAAAAACAGCAATTGCGCTAGGAAAAGGAGCAACCGTCATATTTTTATCATTTTCGTTAAAAGATAACCTACCTTCAATAAAACAAATAGCCGTTGCATGTTTCCAAACGAGCCCAAACCATTCTGTTTCTGTTCTGGCAGGTAAAAGAAAAACAATCATGCTACCGTGCTTTTTGGACTGTTTAACACCGCGCTCAACCCAATCGATCAACCCGGGCAAATACTTATCGAGGTGGAAACCGCGCTTTTCGCAAATCACTTTTTCACAATCCTCAACACAAGGGTTTTGGGGTAAACTATAAGGAGGATTACAAAAACTCGTTTTGTTCCACTTCTTTTTGAAAGCGCTTTTCTTCGATAACGAAAAATATTTTTCACATTTCGCGTTTTCCTTTATCGCACAAAGATCAACCTCGAAATGAAAAATCGAGTTTAACAAATCGAACAACCATTGTGGTGTTGAATATTCACCGTTACCGGTTGACATAAGTACTTTAAGTGTTTTTTTATCCATCGTCGTCATCTTTCACTGGGAAAGTAGTGCGTAGTGTGATCGGGCTTCTATCAAAAGACTTCAAAACCGAGTCAGTCAAGCCAATTCGCTCCCGTCTTTCAATCGCCGCATATTGTTCCAAAAATTCAGTCGAGTTTGTTATCAATTTGCCGTGTTTAATCAAAAGCTCATCATACTTTAGTTGCAAATCGGCAAGTTTTTTCTGCAATACTAAACATTCTGTACAAATCGACATATACCCCCCCCTACCTATCTAAACGTTTTTGTATGTTGTATATTTCGTCGAGTCCAAAACGTTCAATTAATTTTTCACCCAAATCGTGATAACCGAGTTCTTGAGCAACAACAACAAGTAAAAGCGTATAGCTTAAAGACACTTCACCGTTCAACTTGTTTTTCACTTCTTCTCTTGTCTTTTTTACAACCGGACTTTCAACAAAGGATGTTTTTACAACCGCTTCTCTTTGTTGTTTTTCAAGATTGTAAACTTTTTCGCCGGTCAATGCATCAATCGTGAAATTTTCACAACGCGGGTTTCTACACCAACGCCATTCATCAGTCGATTTTGTGCTTTGTCCTTTCACTCTTGTTTTATAAAGTGTCCCGCCGCACTTTTCACACTTAGGGTGTTTTGGGTGTACCATTTTAGACCTTTTCTATCCTTACAATTTCGGTTATAGGAATACGATCTGAAGGATCGCCGTTTAACTCGATCTCTTGCACTAGCTCGACTTTTGATCGGCCAAACGTTATTTCACTATGTGTAAACCCGGTTATTTTTGCAGTTCTAAAAACCCCGGCTTTCGTTTCAATATCGATCGTTGTCTCCAAAAGCCTTTCCAACGCTTCAAAAAATAATCCCGCCCTCATTTTGAACACCTCTTTCTTTTCAATATTTTTCTTAACCGCTCTACGATTGGCAATTCGTTATAACCATTAAAACACTTAAGGGAACAAAATTTCTTTCCTTTTATCACATCTTCACCACAATGTTGACATATACCAAGACGAAAAATCGTTAATCGACTTGTTTTAATATCGCGTTTCATCATACCATATTCATTAACCAACATATAAGGCAAATCTGGACGAATGGGAGGTTTTTTTCTGTTGTGATCAAACATTATTTTTTTGGTTTCGGTTTCGTACCTTGTTTGACATCAATCAATCTGCCAAAAGTTGGATGCCAAAATCGCAAAGCGGCTGTTTCGCCGATTATATATTTCAACCGTTTTTTATGCATAACCCTTATTTCGTCATCACCAACGCCAACTTTACCGCCGCCTTCAAGAACCATATCATAAGATCCTTTATAATCGACCATACGATTGCCAACTAAAACCATATAATCGCGAACATCCCCACCGTAACCAGCTCCAACCATACACTCATGGACGTTCTTACCATTAGGATATTTATGATAAACAGCCGTCTTTGCGCGTTCCTTTTCTTCTTCTTTCATACGTTTTTGGCGCCGTATTTCAAGCTTTTTAGCAGTAAGTTTTTTTCTCTTTTTCTTATCCATTTGCAACCTTGATCGCCATTTTAATATGCGAAACTATTTCTTTCCAAATCGTTTTATCTTTTCCTCTTCTTAGGTAATAAGAAGGGTGATATGTAACAATCGCACTATAATTATCTTTCGAAATCGACATTTCGACAATTTTACCTTTCCAAGGTTTTAAAATTGTTATTCCGGCCATATACAAAGCGGCTTGCCCACCCAATAAAACGATCACCTCCGGTTTAACGATTTGTATTAAACGCTCAATTCGAGGTCTGCATTCTTTAACTTGTTTAGGTTCGGGATTGGCGTTTCTTGGTGGCCTACAACCCAAAACATTTGACACAAAAATGTGCTTTTCTTTGAGTCCGCATTTTTTAAGCATCAAATCAAGTTGTTTGCCAGAAGCGCCAATAAATGGCGCCCCTTCAAGATCTTCTGTTTCGCCCGGCGCTTCTCCAATTAACATTATTTTTGCGCAAGGGTTACCACGCCAAAAAATAACGTTATTCCTTTCTTTGTGCAAATCACAACGTTTGCAACCGATCCAACGATCTTGAAGGTTTGACAGTTTTTCAACTCTCTTTTTTCTCTTTTTACTGGTCATTATTCCCCATTGTCATCAACTTTTGTAATTCGCTTGGAATAATCAAAGAATGAAATCTATAAAACATCAAATGTTTTCTTGTTTCCGTTCGACTTTTTTTTGTTTCTATCTCGTGATATTTGGCTTTGATTTTTATCTTTGTGAGTTTTTTGTAAAGCCGAAGTTCATTTTTATTACCTTTGACCAATAATCGAAACCGCTCGTTTTGGTCTTTCCAAGTCGCTTTTTTCTTCGCCGCTGTGATTATCTCTTCAACGTCCCCAAAAGCGTTTACAAGCTTCGCCGCTGTTACTTGACCCACACCCGGCAACCCTGGTATTTTATCGCTTGTGTCGCCTGCTAGCGCCTTTAAATCGGGAATGTAGTGAGGGTAAACGCCGTCTTTCTCCTTGACCCCGTTAACATCATAAACAACCTCTTTTGCCTTGCGTTGTGGAGATACAACCCATGTGTAAGCCGTTACACATTGGCGCAAATCAGAGTCGCCCGTATAGATGACCGCCTGATCTTCCCCCCGTCGTGTCCAGAGATACGCCAAGCGCCCCATAACGTCATCCGCTTCACAATCAACCCCTTTGTATTGCTCGATCCCGGCACGTCTCAGAATCGCTTGTACGCGCTTCTGTTGGTCATTGACTTCATCAATAAGATCGATCATTTCTTCGGTGGGTTCACCCCTGTCTTTGTAACCCGGGAAAAGCTCAAAGCGAAAGTTTCCCTTACCTTCCCACGCAACAACCGTTTTGCCACCATACCGATCCCAAATTCTAATCATTGTTGACAGGAAACCATAAACCCCGCCCGTTGCAATATGGCCAGCTTTCTTTTTAACGTGCAAATCGGAAAACGCGTCTGTTGTTCTCCAAAGCAAATTCCGACCGTCAATGATCAAAAGCTTTGACTTGTGTTTCCAAAACTTGATTGTCACTTTTTGACCCCAAGTCGATCCAATTCAAGTTTTGCTTTTGGTGTCGGTTTTGTTAATGTCTCGATCATCCCCTGTTCTCTTTTTTCTTCTTCTGTCATTGGTGGCGCATCACATAAACAACAACCGTCGCCGTCCCACCAACACTCACAATGAGTTTCGTCATCACTAACAAAACAATAACCATCTTCGGAACACCATTTACCGTTAGATAGTTGAATCATTATTCCCAACCTTTGTCTAAAAGCGAAAATCCAAGAAGCTGTTTTTCGACCAGTGACATAATTTCCGGACTGACATTCCATAATTTTTGCCAGCCTCTACACGGCACCGGTTCTAAGAAAAAACGAACATACGCCATTTCCCACTGCCACTGGCCATCAACACACCACTTCCCATATCTTTGGTGACAATTGGAAAAAACCGTCACTCCAACAATCTTTCCAAGATTAAGTTCCCGAAGGTGTAACTGTAACGTCGTTTTAACATCGGCGATCTGTGATGTAACAAGCCCACTCGGCAGCAAAGATAATGATGAAAAAATCTTTTTGGTGAAATGAAGACAATCACCATCGCGGACACAATCGACATTTGCATTAATGGCCATCGCCTTCACCCATTCCAAGCCCTGGATCACTTTGCCACCACCAACACACATTCCAGCATGAAGTAAAACAGGTTTCCAAAACATATTTGTTGGAAGTTTCCACCGTCTGTTTTCAACTCGTTTGCCAAGGTAACGAATCACCCAAAGCCACTCTGGCCATAGTGTCAACGCCTTCATAACAACCCCTTTTTTTCTGCAATCCAGCTTGTAATTATGATCGTCCCGGTTTCGCCTTTTTTACTCTTCAGATAGATCGGGCTATCATCTGAAATTTGGCTATCCGGAATAAACAAATCTTCGTCAACTTCATCAAATTGAAGCCAAAGCCCTTTAGGTGTTTTTCCAACTACCATAACGTCAAATTCATACATTTTACGCCGCCTTTTGTATCCATTTTACTTTACACCTATCAATTATCGTTCTTGCAAGCCAAAAGAGCTTGCAATGGACCAAATTTTCTACCACTTTTGACACCTACAAAATCTAAAACATCACCACAACCAAGTTTTTCAACACAATAGCGCCATTGAGCAGGGTGTGTTCTTTTCATTATAATAAATTTATTTCTCGTTGGCGGATCTAAATGAGCCCCAAACATACAAAACATACAACCAGTGTTATCGTAACCAAGATCATATATTGGTGAATAGTCGAGTTTTTCCTTTCTAATGTAATCCCAAATATCTTTTTCTAACCAAAAAGCGATCGGTGTAGCCATTGGTCTTTCGCCACCAAAAGATAAACAGCCGTTTCTAAGATAAGACGTTTTACGACTATGCGAATCAGACGCCATCGTTCCAACGATCGGAAAATTACCACTTTCTTTTTCGTATTTTTTAAATGGCGCTTTTTTCAACCAATCGCAACATTTATCAGAAATTTTAAAATCAGATTCTAAAAGAAATCGCCATTTGTTTGGTAATTTACCATAACCCTTTTCGTCACCAAACAACCTTTTGTTTCTTAATTTATCTGAGTTTGTGTTTTTTATTTCATATATTTTTTGGGACACTTCTTTCGATACAACTGGAAAACCATAATCTTTTATAACAACCCGAAAAGTTTTTTTTGGTTTGATCCAAATTACATTTTCAATCCCTTTCACAAACTTTCTGACCTCGGGATATTCTAACCCAGTGTCCGAAAAAACAGCCACAATACTTTTATTAATCTTTCTGGTTAAGTCTAACAAAACAGTCGAATCTTTACCGCCAGAAAACGAAACATAAATTTTACTATCATGTTTTCTGTGCCATTCTTCTATTCTATTCAATGTCATTTTTATTTTGACAGATAGTGGTAACTTTTGATATTCTGCCAAAATCCAGGGATCAATTTTCATCACGATACTTGTATCCATTCACGAGACAACAAAGAAATCGGATATGACTTCGTAATACGATTGAACACTTGTATTTCCTTCGGATGCAAATCCGACATTGAAATCAACCCATTTCTAAGTTGGTATTCTGTCCAAACCAATTGAGCAATTACGAAAGCGTCACAAAGATCTTCACTCACTTCCCTGTTGTTGCTTGGCGCGGGTTGGTTGAAATCGCTGAAATCATAACCCCACCTTTCTAAAACAGCTTCTTCAACAAGGTCTTTTTGGCAAGTCCCATCATGGGTTGCAAACATTTTAACCGAAATCGGATCGTGTAGTCTCAAAGGGATTTCGTTTTCCCAACAAATCAAACGACCAACACCGCCAACTTCACCCATATAATGCGCCCCCTGTTCGGCTCTAATTGCATAATCCTCGATTCCGGCATAGTCTGGTTTTTTCGCGATCACCGTTTCGGTTATGAAATTTTTGATAAACGAAAGGCGCTCGACACCGTAAAATTGTTTTTCAACTTTTCTTTTACCATCAACGTTGATGTATTTTGGAGTAATCAACCGAAAACCACGATTCGATTGTTTTGCCGCGCCCGCCTTGTTCGTTATATAGAAAAAATTGGTTAATTTACCGTTGGTCAACTCTATATAACCAGAATGATTCAAAGCAAGATCCCAACCATGACAAACGATTTGTTTTTTTTGCTTCTTCACGATAAACCCCTTGAAATCGACTTCAATGCATTGTATTCAACCACCTCTATTGAAAAAGAATCTTCTAAAATCAACTCCCCAAACCTCTTAACAACTTCGCTCCTAATTTTACATTGGCCGGTAAAAGTTATATAAAATTCTATTTTCGATTTTTTTATCGTCTCTAAGTTCCTCCACATTAAATCAAAATGATCCTTTGTATAAAATCTATTTTCTTTCAGCGAAATCGCAAAAAGTCCTTTCAATGGTTTTAAACTCTCAATATCATATAAATGTTCTATAAGTAAAAAATCACTATGAAACACCTTAACCTTTGAAGACAATTCTTTCCATTTCGTTAAATATAAAGCCGGAGCACCACCCATTAAATGAAAAACATCAACCCTGGTATCATAATAATCGGTCAACAATTTTTTTGTCGAAAGGTTAACCGCTTCCCCGTGAACCCCGTCAACGGTCACATAGCAATAATTACAACTCAAAGGACAACCTTTTAATTGAACTACAAACTGAATTGGATTTGGTAAAAATCCAAAACGTTTTTTAAAAATTACTCCAAAACGATCATAACCGCCGCCGCCACGATAAATATCACACAACCTGTAAAGACCATTATACAAAACATCTTCTTTTCTAACGTCGCGCATTTGTCGTTTGCACAGTGGCATAACCGGCCAACATTCAACCATAGTAACCATACACTTCTAATCCCATCCGTTCGTAGAAATACGCTAACCTTTCTACAAAGCTACTTTTCGAATCCGCGACAATGCTTATCTTACCTACATAACCTGTCGCTCGTATCTCGTTTATTGCCTGTTGCAAAATCTCACTAGCCACGCCCGCCCTCCTAAATTTAGGCTGTACGAACAAATTATAGATATGTACATAATCACCCTCAAACGACCAATCGCAATGCCCAAAAGGGGTTCTTACTGCACCTGCACTGTTTTGGTTCATCCCTTCACCCCCAACCACAAATGTAATTTTTTCCAACGCTCTTTCATCCAACAACCTTCAACTTTGACTCGCCGTTTTTCTTTTTTACGATAATTGAACGCTCAAAAATTTCAGACATACGATCATCATGCGAGATCACAAAAATCGATCCGCGTTTTCGCCTCAAATCTTGCAACAACAAAAGCACACGTTGAACGCCCTTTTCGTCGAGCCCGTCAAGTATTTCATCTAAACAAAGTATATCCGGCGCCTTGCCACCATTTGAAACCGCCAAATCCATTAAGGCTAGGTCTGTCGCTATCTCGATTTTTTTGAGTTGCCCGCCGCTTGGTGGGTATCCTGTAACACCTTCAATTGTCCAGTTGATCGCGATTTCGTCGCGCATTTCGCCTTTTGTGGCTTTCTTTTCGCGTTGTGTTGAAAAATCAACTATTATATCCCCGTCTGTTAACATTTCTAAATAGTGGTTTGCCCTATCTGTTAAAATCGGCATAACCCCGTCTAACACAAAAGAGGGTAAACCTTGATTTGAGAAGCCCCTAAACCAGTACTCTATATTGGCCAAATCAGAAACAACTTTCCGCTTTTTCTTTTTTAGTGTTTTGAGTTGAGCAATATACAATCTTGCTTTTTCAAGTGCTTTTTTCAACAATTCGATAAACGGGTTTTCTTCTTTTTCATTCTTTTTTAATTCGGCGTGCAACGTGTCAAGATCTCTTTGTCTCAATGCGGCTTGTTTATCTTGTTCCGCGCACTGTTTTTCAAGGTTCGCGATTTGTCGATTCATGCCCGCGATCTTTTTATCGCCGGAATCAATCAAATGTTTTAACTTATCAACTTTACCCAAATCGGTTTGAACTTTTGAGAGTATTTTCTTTTGTGCCAAGATCTTCTTTTTTATCGATTTGATGATCGGGCCCTTAGTCGTTATCTGTTCCACAAAATCTTCAAACTTATCTTGTATCTCTTTTTTGTGTTTTTTGGCCACGCCCTTTTTTATTGGCGACGAACAAGTTGGACAATTTGAACCCTCTAAAAGCGAAAGTTGATCGGCATAAACCGCCGCGTTACTCCCCAAAATCGTTCGATCCCTTTTGACCTTTCTCAATTCTGTTTTTAGCTTTTCGATTTCGTTTCTAGTTTCCGTTTCAGTGCCTTCCATATAAGGAATATTGAACAGATCGCGCACACCTTCCCAATCATAAATTTTCTTGGCAAGTTTCGCTTTCTTCAATGCCAATTCGGCGATCTGTTCTGTCGATCCGTTCAATTCGCTTTCATCAATATCATCAGACATTAAATCTATTTCACGTTGAACGCGTTCAAGCTCGTGTTGGCGTACCCTTTCAAATTGCTTCATTCCCTTTCGCAACTCGTCAAGGCTCTGTTCCTCTATCCGCGCCTTTTGAGCTTCGATTTTTGTTTCAACCGCCGTCAAATCTTTTCGCCGGGCAAGTCTTCGGCGCCTTGTTTCCTCGTGGCAAAGTTTCAATATTCCAAGACCCAAAATTTTGTGTAAAACGCCTTTTCTTTCGCTATCTCTTGTTTTTGGATCCGCAAACCGGCTTGAATCGTTTTGACCGTAAAAAACCGTATTTTTAAACGCTTGGTAATCGAGCCCTAAAAGAGAATCGATCCGCGCTTGTAATTCTTTTTTTGGTAATTTGACCGCCGCGCCGTCTTTCGAAAGCTTTAAAAGAGGTGAACCCGGTTTTCTTGTCCGCGTGACCTTGTAAGTTGAATCTCGATCACCTATCAGAACGCACGCTACGGCCTTCTGAGCGCCGTCCTTTATAACCCCGTCCCCGCGTTCACCATCAATCGTTTGGCCGTACAGCGTCCATGTCAGAGCCTTGAAAATGGTACTCTTACCCGATCCGTTGTTATCCGCTGATTTGGTGTCCTTGTTTCTGCCGGTTATCCACACCAAACCGGCTTTTTTCAGCTTCAATGCGAAACTGGAAAAACAACAAAAATCGGTTGCGCTAAGTTCTAAAAGTTCCATTTATTTTTTCGTTATGGTAGCATGACTTTCCGGTGTCTGTGAAAACCAGCGAACCTGCCTTAAGGGGATATTTCGATTTTGACCGTCACACAATCGCATCCAAAGCAAATCCGATCCAAACCGAATTTCAGTACAATCGAATTCTTCTAGATAACCATCAAACCACCGTACACTGACTTTTATTTCTTTTTCCATTTTACACCTTCTATTTACCTGTCTGGCCCCGTAAACAACTCCTTTATAAACTTATGCGCATGATAATTGAATGACCGAAAAATTGCGTCTTTGTCAGGTTGATTTAAATGTCTCATTTCAGCAACGCCAAGTTTCACCCGATTGATAAAGGCTTCAAACCGTTCTTCTAAATACTTCTCGTTTATGATCACTGCTTTCAATTTACACCCCCCGTTCAGTCTTTCTTTAACAAACCAAAAAGAGTCTCTTTTGCATTTTTCAATTCTTTCTCGATTATGAGAATTTTTTTCAACGCATTCTCCATAACTTCTGTTTTTGTATTGCCAACGCCAAGACAAGAATGTTTTTTATGTTCAACAACAAGATGAACATAATATTTTTTTTCTATCTCTAAAACACTTATTTCAATTCCCATATTACACTCTCCATTGTTTCCCAACACTGGCCAAAATATCTTTGCCAAGCGCTCGAAGCGCTTTCGAATTCAAATCTGTTTCGGTTGCTTTAACATATTGCGCGATTGTTTTTTTAAGCGAGATCGCGCCGCCGCTTTTTGGCAATGCGATCCTTTGGCTAGATTGTGAAATCGGCCTGAATTTGTAATCGACTTGCCAACCTTTCTTTTCTGCAAGTCTTGCGCAAAGTTCATCAACTTGAACTTTCTTCTTTATCCAATCGGCATGAGTTGTTTTAACTTCGAAACGCACAAAATCGCCGGTTTTTATTTCTTTGAATTCATCATCTTCCCAATGTGCATACTCGTCAATTCCAAAAGTATGAAAACGCGCCGCCGTCGTTTCAAAATGTTGAAAGAATGTAGGTTTGTGTTTTCCGTGAAAATTCGCAACCCAAATCCCGCTTGGTGTACCTTCGTCTGCAAAACTGTGTTGCATTGGCGCGCCAACATAAAACCCGTTTTCGGAAAACGCTTGTGTTCTGTGAAAATGGCCAGCTAACACATGATCAAAAGGCTCGAAAAGCTTTGGATTAACCCCGTCGTCACATTTCCACCCATAAGCTTCAGCGCCCAAAATACTGCAATGTAGTAACAACACATTAAGCCGATTGCGATCCATTCTTTTACTGATTTTTTTAATCGCCAATTCGGTTTTTGAATGAGTCCGAAAAGACACCGAATAAAACCTTGTTTTACCAAACTCGATCGGTTTTAACGTGTTACCGATCACTTTGATTTTTTCGTTATTCATCGCTTCAAAAGCTTCAACCGTAAAACGCCCCCCAGTGGTCGTTGTAGCGTCATGATTGCCAGGTAATAGGTAGACAGGTACCGGGCAATTTACAACGTTCCTGACCGTCTCTGTGAGCGTTACAGCGTCAACCCTGCTATGATCGAACAAGTCGCCTAAGATAAACAGCGCTTTTGCATTTTTCTTTTTAATAAAACTGAAAATTTGGTCCCATATATCGCGCTGTTCTAAAAGGCGCCCAGTGTATCCTTTCAAATTATCCGGTTGACCGGTTAACGGCGTTGAAAAAGGAAGGTTATTCGACATATGAACATCGGCTGTGAAAACGATTCTCATTTTGCACTTTTCACAAACGATTTTTTATAAAGCTTTTTTTCAATCTTTTCATAAAGCTTTCTGTGTTTTTTTAGGAACAAAGCTGTTTTATCTAAACCTTGCCCGAGCTGTTTTCCCTTGTAACTGTACCAAGCGCCACTTTGCTCAATTATCCCCAACTGCAAAGCAGAATGAGCCAAAGAATGATATGGATTGATCCCTTTTCCAAATTCAATCAAACATTCTGTTTTTCTGAACGGTGGTGCAATTTGATTTTTGACACATTCAATAGTTACTCGGCTTGCAATTTGCTGATTATCCTTTTTGACCAATCCAATTCGTTTAATTCGCATTATCAAACTAGAATAATGTTTTGGAGCCGATCCACCGATTAAGCTAAAATCGTCGCCGAATATAACGCCGATCTTCTTCCGTTCTTGTCCTAAGAAAAATAACGCCACATCTTCTTTTGAAACTTTTGGCATGAATTTGGGTAAACTTTTGGAGTAAACCCGCGCTTGTGGTGAATAGAAATCGTCGCCGTGTTCACCTTCATATTCCGCTTTAGAAATAGATGAATTCATTGAATCTTGAATAAATAAAATCGGTATTCTAACACCAACATCGGTTCGATATTTTTTGGCTTGTTCGATCACATGTTCACCGGCCATAAAAACAGCTTCGAGATGTGGAGGTTGAAGTATAACAAGGCGTTTTGTATCAACGCCGATCGCTTGCGCATAATCCGGATCGAGTTTATATTCTGTGTCAACATAGATCACAACCCCGCCTTGCGCTTGGCATTGTGCAGCCAAATGCAAGGCAAGGGTTGTTTTCCCTGTCCCTTCCGGACCCGCTAAAATAGACAAACGACCGAGAGGAATACCACCGCGCCCTATAGCAGCATTCAATCCCGGCACTTGTGTTGAAAGTACACCGCGAATTTTCCGGGCCATGCCATGGCCACCAAGCAATTGAGCGCCGTCAATCGCAACCAAATAGGAATCGATTAGATCGTCCCTATTTTGTAGCTTTTGTTTGGCTAAAACCGGCTTTTTCTCTTTTGTCTTTTTCTTTTTAACGATCGCTTTTTTCGGCGCTTCATTTTTCATCTTCGACAAATTGAGCCCGATTTTTTTCTTCTTAGCCATGATCGGCTATCCTTTCAAATTCGCGTTAAAGATTTAAAGGGTTATTTCTTCTTTTTCCCTTTGGCTTTTTTTCCTTTGCCTTTTTTGGCTTTGGGTTCATCCTTGGCCTTTTTCTCTTTGGCCTTTTTTCCTTTGCCTTTTTTGGGTTCTTCTTTGGCCTTTTTTCCTTTACCTTTTTTGGGTTCATCTTTGGCCTTTTTGCCCTTGGCCTTTTTGCCCTTGGCTTTGGGTTCATCCTTGGCCTTTTTCCCTTTACCCTTGGCTTTGGTTGCCCTTCCCTTTTTCCCTTTGGAAGCTTTAGCGATCTCTTTGTCGATGTCACTTAAGTCATCATCGTCATCGTCGTCATCGTCATCGTCGTCATCATCATCGTCATCGTCATCGTCATCATCATCGTCATCATCATCGTCGTCATCGTCGTCATCATCGTCATCATCGTCGTCGTCATCGTCGTCATCATCGTCATCATCGTCGTCATCATCGTCATCATCGTCGTCATCATCGTCGTCATCATCGTCATCGTCGTCATCATCGTCGTCATCATCGTCATCATCGTCATCATCGTCGTCGTTATCATCATCGTCGTCATCGTCGCCGCCGTTATCATCATCGTCGTTATCATCATCGTCATCATCGTCGTCATCGTGATCGTCGTCATCGTCGTCATCTTCAACAGGAACACCCTGAACAATCGCTTTGACCTCACTTTCAGTTTTAGCCAATGAAACAACGATCGAAAACAAATCGGCCGCGCCACCTTCGTCAATCGCTTTTGCAACCAACGCTCTAAGCGCTTTTTCGAGCTTCGCGGGTTTTTTCGTTGTTTCGGGGTCATAAAGAACGGTGTAGCGAGTATCTGTCTTCCCTTTGCCGGTTCGATTCAAAATGAGAAAGGTCGCCGATTTTGGATCGGTAATGTCTTCGTCAAGCTCCATAAACGCACTCATAATGCCGTCGAAGATGGTTTTTCCAACAAACATTGGAGCGGGACGCGGATCGAGATTTTGCCACTCCTGGCCTTTCTTCTTTCGTTGCCCTATTGGTGTAATGCCGAAAAGAAAACGTGTTGTTGGTTTCGCATCATCGGCTGCATCGCTATCGATCTTTTCTTTGTCGATCGCAACATCAATTTGACACTTTCCCTTAACCTTGATCCCTTTCTTCTTGAGCGCTTTGACAATGTCCGGGTGTTTGATGATTGGGTTTTTCTTTGGATCCATACAAAGGACGGCGGTCCCTCCAATGTAATGCACAGTTACCGGCAAAAAGTTTGTCCCTTCGGTGAGTTCGAAGTTTTCAAACTTTTTGCAACCCGGGTGAAGGTAAATCAAAGAATCACCCTGTGGCACTTGCCAGAATTCGCCGCCCTTGCGCGTTTCGTCATACTTTTTTTTCATTCTCTTCAAATTGACCATTTTGTTTTTTTTCTCCTATTTTCTTTTGGTTGTCATTTCTGCCGATTGGAGTCTACTCCGTTTTCTTGCTCCAATCGATGGAAGGTTAAACGCCTGTCTGTCCAAGGCTGCAAAAAAACGAGCCAAAACAGAAACGTTAAATTCTGCGTCTGCGATCTTTTGTTTTAATTTAATAAAAAGTTCATCAGAATTAAGCTCTTGATTAAGTTTCCACTCTGGCATTTTTGAATCACCACAAACTTGTTTTCCTTTTTTTGCCCTCCATTGTCTATAAAAAGCGTTTGCCATATCCCTTTCGCGTTCGGCTTCGGCTAATACAGTGCCCCAATGGGCGATCTTAGCCGAAATTTGCCGCATAGATTTGTCAATGCTTCTTATTTTCAAAGTTGTTAATGGAACACGGATTTTTTTACCATTGACAACTAATTTAATTTTCTTTGGCGCTTTCATGATTATTCCGCCGGTTCATAGAAATAATCATCATCGTGTTGACATTCTAACAACGCCAATTCAACCGGGCCGTTTTCGAAGGTCACAACAACTGCTTTTTTCGGATTCCCGTCGTCTTCAGCCCCTTCGACTTCCGGATCTTGGATAGTGTCGAAAAGATCGCAAGCCTCATTTCGACAATGCGCAAACGGATCTTCTTTTTTTGAAGCCGTCCCCTTTTTTTGCGTTTTGTACAACGCCTTTTTACACCTCGGACATTTGGGGTGTTTTGGGTGATTTCCTCCACGTGGCATTTTTTTTATTCCTCCTTTGTTTTTACACTTTCAAGCACTTTCGCTTTTGCTGTTTTGCTCGGCTTAAAACTAATTCTGTGAATATAGATTAAACCTTTTGTGATTTCTGTTTTTGGAGCTTTCCAACGAGTTAAACGAAAAGACCCAAATCCCATTATTCTAACCACCTTTGTCTTTGCAACCTCTTTCAAAACTAAATCGAATAGAGATCGCAACGCTTCAATTCCTTTGTTTTTGCGCCCGCAATGTTTACATTTGAAAGAATATAAACCACATTCTTTCGACAATTCAACCAACCCTATGTCTTTATTTGGTCCCATCCAAAACCTTTACACCGCCGCCGTTATAAAAAAACGACAAACCGCGCCCTCTTTGTCTTTGTTTTTCAACAGCAATTTTGATTAAACGATTAGATCCTTCGATTATCTTTTTACGATCTTGCAACCAATTAGAAGAAAAACAAACAACCTCTATGTGTTTTTTAACGCCAAAAACGCCAATGAAAGCCATTTGATTGTCATTTTTGTCGTATTTGATTCTAATGTGTGTAATCACCCCACAAAAAATACCGCCACCGCGAGACTTTTTGAATTTTTCATGAGTTGTCATTTCGTTTTTTATTTTTTCACTTTTCCATGGGTAAGATAATGCAGGATGATCGCCAGTGACAAGCCTTTCTATCATCGAAAGTTCTTCGCCTGTTTTAATCCTTTTCCTCAAACTTTCCAAGTCTAAAATGAAATTTGCTTTTACAGATGAATAAGCGGCGTTAACGTTGCTACAATGAACCAAAACCGGGGTGCCAGAACCTGAGTCTAAAACAGATCTTGCTTGTTCAAAAATATCTATATCGAATTTAACCCGGCGTTGATCACCATCGCGCCCTTCAATGTTTGCATTGGCGTATCTGTGGCCCCAAAATTGTCTTTTTCTATCTTGTTTATTTGGCAAATCGCCGGTGTGATAATCACCAATTCGAGCAAATTTCGAATCAACAATTATTCCCAAAATAAATGGGTGTTTGTTGTTAAATTTATCGTAAAAATCACCACCCAAAGGAGAAACTTTGACCTTTATATGCTCTTTCAAAAATCGCCTATAAGCAATGATCGGATGTTCACCGAATGAAAACGGATTGACCGTTGAAGCTAAAAGATTTCGTTCTTCGCGATCATAATCTGGTTTTTTACGCGATTTTTTCAACGCTTTTTTTACATGGTGTTTTGTAAGATTGCCCCAAAAACTATCGAAGTTGTCTAATAACCATTTTATATTTGGGATATACAAATCCATTGCGCCAGATTTTACCAACGCTTTGGTAACGCCCTTGTGACATTGGCGTCTATTTGTTCTTTCTACAAAGTCCCAAAAGCTTTTAAACGGTTGGTTTTCAACTATCGTCGAAATCGCTTTTTCACCAACCCCTTTGATGTCTGCTAAACTACCCCAAATCGTGTTTTCTTCATTCGGATCGATCGCGAAATCTTTTCTACTAACTGAAATATCTGGGGGTAAGATTTTGATTCCACGCCGTTTTGCGTCTTTCGCGATTTTTTGGACTTTAGTTATATCCTCTTCGTTTTTCAAAAGCGACCAATAAAATTCAAGCGCGTAATACGTTTTCAAAAACATCGCCCAATAAGCGATAATCGCATAACTAACAGAGTGCGAACGGTTGAATCCATAAGCTCCAAAATGAGCAATCGCGTTTATTATCTTTTCAGCCGCTTCAACTGTCATTCCATCTTTACCGTGTTTCTTTACCGCACCTTTAATAAATTCGTCGCGTATTTCATCAATCGCCTCTTTGCCTTTTGACTTTCCAATTTTCTTTCTAAGTTTGTCTGCACGAGCAGGTTCAAAACCAGCAACATCGATAAAAATTTGATTAACGTGTTCTTGATACGTAATAACGCCCAAAGTATCAGAAGTGATCTCAACAACACTTTTATGAAATTTGCTTTTTTTGCGCTTTTTTGGATTTTTCTTCTTGGCAATCCATTCTTTGGCCAATCCGCTTCGAGTAGCACCCGGCCGATTCAACGCGTTCAAAGCTGGTAAATCTGCAAATCGGTCAAAAACAATCCCTTCACACATTTTATCGGCGCTTGGCGTATCAAATTGAAAAACGCCTGAAAAATCACGAGCTGTAAAACGGTCCAAAACAGTTTGATCGTAAAGGTCAACCCGTTCAAGGTCGATCGTTTCACCGTGCCTTTCTTCGATCGCTTCTAAACACTCGCGTAACACCGTCAAAGTCTTCAACCCGAGCACATCGAGCTTGACTAAACCGATCGCCGCTACGCCGTTCATATCAAGCGCTGTTACGATAATATCTCGCCCTTTATGTTTCCTTGATTCGACTGGCGTATAGCGCCAAATCGGCTTTGGTGCAACAACAACACCGGCCGCGTGAATACCTAACGATTTAGCCATACCTTCGAGCTTACTTGCATGTTGAACAACGCTTGGATACTTTCGATCGAATCTTTGACAAACTTCAAATTCTTTGAATGAATCGACAATGGTCTTATGCGTCCTAGGATGCGCGCTAGAGCGTTCAATTATTGAGCTTGCCACCTCATTGACTGCGGCAATTGGCACGCCTAAAACCCGGCTCACATCCCGCACACACGCTTTGCCCTTCAGTGTCCCGATCGTGGCAATCTGGGCAACACGATCGTGTCCGTATTTATCGCGCAAATAATCGATTATTTCTTGCCGCCGCGAATCTTCAAAATCCATATCGATGTCAGGCAAGTCGATCCGATCCGGGTTCATAAAACGTTCAAACAAAAGCCCGTGTTCTATCGGGTCAACTGAAGTGATACCAAGTAAATACGAAACAAGCGAGCCCGCCGCCGATCCGCGCCCCGGTCCGCACATTATTTTATTCTCTCGAACCCAACGATAAATATCATAAACAACCAAAAAATACGGGATGAATTTTTGTTTTTTGATTGTGTTCATTTCATACGCTAAACGGGTTTTATATTCCTTTGCTATTCTCGATTTTTTTTCGTCACGCATTTTTGCGACAAATTTGATTTTTTTGTCCATTGCGCGCCAAATCCAACCTTGAAAACAAAGCGATTTGAAATAACTCCAATCGTTATCAAACCCTTCACCCAATTCAACTTCTGGTAATATTCCTTTTAAGTAATCGATTTCCACTTTGGCCGTTACACGTTCAGCGAAAGCCATTGTGTTATCAAGTGCCTCTTTGATTTGCCGCTTTGTCAAAAGCGGGTGGCAATCTTCAAACGATCGGCGCATTTGTCCGCGCCTTTTCAAAAAGAACCCATCGCCGTCAAAACGAAAACGCTTTTGATCTGACAAATACTTATGCGTACCAATACACAACATAACATCGTGATGGATTGCATCTTTGCGGCCAACATAATGCGCGTCTTGTGTCGCCAACAATCCAACTTTTCCGCCATACCGTTTTGATAAATTCATGCAATATTTATTTGCAATTTCTTGTTCATCGATTGGATGTGGTTGAATTTCTAACCAATAATCAGAACCAAAGCGATCAAATAATTGATCTGATACCTTAATTGCTTCTTTCTTCTTCCCTGCTATTACTCGATCATTAACAACACTAGCAAGACAACCGGAACCCACCATGAGCCCGTCACCGTGTTTTATCAATGCGTCTATATCTATCCTTGGTTTATAGTAAAACCCGTCTGTGTAGGCCTTTGAGGATAGATAAAAGAGGTTTTTCAACCCTTCGTCGTTTTTCGCCCAAACTGTCAAATGCCAACGGTCCCTAATCCCTTCCTGTTCCTCAAACTCCTTAACCGCGATCTTTGCTTCGGCCTTTTTCATGCCGTCGCTAATAACTTGTTTTTCTTCGTCGGTTAATCCTTTGCGCCGCATTTTTTTTGCAACATAGAATTCGATCCCATAAATCGGGTTAACCCCGTGTTTTTCAGTTGCCTCGTGTAACGCGTGGTAGCCTCTCAGAGTCCCGTGATCAGTAATAGCTATAGCGGGGTTACCCCGCTTCTTTGCGGCCCTTGTATAGGCGTCTATTGTCGCGCAACCGTCCAGTTGTGACATATCACTATGAGTATGCAAATGGACGAAATCGTCTTTTTTAGTTTTCGTCACAAAAACCCCAATTTGTTTTAACCTCTAACACTTTATCAAGAGAAACGTCTAACGTTGCGTTAACATCCCAACGAGCATAACGACCGATCGCACAAATATTCTTTGGCCATTTTGAAAAATCAACACTTTCGCTTTGTAACATGTGACCTTTCAAAACAACCGGATCTTTTATAAAATGCCAATTATCGGGAAAAAGAAAATACAGATCTGAATAAATCCGCTCTTTCCTTTCTGTTGTCAATTCGCCGTTCACCTCTATTGCATAGCCGTTATCAAATGGTGACATCCTATAAACAACACCGCCGATTGTATATGGAGTATAAATGTAATCCCACGCAGCAAACCGATCTGATGAAAATTCAATTTCGGTTTTACAACCATTTTTTTTCAAAAATGTTTTTGGAAATTTTGGTTGAACAAACAAAACGTTTCGCCTAACTGCGTTATAGTAACCAATTTTCCACCATACGATTTTTTTGATTTCCCATAATGGAATAGTAAAAATTAAAAAATCAAAATATATGGTTTCTCCATTTTCAACTTTCAAACTCTTAATACCAATCCCAACCACTTTTGAGAAAACTCTTTTAACCCCGTCGAGATGATAAACAAGACTTTCAAGAAGCATAACAGAGTCTGTTCTGATTGCCTTTCTTTCTGATATTTTTGTGATAGCGCCAAACACTTTTAAAAGCGCTGGCTCAGTCATTGAGTTTTTTAGATTTTTCGGCGGTTCCAATAAACGCGTTTTCCTAAAATGATCGTCATTTAAACGCTCAAGTCTGTTCATCTTACTTTTTTTGAAAAAGTCTTGTCCCATTTTCTCTATTTTATTTTTCAACAAAATGCCATTTTTGACAAAAAAAACCGAATATGGAACGTCAATAGAATCCAACAAAGCACAAAAAGGATCAGTTCTTTGTGTATATTTGTTTTCACCTTTTGAAAAATCTCCACCCAAACGATCTTTTTCTATCACGGTAACATCAGCACACTTTAAAAATTGATGCGCACACATCAAACCGGTTACACCGCCGCCAACAATGACGATCTTGAGACTTCTTTTTTTCATTTCTCGTTAGATTGATGGTAAATCTATTCTATTCTGATTTACCGCTTTTACAAGTTCCTCGCACAGTAAAGCTAGTTTGGGTTGTTTTGCGTCTTTTATTATTGACTTTAACCGTCCCTCTTCTTTGTCTTCTAGCTGAAGTTTGTTAAATGTGCTTTTGGAAACCAATTTTCTAAACTCTTTGGTCGTAAAAGGTAATTTTACGTCAAAGGCTTCGGTTGATGTTTTGAGTTTTAGAACAACCAACGGAAAATCAACCCCGCGATTTGTTTTACACCTTATACCAATGTAATCAGATGTTTTAAGCCGATCGAACTGGTAAAATTGTCCAGTGGATATGATTTGATCCGAAGCGGCAAAAGTCCTATTTTTGAGCCTACTTTCAAAGTCTACTTTGAACTGTTCAAAAACGATCAAAAGTTCGTTTCGTTTGCGTCTTGCACGCCGCGCTTTTGTCATCCGGCTTCGGCGTTTCGCTTTTATACTTGGGCCATCTTTCCTTTTATCTCTGTTTGGATCGACCGCTTTCGTGCGTTGTTTTTTGATTTTTTGACTTGCTTCATCTCTAAGAAGTTGCTCACAAAAACGTATAAAAGGCGCATAACCGTGCTTAGGCACAGATCTATCATCCTCTATTGTCAAATAAGCCGTACTGCGTTTTCTTGTTGTACCTAAATACCGGGTGAAGGCGCCGCAACGCTTTCTAAACACGCAAGGCCCACCGTCACACTCTTGATCGCCTTCTTCATAAGTTCCAAAACACGCTGGTAATTTTTGCTCTTTCAATTTTTTTCTCCATTCCACTTTCTTCTACTCACAATATTACCATCGCTAATTCATATGTCAAGAAAAAAATCGATCATGAATAAGTTTCTTTTAACTTTTGTCTTAACAAATTAACGTTTATGTCAAGAGAAGCGCCCCGCTCGCCTCGAAAAATAACAGCGTTATCAACCGCTTTCTCAACTTGTTCCCCGGTAGCGCTTCCGGGGTCAATGCCGATTGGTAAAGTAGAAATATAAACCCCCTCGAAGACAAACACAAGTTGTTTAGCGACCTCCAAAGGTGCCTTTTTTTCTTCCGGATCAAGCATGATCGTGATCGTTGTATCGCTTGGTAAAGTGGTCAACATTCTGATTTGTTCAGAGTGTAAAACCTTACCACTTAACGCCAATGCGTTAAACCCGTTTTGCGACATTTTGATCACGTCCAAAGGCCCTTCAACTAACACCAAATCACCACCTTTTTGAATCTGTGGCCAACCTAACAAAAGGTGTGATTGAAACGGGCAAACCGGGTTTAGATATTTTGGAAGTTGTTTTTTGATAATAGTGCGCGAAGTAAAAGACTCGCCAATTGGGCAAACGATCGGAATGATAATTCTGTTTCTGTATCGCCCTCTATTGCAAAACCCCAAACCCCAAATGCGCGCTGTTTCTCGTTTAACACCGCGCTCTTTTAGATAAGTTGGAAACCTCCATTTTTTGCGTTCGTAAATTGGCACAAATTCATCTGGCAACAGTTGGATTTTCTCTTCTTTGTCTTCGTCGTCTGTTTCTCTCAAACCCTTTATTTTCTCTATTAGGGTTGGTAGAGTTTCTTTTCTTCTACGCTCTAAAAGATTTTTAAGTAAAAACGCCCTTGCTTGTTGCCAAGTTATATTTTCAACTTCGGCAACAACACCAACTAAATGGCGCCCGCGCTTTTCGCATTTGAAACAAATATAATTGCCTGTCTTAATATCTACGTAAAAAGAAATTGGACTACTTCGGCCGCAAAAAGGACAAACCGCGCTTATCTGCCCAGTTGATCCTTTTTTACAACCTTCGAGATTGGTAAAAACATACTTTTGGATATCGAATTTCATACGTCCAACTCATCAAAGATCATTTTCGCAAAATTACCATCAAGCGGAATTGAAATCCGCGCTTCGCCGTCGCGATATTTTGCAAGATACAATTCAATATAACGGTATTTTGCAAGCGTCGTTGGGTCGTCAATAAAATCTTCATCTTCATCATCATCGATAATAACCCGGGTCGATCTAGTTTTCTTTTCTGGTGTGTTTAGTGTCACCACTAAATCGGCAATCCTTGATTTGTCGTAACTTTCACCGGCGGCTTGTGTTGTTGCAACCTTTTTTTCCCAATCGCGCCCGGCGTGAACGCTTGCCCAAACCGCGTAGCCGTCTTCTTCGGCAAACGCCTTACACTCTTGATAAACAACTGTGTGGTTGAGTCTTGTCGACTCTTGTTTTGTTGTCGGTTGCATATGATCGGGCGAATCAAGTAAAACCAAATCAGGACGAAAACCACAATCGTCAAACGATTTTTCTAACGCGTCTTTTACAGAGTTGATGGTTGGCTTACCAAGTGGAAAACTAAAGATCTCGAAACACTCTTTATGCCTTTTTCTTGCCGACCTTAGTTTTTTGTCTATCCGCCTTCTTTCTTTTTTTGTGAAATCATAATTTTTGAATTTGTTGTAATCCATTCTCAACCAACGCGCATCTTGTCTCATTGCTATTTGGCGCGCTGGCATTTCTAAAGCGAAATAAGCAACTTTGTATTTTCTAACCCGAGCGATCAAAGCTGCATAAGCGAAATTCGTTAACATTGCGCTTTTACCTTGTGAGGTTGTACCCATCACCAAGCCTAATTCACCAATTTGCAACCCGGTAATAATTCGATCTAGTTTTTTTATGTTTGTCGGAACCTTAACAACCAAATCGGGATTATCACGCTGATATTTTCTCTCTATTTGCCTTTCTTCGAATTCTTCAATCCATTTGACACGCGTAAATTGAACCGGGCTATAATCGCGCTTTGTCAATTTGTGAAATTCACTATAAGCACCGTCTATTTGATGTTTTCCAAGCTTGTCAACCGCAAGTTCCATTGCTCTTTGCGCATCAACCAATCTTACAAAATCGGTCAATTCTTCGAGAGTAGAACGCGGATTTTTTGGTTTTAACTTAAATAATTTTCGGATAACTCGAAGATTTTTTAATTGTTCGTCTTTTTCATCAAATGCGTATTTTGCCTTTTGAACAAAAAGTTTTTTTGATGGTAGTTCTTTGTTTTTTGTCCAAACATCAAAAATTATTTCCCAACACCAAGCTAATTCCGAAGTCCCAAAATGATGTGCATTTAGAACCCTAGAAGCTAATTTTGTATATTCCGGTTCTTTCAGCGCTTGCGCTAATATCTCTTTTTCAAATTCAATGTCAAAAACAGGTTGATCCATATCTTCTCAGAGTCCTTGTGCGCCGTTCTGACAGCCGTTGTGCTCGATGTATACCAAACCACACCAAAAGGTGTAAAAGCCGGTCAAAAACCCATTTCCTTTCTCGTCTGAGTCGCTAACACCTCTCTATAGTCTTCACCAACCAATTCCGCCACAAGATACTTACCTTTGAGCACTGAAACAACAGACGATCCATAGGTTTTAGACAAATCTTTATAATCTAAATTCGAACCGAGCAAAACCGGCATAGAATCATCGAAACGCTTTTTTAAAATGCGTTCAAACTGGCTATCGATGAAAGTGGCAGTTTGCTTTCTTCCTTTAACCCTTTGCTCTTTCCCAAGTTCATCGATCGCTAACCAATCACTTGTCAAAAGCAAATCGAGATATTTGGTCGCTCCTTTGTCATCAAATCCGCGTTTTATATCATGTTCAAGTTGCAGCATAGTTGTATAATAAACCGTCTTCCTTTTTTTGATTGCCTGAGTCAAAACATAACTGATAAAATATGTTTTACCAACCCCATTATCACCAACTAAACAAAGCCCAAAACCACGCCTATGAGCTTTATTTAGATTTTCACAATATTTCAAAATCACATTTTTAAAAACGTCAACATTTTGCTTGACACTTGATTTTTTGATTTTCCAAAACTCCATTGGCACACAACCCTCGAAAGCCCCAACCAAAAAATGTTTTCTTTCGTCACTTATGTGTTTTGAAGCAACCCGAGTTTTAAATTCTTCGACCTCTTCTAAATCTCTCATTTTGAAAAATGCGCCTTTGCCAAATATTTGGCGGCCCTTTTTATTTTTTTTGGGATATAAAATAAAGCGCCTTGAGAAATTGCACAAGCGGCGTTCTGTATTTGTAATAAAAATTCCTCTTCTTGTTCTTCAACTCCAAACTTTTTCAAAAGTTCTCTGACTTTTGGATCTAATTCTTTTCCTGAAAACGAATTACCAAAAGACGGTTTTTCTCCTTTGGCGCTCAAATCGCTACAAGCAACAGTCTCAATTGCTTGTTCAGAAGCAACCCAAGTCAACGGCGGTATTTTGAGCGAACCATTTTTAAAATCACCAATGTGTTTGTGCCAATACCGCAACACTTCAAAAGGGGTAATCTCTTTTTGAATACAACGAATTCCGCCTTGTTGGGCATGTTTCATTGAACTATCAGAAACAAGAAAACAACCACGTTTCCCTTGTTCCCGTTCTAACGCCCGTCTATATCTTTGATATGCTATCGCGAAACCATCACCAAGCTTTTTGACCAAAAGTTTTTTTGCTGGGTTGTGCATTGTTAATTTCAAAATAGAAAGCATTTCTTCGCGTTCTTCATCAGTTGGCGAAAACGAAAATGATAATTTCTTATTCTGGGCAACTTGAGACCAATCGAGTTTTTTCTTTTTTCTTTTGGGCGCGCATAGAGACCTACGGTCTCTAATTTCTTTTAACTTCTTAATATTTATTCTCTTCTTCTTATTATCAGAAGATATAGGAGATATAATATGACCCCTATTCTCTTTTTTAACTCTTTTTACCTTCCGCTTTGTTACCGACTTGTCGTTACTTTTCATTGGGGTTTTTCCGATGATATAAAGCGCAAAAAATTTTTCGTGTTCACTTTTTCGACCTTTCGACTATTCGTTACAACAGAGTGCTTTTTGAACTGATTATGAAATGTTTCGGAGTTAAACGCCGTCGTTTTTTTTGACCACTTCTTAACGACTATTCGATAATTTATCGTAAAAAATAAAATCAGAGTAGCGACCTTGTGACTACTCGAAGCGCCTTCGAGTTTTTTATATGTCGCCATTAATCCAACTTATCCTAATCATTCTAATCCACATGTTAACGATAAACAAACTTTTGTTTTCTTTGAATTAAGATTTGGCGCCGAATAAAAACTTCACCCGGCTTTCCTATCCCATTATTCACCGGCTCAACATATTTCATCAAACGAAGCTCTTTCAATACCATAGTCGTTTGTGTTCTTCCTAAATCAAAAAGTCCGGGCAATTCGTTTTGTGAAAATTTTCGCTTGCCTTGAGACAACATTTTGACAAAACAGACAAAAGCCCTTGGCGTCAAAAACTCAGTTGCTTCTTCGATTTCGATCGGTTCACCGTATCTCTTTCTATACTGCCTCATGCCCAGATCATAACCCCACCTAAAATATAAGTAAAGAAAAAAGTTGACTACAGGTCTTTGACCCTGCGAACCCGGATTTTAAAGGCTTCTTCTTCCCGGTAAACCTTCAACCGCTCTTTGGAATGTTTTGCAAAATACTTATTTGTCAGATCGAGAAAGTCTATATAATAAGCTCTCATTTTACCATCAGAAGGGGTCAAATTTCTCATTTTTTGAATTGTTGGTTTTATGTCTTTTCCACCTTCGGCGTTTATCACAACAACTAATTCTGGAATATCGATTCCTTCACTTAATACAGTCCCGATCAACACTTTGACACCGCCGCTTGTGAAATCACCAACTTTATTTGTTCGTTCCCCGCTTGGATCTTTACTTGTGATTGTGTGGTGACTGATTTCCGCTTTGTCGAAAAGCTCTGATAGAATTGCAACTTGATTAAGTCTATTTGTTACAACCAAAACCGGTTCACCGCGCTTTACAAAGTGTTTTGTAATTTTTGTTATTGTGCGATTTCTGTGTTTGTTTTCATAAATAGCACGATTTAAAACTATTTGGCTCCAACCCTTACCAAGTAAATCCGGCTTTTTGATTTTAAATAACCAAATTTCTGGAGCAACCAGATACCCCAATTTGACTAGTTTTGACGTTCCAATACTATATCGAATATTTCCACAACACGCTTTTAACCAGATCGCGCCCTTTTCCCACTGTTCGGATCGATCGGGATAGGCCGTTGCTGATAAACCTATCTTATAACGCGCGTCAAAATCCATCATACCTTTGTGCCACGTTTCAGCAGTTAAGTGATGCGCTTCATCAAATATAACCAAGTCGTAACGCCCTGTAAGCTCTTCCCAACGCTTCGCCGCGTCTTTGTCTGGCTTCTTTTTCTCTTTACCTTTTTTCTTTATTGGGTGTCCGGCTTCTTGCAACCTCGACAAAGTTTGGGCCATTGCAACCGTTATATTTTTTTCTCTCCAAATACCGTCGCCGATCAAACCAACATCTTCAAAAAGAGATTCTTCAAGGCTTTCTTTTGTTTGATGTAAAAGCATTTTGCTTGTAACAATAAACAAGGTTTTGACAGATAAAAAATTTATTATCCAAGCGACCGTTTTTGTTTTCCCTGAACGGATCGGCATTTTCAAGATCCCACTACCTTGAAAAGTGCCAGATTTGAAAAACCGTTTACAAGCTCTTTCTTGATATGGTCGAAGTTTTATCTTTGTATTCCAAGCGTACCAAATGTGTTCAACCGCTTTTGGAGATCTCCTGTTTTTCGTATCAACTTTATAACGCAAGTTGAGTTTATCAAGTTCAGACATCACATCTTGTAAAAGCCCAGTTGGAAAAAAGTAACCTCTTTTTTTACTGAATTTTAAAAGTTTTTCGCGCCCGTCCCAACGTTTATCCCTAAACGCTGGCGAAAAATACGAACCGGCAACTAAATATGAAGTAACATCTTGTAATAATTTGACAATCATACGATCGGCATTTTTGATTGTTGTGTATTTGTTCTCAACTTTTAAAATCAACTTTTTTGTCATTCGATTAGCTTACTCGTTTTTTTTACCTTTTGTCAATTTTTTTCTTGACTTATGTTTTAGAACTGGCATAATGGACACTACGACCAAGTTCATTCCCAACCTTGGCACCCTGGCGACTTGGTCAAACCTCACCCCCCGTAAAAGTCGCTAGGGTGCCTCTATAACGGCCATTTTTTCAGGGATAGGTAAGACTATTGGGCGACAACTACGGCGCCCGCAACAACCGCCACAAGCGCCGTGATAGACCACGGGACCCAGCCCCATCGATCACGATCATAACGAGCCTTTTCAGAGCTCATGAGTAGATTATGAGTCGACTCAAATGCACCCTTGTAGGTGTTACCGCGTTCATCGGCTTCGAGATAAAGACCTTCCCATCGATCGGCATTATCATTCAAAAGCTCGATCTCTTGATTCAGCGTCAAAATTTCGGCTTCTAGTGTTATCATGTAGGCCCAAATTGTGTGATAATCGGTGAAAAGGTGGCCTACTTTTTGACCATTTTTTGGGGTGAAACAAACAAAGCTTGCGCCCGTCACATCTTTGACTGTGATCGCTTCGGGTTCAAATTGCTCTGAAGGCGGTCTAATCGGTGTCTGTGAGCCTTCTTCGGCGACGGTTGGCATTGATTGCATTAACAACACTACCAGCGTCAGAAGCGCTGTCAATCGTCTCATGTTCGTCCTCATTTTGTTTCATCCCATCCACGCGCCCTTTTTTAAGGTCTGCACGTCGCTCTTTCAGTTTTTTAATCTTTTTGTCGTTGCGCTCAACAGCTTCGACGGTTTTTTTCACGTCTTCTTTGTATTCGTCTTCTAGCGCGTCTGTAACGGCTTGTAACGGTCCCGATTTTGGGCCATGGCTCGGGCTAGTCAACCGCGCCAAAACCCACCAGATCGCCGCCAGAACCACACCAAGAACAATGAAAACAAAAAGTATCACCCTCAACCATTTTGGTTTCGCTTTGTACCACTCGATTACCGCTTTTGGTTCAAAACTCATTTTGCGCCGCCGCTCTTTTTTGGTTTGATTCCGATCAAAGATCCAAACTTTTGGCGGATAGCCGATGGGATCGCTTTACGACAAAGATGTGCTGTAAGAGCGGCAACAAGACCAAACATGACCGGCGTTTCAGTTTTAATCGCCGGAACAAATGCGCCGCCGATACAAACCGCAACCAAAACATAAGTTCCCAAGTTTTTCCAAAACCAAGTCGAGTTTAGTTTTTTCTTTTTGCTGATTGGAATCAAACCGATAAATGTCATAACCGCTGTTGCACTTAACACCAAACCGATAAACGATTTTACATCAATTCCCCAAGCTTCCATTTTTTACCCTTTCGTTATTGCGCCGCGCCTTTCCCCTTCAGTTTCAAGCAATAGACGTGTGTTTTCATCAATTCGGCCGCCCATTTGTGACAACAAGTCTTGTGTTCGTCTGAGATCTTCAGAAAGTCTTTGGACTTCGGTTTTTAGTTGAGATTGTTTTTCTCTTTGTCCGCGCAAATTGTTTGCGATCCTCGCTTCGATACCGGTCAAAGTTACTTCACCTTTTAAAACCGAGACTATATATTGATCTGGCGTTTGTTGTTCTGTTGACTTGTCTGGGGTATCATCAACGACCAAAGAGGGTTTTTTCGTTTTTGATCTGCTGCTCATTTCTTAACCTTTCGTTTAAACGCGTTTTGCGTCGAACAGTGGTTATTTAGAGTTTTTCTTTTGTGGCAATTGCCGCCTTTGCATCTTGCCAAAGTTCGGCCGCCGTTTTTGTGAAGTCGACATTTTTGAACTTCAGCGGTTCGGATCGTTCCCTCATGTCGCCGTCTTCGATCTTGTATTCGGCCCACAATTTTGTCAAACCAGCCGAAATACCCGATGCAACTAAACGAAGAGTCCCAATTTCGCGTGCCATTTTCACAGCTCCTTTCTAAGCCACACCTTCGGCTTGTTTGATTTCAACTAACGCAGCGGCGAAAATATCCGCAACCGGTTGGTTTGGATCGAGATCGTCAATCTCGAAGATTTGTTGTTTCTTTTCGGCCTTGCCCGCTTTCACAATATAAGACACAAAAGCCTTATCTGGAAACGAATTTTCCGGCTCACCGGAAAGAAACAAAGTCGTGTTTTTGAGCTTTTTCTGTGCCATTTTTTAATCTCCTTTTCGGCTTTGTTATAGCTCATTTAAACATACGGTTTTTACACCACCAATGATAGATATTTTTATACTATTTTGTCTTAAAAGTTTCAACCACATTTTATCAGGTGGGCTGAATTCACCCATATAAGGAATTGGGTAAACCTCCAAAGTTCTTACTCTGATAAGACAACAAGAAAAATCTTCGTTTTTTGTTAAAACTACTTCGGAATCAACTTCGACCATTTTTTGAAATTCTATTGGTGTTAAAACAACCCCTTCACCTAAAATAAATAACCGATCGAAATTGTTTGTTTTTGCGTGTTTGATTGCTCTTTGTAAACCTCCGATTTTTTCTTTTAAAGGTTCTTCAGCCCCTTTAGAAACCCCGATCGAAAAAACTTCAGACTCTTTTAACGATCTAACCAAAATGTCAATTGCGTCAGAATACCTTCCAAAGTATTTTGTGTTTTCAGGGTCCCAAAAATTTACAATTAGAAGTTTCATTTGTTAAATTGGCATAGTTACCGCTTCTAGTTGAGCAATTCTTCCTAGCGCCTTTTTATGTTCTTTGTGAAGTTGTTTTATCGCACCGAGCAAAAACGTAATTGAGTCACCCGCGTGCAAAAAGTGATCGCCCTTTGTTGGGTCTTTCGTTCCCAACATCGGCCAAGGTATTGTATTTGGATCGGCCTTTTTTACAATTTTCGTTTTGCCATTTTTGACAATTGTGACAGTTTCGTCTGTTGGGGCATATTTTGAAATCAACCTTAAGTCATCCACATCATCAAAAGTCGTAAACGTTGTTTTGTAATACAGGTTATTAGTATAAACGTTTTCCCAATAATAAGTATCATCTCCTAAACTATAAGAATCTGTTATTTTTGGAAACATTGAAGAAGCCATACCACCACTTCCAGGAGTAGTGTTGATTAGAATCTCACCAACGGAAAGTTGACCCGAAACCCTTATATAATCCCAAGAATACGATATACTCCCTAGATCGTAAAAATTTGTATCTTCTGGTAAAACATCAGAACCAACACCAAACCCTGTCCCACCTGTTGCGTCTAAAACGAGTTTATCTATATTAGCGATTCCCCCTACCCAAAGATCGTCCCATGGGAATGAAAACGAACCCAAATCATAAGTATTATCCGCTTCCGGCAAAACATCAGAACCAACACCAAACCCCGTTCCACCTGTTGTGTCCAAAACAAGTTTATCGATATTAGCGATTCCAGTTACCCAAAGATTTTCCCATTCATAGGAAAAGGAACCCAAATCAGAACCGCCGTTTGCCACCGGTTCGAAATCAGTTGTACAACCGCTATCCAGACCAGTATTTATATCCAAAACATCTAAATAGAGAATATCCCAATTATAACTTGAATCGCCAAGGGTCAAATCCAAAGCGCCCGGTCTAAAGTCAGAAATACAACCAATACCAGATGAACCGCCATCGAGATCTAAAATCCTCGCATCAACTATTTTTGCTTCGATTTCATCCCAACGATAAGAACTATCTCCAAGAGTCCAATGATCCGTTTGTCCAGGTTGACAATCGGAATCAATACCATTAGGACCACCACCACCAGAAGCGAGATAAAGAACTTTGATATGGCCTTCATTCCAACGATAAGGAATTGAACCAAAATTACGCGTATCGTCTGCATTTGGCAAAAGGCCGGTTTCAACCCCGGTTGTTGTAGAACCGGAATCGTCAACTTTTAAAATGTTAAACGCCCCGCGTCTAGATTCAACATTAGCCCAACGTGCTGTTAAAACACCAAGGTTGAAAGTGTTGTCTGTTGTTGGATCTAAAGTGCTATGAACCCCTGCAACTGGTGTAGGATCATTATAAGTCAATTCTAAACGATTATCGATAAAAACAACACCAACATGAAGATTATCCCATAAATAAGATGAATTGCCTAAATCTACCGATCTACCTACGGTTGGTACAAAGTCAGTAACACAACCTTCGCCCGACGTTGCAAGAAGTGAAAATAATTCGAAATAACCATCAATGGCGTTTACATCATTCCAACGGTAAGTTGGAATTCCAAGATCCCACATATCGGTTGTTTCTGGTACAAGTCCACTCCTGACTCCGGCCCCGGTTCCAGAATCATCAATCGTTAAATTGTCAATATCAGCCCAAACGCTATAAAGCTCACCAAACCAATAAGTACTATCTCCAATAGCCCAAGCGTTATGTGCACTCGGTTCGATATGTGACATAACCCCGCCGCCCGGTGCAGTTCCGTTTAATACAAAATCGTTACATTCGACTTTGCCGCCAAACCAACCATCAGCCCATTTTTTACCAGTTGCCCCTATATCCTGCGCGTTGTCCGAAACGGGCAGAAAGTCACCACTCATCAAAAAGTCAACCGTATGGATTTCAGACCATTGGTGTGTTGCCCTTCCTAATTTGTATGTTGCATCAACTTTGGGCCAAAAATCTTGATCTAAACCGTATATCAAAATATCAGTCCAGTTGTGGTCGATAACTTTTTGATCGTCGTAATTAAACAAGCTTGGTGTACCAGCGTTCCCCGTTATATAACCAACATAACAATACCCCGCTTGAGTTCTTAAATCGGTATAGCGTTTAACTGTTGGACCTGGACAAAAAACTGTGTAAACATCTTCTTCTGGGTTAATGGTACCTTGACCTAAATCGCCAGTTGTCTGAATATAATTTTGCCCCCCACTATAGAAAACTACGCATTGTTCAATCGCAATCGATTCATTTATTGCGCCAGAAGCAGGAATCGTTTTATAAACCAAAACAATGCGCCCCGTATTATCAACCCCGGTTTCTAACACACTATCAACACGAAAATCGATCGTCCCATCACCATTATCTGTAACACTATTTGGGTTAGCCGATTCCCCAATTTCATCCCTAAATGAAACATATTCTGGCTGTCCATGATCTGGGTTTATTTG